GTATTATTACTCCAACTAGATTTATGTCCATTGACTATCTTTATAACTTTGTATACAATAATGTAGAAGTTGAAGGAAAGTCTTTTAAATTACAAGAAGTTCTTATAGATAATTTAGAACCAGAAACACCATTAGGAGGTAATTTTGGATGATATTTAAAGTAAGTACATTGGGATATATTGTGGACTGGGATAAAGCTTCTTCGAAAGAGAAGGATGCTATGATGAGAGCTCTTGAAAGGGTTAGAACAGCTTACATATTTGAAACCCGAAGAATAATAAAGAATTCAGAGGATGCTAAAGATTGTAGTTCTCAAGTACAAGAATTAATGCCTTTTATAGGACACAAATGTAAATCGCATGATATAGTAGGTGTGTTTAAAGGCGTAGAAGAAACTTGGGAGGACTACTATTATATTATAGAATTAGAAGATGGTAAAGTATCATATAATACAATGGTAGATACTATTGAATTTATTGATTAACAATTATTAACTAATAAGTAATTAAATATTATATATCATAGGAACATGAATAATGTATTTTTTAAGAATGGGTTTCTTACATCAACAGAAGCCCAAAATATTTGTAATGTAGCTAACGAAGTTATTGCAGGATTGACAGATTCACTAAATACTGTTCAATTTTATAATACTACAATAACTAGTATTGTATCTTCTGATAATGCAGTAAATGCTGGAAAAGGTACTACAGATACTTCATGGATTCAAGATGCTATAATTAAGATAGGACAATATAATTCATTAATTGCTTGGCTTAAAGAAGCTATTAAGAATAAGGAGGAAGCTCTTGGTGAATTATCAAGTACACGTATTCAAGATTGGTCAGAATATAAAGATTATCCCACTCCTAAATCACCAAGTAAAAAAGCTACGGTAACTAAAGATGATGTAATTAAAAATTTAGATGCAATTAAATTAAATAAGTATTTTACTTTGCAATCTAGAGCTGCCGCTATTGGTAAATTTATACATGAAACAGGCTCTGTATCTAGAGCTAAGGTAATGTTAAATAAAGTAATTGCTGAACCAAATAAGATTAGTGGAGCCGGTAGAGATACTGTAGTATATAGATATACACCTTCTGTTGAAGTCGTTGAAGTTAATGGTATGTTCTTGTCTTTAATGTCTGAACATAGAAATTTAAATGCTCAACTTAATAATATTAAAGCTGATGCTATTGAAGAAGCAAATAAACAGAATATAGCTAATGAGCAAGAGTATCAGAAGGCTAGAACTGCTTATTCTAAAGAATATAATGATTGGCTTGACAAAATTGAAGATTTGCAGTCAAGATTCAATCAATATATAATTACTGAGAAAGAAAAGATTAGTAAACTTAAAATTAATGTTCCGGATTCTTTGATGGAAACATATAAGTCTATTAAGGCTTTACTCGCTGAGTAATTAATAAGAATAGATTAAGGATTAGCATTAAATATATTACAGGAAAATAATATAATTTATTGCGGGATTGTCGCAATACCACATATTAGGTATATTTAATGGTCGTTTCCACACATATTTTTATTTTTAAGTATCACCTAAAACATAATCGGGTTAAAAGCATTATGTGGTGTTACTTGGTCTAAGTCTAAGTCTAAGTCGTGGGAACGAGTCTAAAGCTAAGACACATTCTAAGTCTGTGCGGCTAATCCTTATGATATTCTTTAGTTTGTCCTATGTTTCTTTAAACTGTAGGTGCTTCTATAATTAAGATTATAGTGACTTTTAATTCCTATACTTTTCAAGATGAGAAATCGGGAGGTTGATTTCCTACAATCGAGGGGTGGAGAAACTCTCCACCCTTTATTATTTATTTAATTTATTTAATTATGAAGAAATTATTTATTTTTGCTTTCGCAATCATTGCCCTCTGTTCAAGTTGTGGTAATGGTTGTTCTAGGACAACAGACAGTGTAGATTCTACATCTGTCGATACTTGTGATACAGTAGATTCTGCTAAAGTTGATACTGTAAATTCTGTAGATAGCACATCGTTTTCTATGGTGTGTCCTGATTAAGCTACTCTGAAAGGGGTAGCTCTTTTTATTTATTTATGTTAAAACCAAAAGTAATTAATTCGGAAGATGCCTACAGAGGTAGCTTAGAGGATCAAAAAATGGATATTCTGAGTAATTTTCGTTTTGAGCAAGTAGCTATGATTATGGCTTCTCCATGTTTGCCTATCTATAAGAATGAAGAAGAGGACAAACCAGAAATTATTGGATATGAACCTTGGAAAATACTTACAGAGCATGAACTCAGAGTACCCAGTGTTTACGATTTATATTGCTGTGCAGAAAGATTACTTAATGATGTAATTAAAGAAGTACATAAAAACCCTAAAAGTAATTATCAGGGTATAGCCTCGGGTCCATTTAAAGTAACTTATTTATATGGTAATTTAACTCTTGACTTCGTAGTAGAATCATGGGGAAATTATTAACCATATATACAGATGGAGCTTGTCAAGTGTCTACAGGTAATGGAGGTGTTGGAGTTGTATTTATTAAAGATAATGAAGTAATTTATCAATTTAATAAACACTTCAAAAATGTAACTAATAATAAAATGGAAATAATGGCTGTTATTTATGCTCTGCATGCCATTAGTACAAACTTTGATTCCATTACTGTAGTATCTGATTCACAATACGTTTTAGGATGTATAAATAAGGGATGGAAACGCAAGAAGAACCAGAATTATTGGCAGCTATTTGATAAAGTATATAATATAGCTAAAGAGTTTTGTTCAGATATAAAATTTGAATGGACAAAGGGACATAACATAGATGAATATAATAATCTAGCAGATAGATTGGCTGTGGAAGCTAGTCATTTTGCAGATTAGTTAGATTACAATTAAATATTCTAATTAATTTGAAAATGAAAGCAAAGCATAAGCGTGAGTGGTTACAGATGAAGCAGAATTGGTGGTCAAAATTACCAGCTTCAGTACAGAAGGCAACAACTAAACCAGGTTCAGTAAAAACACGATGATTATCTTAATTATTGTTTTAGTATGTCTTATATTATTAAATCCTTATATAGACATACAACAAGATAAGATAATTATTTGGTATAATTGGTTTACCGAAAGAAAACATTATATTTTATGGAAACCCCAAAATTCTTGAGAAAGTATAAATTGGTTTTTAAAGTTATTAAATATGTCATTGGTTTTATAGCTATGATGTATTTAATAAGTATGTGTACTTACTTAATTAGCAGTGAGAGTACATTTTGTTGCATTATGGGTATGTTAATATTAGCAACTATGGCTGTGTTAGTAGTTACCTTAGTTGTTGAAAGTGTTGATAAATTAAAAAGTTTATTTAAATGAGAAAAGTCTTTTTATTTGCGAGTGCTTTAATGTTGTCATTAAGTTTCACTAGTTGTGAACGTATCGATGCTGGTTGTGAAGGTATCTTAGTTAATCTCTATGGCTCTGAAAGAGGTGTAGATGATGTATCTATGGTGACTGGACGAGTATTCTATAATCCGGCTACTCAGGAAGTATATGAGTATCCTACCTATGTACAGACTATTGACTATGAGCCATTTACAATTAATGCTAAGGATGGTTCTGAATTTAAAGTTGATCCAAATGTCAATCTTAAAGTTAAGGATGGTGCTGCTCCAAAGGTATTTCGTAAATATCGCAAAGAATTAACTGATGTGATTAATGGTCCTGTATTTAAGTATGTAAAGGATGCTTGTCGTATTGAGATTAATAAATTTACTACAGACCAGATTGTGTCAAATCGTGAAGCTGTAGAACAGGCAATTGAGAAGCGTCTTTCTAAACTTCTTGACAAGGAAGGATTTGTACTTGACCAGTTTACTAGTGGTTTGCAATATCCTAAGACTATTGTAGAAGCTGTAGATGCTAAGAACAGAGCTATTCAGTTAGCACAGAAAGCAGCTAATGAAGTACAAGTAGCTGAGGCAGAAGCAAAGAAGAAGATTGTAGTAGCCGAAGCAGAGGCTAAGGCTAATGCCATTGTAAATGCTTCTCTTACACCATTGCTTGTTAAGAAGCAGTGGATTGAAAAATGGTCTGGACACCTTCCTAAGGTTACAGGTAACTCATCAACATTAGTAGGACTTGATAAATAATTTGTTATGTTTGGTTTATTTATATTCTGTTTAGTTGTGGCAGCTATTGAATTTATGCTTGTCATAGATTTAAAGCCTAAGATAGGCATACCTCTTTATGCATTTATAATAGCATTATTACTGTTATTTGTTCCTGTACTTAACATCATAGAAGTAATAGTATTTGGCGTATTATTAACTATTTGGTGTCATGATGGGCTGAGCCTTGCAGGTTCTAATCCAGTTTCTAAATTCTTTAAAATGCTTAATCGCGATATTTAAATGATAATTCAAGGTAATTTTTATCGAATTGAACCAATAAATGATACTTCTCCACTATGGGATTTATATTTGCTTAGAAAAGTGAATAGTAAAACTAATCCTAGAGAAGAATTTCAATTAGAGGGCTATGGTATGCCTTTAGATTCTGCTATTGGTAGAATAATTAGATATGCTATTAATAGCAAATATGGAAAAGATGAGATTACGACCTTGAAAGAATATTTAAATGTTTTCAAGCAAATTCAAGAGGAGATCTATAAAGAAGTCGGAAGATAATTATTCGGACCTATTTAATAAAATAAATAGTTTGTGTGATTGTTTAAATACAATATATCATACAAACTATGGTGGTTGTTGTTATGTAGCCTATGTAATAGCAGAAATACTTGAAAGAGAAGATATTCCATTTGAAGTATTAGTTTCAGAACCTCGTTATGAAGATGATGGTTATCCTGATGATTTTGAAGATTTAGATGATTCAGTATATCATATATGTCTGGAGGCTAAACCTATTAAAGATACGTATAGGATAAATGTAGGTACATATAGTGAGGAAGAATATTTTCATTATAATAATATTACTTCACAAGATATATACAACTTCTATACCAATAATGTTTGGAACTCTTTTTACGAAATTGCTAAAAATAAGTTTATTAAGTATATAATTAATTTAATATATGACAACTTCAGTAGCGATTTACGAGAAGGACGGTCAAATAGTTCAAACACATAGTTCTTTTATTTATGAAGATTCTATCTATAAAGTATTTAAAGGTGGAGTTTCTTTATTTGAGGAAAAACAATATAGTACTAATAAACCTTTAAAACTTAAAAAGAAAGACTTCATAAATAGGAAGAAAAAAGCAGATGAGTATTTTATTAGATTTCTAACTCTGGAATTTGCTCCAGAATCCTACTTAATTAAAGAGGGTTATACACTAATTAATAGTAAATGAAAATGAAGAAGGAAATTGCTAGTTATAAGCTTGGTCAGTTTGTTGATTTTAAGGGTGTTGAAAGATTAATAGTTGCTTGTGCTGTAAGTATGCCAGTAAAGGAGGGTCTTACTGCAACTTGGGATATTCCAGGTGTTGAGGATTCTTTCGAGATTGTACGAGCCATATCTATCGGCATTGCAGTATATAATCCGGAAGATGAGTTCAATCTCACTTTTGGTAAAGAACAAGCTTATAAGAAGGCTCTTGCAGGAGATCCTTGTTGGTTTGTTGGTAAAGGCGGTGTAATTACTAAAGAGTGTATTGATGCACTCCTGACAGAGAAAATTAATCACTTTATTAAGAATCCTGAGATAGTCATTAAGGATTATAATGCTAACAAGGCTAAATATGAGCAGATTCAGAAAGAGAAAGAGTACATTCAGAATGCTTCTCCTGCAGAACAAGCAGTCTTAACTTTAATGTCTAGAGGGGTGGATGTGCAGGGAGTTATTGATAAAACAAAGACCCTAGTAGATGCAGTTGAGAACGGTTCTAGCCTGGTTGATTAAACTATTTATAATTGTAGGAATCATATTTATAATTGCACGTATAGAACAATTAAATAATAATATACAGAGTATCCCTTCTAATAAAGAAATAATTAGAGATTCTTTAGTTAGGGATACTCTAAATCACACTAAGGATTCCTTAACAATTAAAATAGTAAAAATAAGAGAGACGTATGAAGATAAGAAAGCTATTATTATGTCTAATGATACTTCTGCCGACATACAGTTTTTCACAAACTACATCAACCATTACAATAACTCCGGAACAACTGAAAACAACTAATCTTATATTTCTAGAGCATGAGAAATATACAAAAGAAGTTCCATTATTAAATAAGAAGATTGAAACACTAGAAAAGATAAATAAATCTTGGTTACATACTGATTCTATAAGAAGAATTAATGAAAAGCAATATAATACTATTATTAAAAAGGATAGTATTAAAATAACACAATTACAAAGTTCACGCAAAAAATATAAAGTTGTAACTAAGATTAGTATAATATTAAATATCATTCTTGCATGCCTATTGGTAAAGTAAACTATAAAGATCCAAATGGATTAACTTATAAACATCCAGAAAGAAGTTGTAAAAGATGTTTAAAATATCCATGTATAGCTAATATGGATAAGTTATATAGTGATTTTGCTAAATATGGATGTAAGCACTTTGATGATATGAATGTGTTTCATTAATGGAGCAAATAACAATTCATGCTAAGCTAGTTGCGGAACAAATAGATGGAATGGGATATACTAATTATGTATTTGAAGATTTGAATCCTAAGGATAAGGACTTTAGATATATAATGTGTGTCCGATTTCCTAATTGGGAGCAGAAAAGTATCGAAATTGATGAAATTGGATATTTAAATATAAGATATGTAGAAGGAGGAAAAGATACATGGTTTGATGGTCAGAACCTAATACCTTATAAATATACTAATGTCATATTCCTCAAGTTTATTGAGGATAAACCTAAAGTTGATATAAGTGAAATTATTTTAGATTAAATTTATATTGTAGATTATTAATTATTAGATTACTATGAAACATTATTTGAATTTAATTATATGACAGTATTAGGAGATAAGCTTCAGGCAGCTATGAGTAAAAAGGCAAGTGATATTACTACTTATGTATGGAAAGGTCCAAAGGTTAATGGAGAGCAGCAAGAAATCTTAATGATTGATGCTTCCTTTGATCAGCTTAAGCAGTGGTATCGTCATTGTCAGCAAATGCTTTATAATGAGGATTCTAAAAATCCAGGAAGAGTTACCTTACTTGAGATTGTACAGGATCAAATTAGTCGTTGTAGAGCAGAACTTCTTGTAAGATGGCTCATGTCTGAGAAGCAGTATTCTAACACAAGATGTTTAGAAGATTTACGAAAGTTAATTAGTAACAATAAAGATACACTAACCCCAGAGGCTATTAAATCATTCCCTATTAGTAAGGTAATGGATGGTCTTCCTATCGATTATCAGCAGGTACCTGTTAAATTGGTAATGGATGCTTGTCTTGACCTTTTGGGAATTTTTGATAATAGCCATATCACACTTAACTTTATTCTTAAAATGGGTCTGTGGTTTACTCCACGTGAGATGCAAAAGGATTTGTATCGTAAAGACCCTGAGACTGGTAAGGCTAGAAATCGTCTTGATGTAGTTAAGGAAGAACTTAGGATTAGTTTGAGACCTAATCAGTATTTACGTATTTGTGACACTGGTTTGTCTTATACTGAGTTTAAGGCAATCTATATGCTGCAGAGAGATAAATATTCTAACTTAACTAGTGAGCAGCTTAAGTTACTTTCTAATAAAATTCTGTATCGTTTTCAGATTCAGTGTGAAGAGCAGGCTAAGCAATGGCTTACTAAGATTGATGAAATTAATAAAGTTGCTGCAGATAAAGGTTGGGATGTAACACGTGCTGACTTGTAATAAGTTAGCATACTAGTGAAAATATTGTCATAAGTGCCAGTAATGCACGATTTATTTGAGCCTGTTTCTCGGGATGAAAGGCAGGCTCAAGCACTTAAAGCTTGGATTAAAGCTAAAGGACACGGGACTATTGTAGGATGCACTGGATTTGGTAAGACTAGAGTGGCTTTAAATGCAATAACTAAATTACGATCAAAATATCCTGCAATGTCAGTACTAGTAGTAGTACCTTTTGATAATTTAAGAGAACAATGGTCTAAAGAACTTGATGAGAGAGGTTTAGGATTTAATACTGATGTAAGAGTAATGATGGGAGCATCTAAAAAGGAATGGTCTTGTGATTTACTAATTATTGATGAAGCCCATAAAATCAATAGTGAAGTTCTTAGTAATGTTCTTACAAATACTAAGTTTAAATTGATACTTGGTTTAACTGCTACTTTTGAAAGACTGGATGGAAGACATGAAATTTTAGCTAAATATGCTCCAGTTGTAGACACTATAACTATGGAAGATGCCCTCTTTAATGGGTGGGTAGCTAAATATAAAGACTATGTAGTTGTCATTGATGTTCCTGATATTGATGTTTATCAGAAATATAATAAAGAATTTAATGAACACTTTGAATTCTTTCAATGGGACTTCAACAAGGTTATGTCTATGACAGGTAAAAATGGTTTTACTAATAGATGGCAATATTGTAAGGATACCTATCCTGATGATTATGCTATGCAAAAGGACTATTTAAAATCTGTCACATTTCATGCTATGGGTTTTATGAAAACTATGCAGTCTAGAAAGAAGTTTGTACAAAATCATCCTGAAAAAATAAGAATAGCTAAAGAGATAATTAAGTATAGAAGTGATAAGAAGATTGTTACTTTTAATGCTAATACCGCTATGGCTGAAGCTTATAAAGAGGGATATGTTTATACTGGTAAAGAAGGTAAAAAGAAGAATAGAATAACACTAGAAGAGTTTTCTAAAATGCCAAGCGGAGTATTAAACAGCTGTAAGATGGCAATTGAAGGCTTAAATGTACCTGATTTATCAGTAGGTATACAAACTGGCATAGATAGTAGTAAAACTAAAGCTGTACAGTCTCTTGGAAGAGTAGTACGATTAGCAAAGGGTAAACTAGGTGCTGAATTTTTTACATTAGTAATTAATGATACTGTAGAAACTAAATGGATGCAAAATGCCAAGAAGGATTCTCAGATTGAAATTATTGATGTAGAAAATTTAATGCATGTTCTTAAAGGCGAACCATACGAGCTTTATAAAAGAAAGATTAAGAATTTTACATTTAGGTTTTAAGACATTAGAAATGGAAATGTATTATACAAAGAAAGAGTACAATTCAATGAAGAGTGCTCTTTTACGTGAAAATAAGTCCTTGAAGAAGCAAATTTCAAAATTGCAAAAGAAAATAGAGGATTTGGAATATGCACATGAGGTTGTTTTTGAACCTGACTTCGAAATGAATCCAGTGGCTGAAGAAACCGCTGAATAGATAAGTCTATAATATTCACGTAACTAGACTCTAAAGCTATAACAAGTATTACAAGTCTAGTGTTAACTATCTAAATATGTTAATTATACGTGAAGAATTTAGAACTTAAACAGCAACTTGTATTTTGTGAAAAATATAAAATTGATGCAAATCAATTATTGTTGCTAGAAATTATTCTCATCGCTCAAGAGGGTGACGATGCAGAACTTGTCCAGCTTTATTTTCAATCAGAGGCAAAGGGAAGCCTATTGGAACAATTAATTAGATTACAAGAAGTAGGAGTAATATTAAAGTCTTATAAGTTGCCTAAGAAAGGTGAACGATTAGATTTATTTAGTATTCCTATTAATAGAAATCTTGTAAAAGACTTTTATAAGTGTTCTTTTGAATTAGGTAAAGAATTATTTGAAGAATATCCTCAATTCGGTTTTATCAATGGGAATCCAGTTGGTATACGTAGTGTTTCTAAGAAGTTTGATAGTCTAGAAGACTTTTATCGCTTCTATGGAAAGACTATTAGGTGGAAACAGGAAACTCATGACCATATTATTGAATTAGTTAAATGGGCTCGAGAGAATAATATTCTCTGTGTAAGTCTGTGTAACTTTGTAATAGATCATAGATGGGATGAATTAGAAGCTCTTCGTAATGGAGATTTAGCTAATACTAATTTTGATGCCATTAAGGTTGTATAATTAAATATTATGGCAGAGAAAATTAGTGGTTTAGAGGAGTTCTTTCAATTAGTTAAAGAAGGAAGAGAAGGACACAATATAGGACTTAGCACAGGTTCACCTAAGTTAGATTTATATACTGATGGAGTTCTTCCAGGTACCTCTTATTTAATAGGAGGTGCTTCAGGCAGTGGTAAATCTACCTGGGCTCTTTGGACTTATGTATATCAACCATTAATGCATTATTTAAATGGGGATAGTCCAGAGCGTGATCCTAGATGGTTATTATTCTCACTAGAGATGACTCGTAGTCAAGTATATGCTAAATTAGTTAGTATGTACATATTTGACAATTATGGAGTTGAATTGCGATTTAAGCAGATATTCTCTAGAGGAAAGGACTGTGTATTATCTGATGAAGAATATGAACTCCTAACTAAGAGTACTGACTTTATTAGAATTCTTGATGAAAGATTATCTTTTTATGAGGGTAGTCTTACAGAGGCAGTCTATTTAAAGGAAGTAAATGAGGAATTATTGAAATGGGGTAAATTTGAGAATGGCAAATACATTCCAAATAATCCTAACATGTTCCTTGGTATTATGATTGACCATATGACCTTGGTAAAGGCAAGTGGTGGTCGAACTAAGAAAGATGAAATTGATGCAATTTCTAGAGATTCTGTTCAAATCAGAAATAATACTAAAATTGTATCTCCTATAATGATTTCTCAGTTTAATAGAAATGCTAATGGTCAAGAGAGAATGAAACAAGGTCTACAAGACCCATCTATGGAAGACTATAAAGACAGTGGATCATTACTTGAGGATTCACAAGTAGCTATAGGTTTATTTAGTCCACATAAATATAAATTATCTACTTATAAGAAATATAATATCAAGATACTGGAGCAGTGTTTTATTGGTGTATTTATCTTAAAGAGTAGATTTGGTTCTTCTGACTTAATGATTCCTACTGGTTTTTATGGTGATTGTAGTCATTATGCAGATTTACCTAAACCTGAGAATATATTTGACTGGGAGAAATATACTAGTCCTAATTATTTATTAGAAGATGGTGTTCAGCAATTAAATGTTGAACTTAATAATATAGATGAGCCAAAAGAAATAGATAATAATTCAAATCTTTCATTTATATTATAAAAATATGTCGAATTTAGTGTGTTTAGCAGGCCTTTCAAATTCCGGAAAATCAACTAGTCTCCGTACTCTTGACCCAGAGTCTACATTCATTATAAGCTGTACTAATAAACAACTTCAAATTCCAGGATTTCGCAAGAAGTATCCTAAAGTGGCTATCAAGGATAAGAAGCTTATTGGCAATTGGTATGTTCAGAATAATTATACTAAAATTGAGAATGTATTACATATGATTTCTGATTCTAGGCAAGATATAAAGGTAATAGTTCTTGATGATTTGAATTATTTACTCTCAAATGAGACTTTTGAGAACGCTAGTATCAAGGGCTATGATAAATTCGTAACTATGGCGAAGAATTACTATGATTTGTTAGCAGAGTGTCAACTTCTTAGAGATGATTTAACCATTGTAGTTATTTCTCATATAGAGAATTTTGGTACTGAACTAGATCCACAGTATAGATTGTGGACCACGGGCAAAATGTTGATAAATCAGATAAATCTTGATGGTTTGTTCTCATATATTATTTATTCTGAGCGTTATGTGGATGATGTAGATGGGGAAGTACATTATCGTTTTAAGACTAGAACAGATGGTAATGATACTTGTAGAAGTGTGGCAGGCTGTTTCGATGAAAAATATATTGAGCCTGATATGAAACTAGTTATAGATACTATCAATGCATTTGAAAACGAAGATTAAGACTATTTAACTAACTAATTAACTAATTATTGAATATATGAAGCTGGATATTGTAATGCACTATTCTGTTGATGAGGCAACAGGAGAAATCACTTTTATTGGTAAAGATGAGATTAAGGTAGACACTGCTAAGAAAACTTCTACCTCTAGAAAGAGTTCTACTAAGAAAGACGAAAACCCTGAGCCTATTGTAACACTTGATTCTACTAAATTAACGCTTACCCAAGGAGCAGTTGATTTATTACAAGTCTGTGAAGACTGTCGTATAGACATCAAGTATGACAAGAAAGGCAAACAGCTGCTTCCAAAGATTGGAACAGATGCTGCTTTTAAATCTAAGGGAGGTAATTTACTTTCAGGTAAGAATACTGTACGATATGGAGGTGCTAATAATAAGAAGTTAGCAGGATATGGTACTACCTTTAAAATGGAACCAACTGAAGATGAGGGTATTTATTGGCTTGTAGGAGACAAAATGCCTGAAGAACAAGAGGTTCCAAAAGAGTTAGTTAATATTGAAGACGAGCTTGATATAACTAACTTGGATGCTATAGAAGAGGAATCTACAGACCTATCTGGTCTGAGTTATACTCTCTAATAAATAGAGTTAATTAAATATATTAGATAACAATTAATTTATTAGATTATGATTACTTAAATTTTGAAAATTATATAATATATGTCATTTAATTTTGCTATTTCATCTGATTCTGCAGTTCGTAACAGTCGTCGACCACTCGCACCATGGGAAATCCATGATGTAAAGTTTAAGGGAGCTGAAATTCGTGAGTTTAACGGTAAGAAAGACCCTAATGCTCATTATAAGTTGCTCTCCATTAAATATGAAAATGAGGATGGCTACTTTAGTGTAGATTTGTTCTTCCCTAAAGATGGTGATGACGTACGACCAGAATTTGATGGTGCTAATGGTGGTAAAGTTCAGATGGCTTCCTCATTTGAGACCACTATGGCAATAGTAAAACAGACTGCACAGATTCTTAACCCTAAAGGTTTTGAACAGATGCAAAAGCTGAGTGTTAAATTTAAGAGCTTTGATGATGTTGCAAAGACTTTCATTAAAGTAACTACACCAGCTATTGATACAGATATTAAAATTAAATTGACAGGTAAGAATCGTGACGGTAAGGTAGTTGCTCAGATTCCACGTATCTTGGCTTTGAATAAGGAGGGAGAAGCATTTATTTGTGACAATTATATTGGTCCAAAGCTCTTCTGGTCTGATTATGAGGCGGGTAAGCGTGATGAGTATTTGAAGTCAACTCCTACTGACCCAGATAAAGCTGTCGCAGATACAGCAGGAGTAGATGAAGCTCCTAAGGATGATTTGGATCTCGATAGCTTGCTTTAATTAAATAATTCTCTATGGACTTTAGTTTTGAACCTAAAGTTACTAGGGAGTTTCTTCTAAGTGAAAACAATGAGGAGACATATATGAGTTATTATCTAGGAATACCTGTAGATAAAGGCTTGTATGTGTCTCCTCTACGTTCTGACCATCATAAAACTTGTGGATTTTTTAGAGGTAAATCTGGCAGACTTTACTTTAAAGATTTTGCTACTGGGGAATGCTTTGCCTTTGAAAATGTTGTAATGAAAAAGTTTAATTGTAACTACCATGAGGCTTTGAGAATTATAGCTAAAGACTTTGGATTTATTAAGGGAGAATCTCCTATATCTAAACCCGTAGTTAAGCAAGCTGAATTTAAAGGAGACAAACAAACTTTCATTCAAATAGAGGCACAAGAATTTTCTGAAGAGGAACTAAAATGGTGGAATCAGTATGGTATAACTAAACCTATATTAAATAAGTATAGAATATTTAGTTGTAGAACAGTCTTTTTAAATGGTTCTATATTTAGTCAATCTACTTCAAAGTGTCCTAGTTATGGATATTATTTTGGAAAGAAAGAACATGTAGAACAGTGGAAAATATATTATCCGAAAAGGTCTGATTACAGATTTATAGGTAATATATCTACTAAAACTATTCAAGGTTATAGACAATTACCCAAAAATGGTAAGTTATTAGTAATAACTAAGAGTTTAAAAGATTGTGCTTGCTTATATGGTATGGGAATACCCGCATGTGCTCCACAAAGTGAAACTCAATTTATTTCTAATACTATCTTAGAAGATTTAAGGCAGAGATTTGATAAAATAGTACTTTTATTTGATTCAGATCTTACAGGAATACATTATACTAATGTACTGCGTAGAAAATATGATTTCTTAATTCCTTGTATTATACCTAGAAGGTATGGGGCTAAGGATATTAGTGATTTCTATAAGAAGTATGGGAGAAAGGGAACTATTAAATTTATTAAAGAATCTATTAAATATATAAAAGAATGGGAAAGACATAGCTAAATACTAGTGTAACAGTAAAATATAAGAATGGCGACACACAAACATTCCAAACAATAGAAGAAGCTTCCGAAGTAACTAAATTGACAATTAATTCAATTAAGTCTAGAGCTAATAAACCTGGCTCTGGGGCTAAATCTAAAGATGGAATGACATTTCAATGGGCAGATCCTGCTGTTAGGAGGAGTCTTACTGCTAAAAAGAGTAAGAAAAAGGGATCTAGCTTTGAACTTGATATTGTACATAAATTAAGGGAAATTGGATATCCTAATTGCATGACTAGCCGTAACAAAGATAAAACTTTAGACGCTAACAAAGTGGATATTTGTGATGAGGAAGTTCCTTGTTATATACAAGCTAAATATACTCAGAACATGCCTAATTATTTTACAATTAGAGATGCCTGTAGTTTAAAGGACAAGCCTTTTGTAATGTGTTGGAAGAAGGCAGGCAAAGATGGGGAGCAAAGTCCTGGTACAGTTGCCGTTATACCGATAGATTACTTTTACCAACTAATTAGTAAATTAAAATGAATACTTATTTGATTCCTTGGAGTGACCCAGGAGAGTGTGATATTCTCAAAATTACTGCAAATAGTTATGAAGACTGTGTAGACAAAGTAATTAAACATTATGCAGAAGAATTTGATTCAGATGCTTTAGCAGAGTGTACTGATTATGAAGAGTTTATGCAGTTGATATATGATAATCACGATATTTTCTTGGGAAGCATTCATGAAATTGAAGAATATGAATAACCTACGTATTGCACTAGATATAGATGATACCATTTTAAAGTGGTTTGAAGCTTATCAAAAACGTTTCCCTGGTGAACGTAATTTGGTGCAACATATAATTACCAGAAATGTACGTAAGTTACAATATGACAGAGAATTTTGGGAAAATCTAGAGTTACTAGAGCGTCCTAATTTTGAACCTCATATTTATTCAACTAAGCGTATAAATCAAAAGAGTTACACTCGTAATTCTTTAATTAAAAATGGTTTACCAATAAAACCTATTTATCAGACTTATAATCAAAATGGTAATAAAGCTGATAAAATAAAGGGAAGGTGTGATGTTCTTATAGATGATAGTTTATTTAATGTAACTAAAGCTATACAGAGTGGGTTACCTGCCCTTCTTATTGATAGACCACACAATCAAAATGTGGAGTGTGAATTTCGCGTTTACAATTTAGATTATGAAGAAATCCTAGATGCATATATGAATGAGTTAAATGTCTTAGGATGGCAAAATTAAGAGACTTAGTCAAACTTACTCCATTAATTGACACTCTTAAATTAGTTAAAATTGATGATGCGGAGTATTTCTCTTCTAAGTATGGAAGTTACATAAGTAATTCAAGATTAGGATTACTTAATCCATTTCAAGGAGGTTCAACAGATGCCTTCTTTGCTGGGTTCAAAGACGAAGGGTTTGTTTCTAGTTTAGTTATAGGTTCCGCAGTTCATTGTCTCTCTTTGCAGGGTGACCAGTTTGAACTTGCTCCTGCTCTAGGTAAACCTACTGCTAAATTGGGAGCTATGGCAGATGAACTTTATCCAGTATGGTTGCAACATCCCATTAGAACTTCTGATATTGAAGAAGCTTCAAGTAAGGTTAATTACTATAAAAATAAGCTTACTCCAGATATCATTAAAAGGGTAAATGAGCAATGTATTCCATATTGGAAAGCTAGAAAGAATGCGCAATTAAATAATACTAAAGAACTTATCTATTTAGATGATAAGAGTCGTGATACTGTATATAATTGTGTAGAAGCATTAACTAAGAATCCACAAATTCAAGAGTTACTTAATCCTTCAGGACTCTTAGACCCTCCTCTTTCTATGAATGAACAAGCATTTCTACTAGATATAGAAGCTGAATGTGCTAATGGTAAGAAAACCATACTACATTTAAAAGCTAAACTGGATAATTTTACTATTGATACAGAGCAAGACATTATTACTGTAAATGATGTTAAGACTATTAGTAAAGTAGTGTCTGCTATCGATGATAATATTAATAGGTATCACTATAGTAGAGAATTAGCTGAATATTTATATCTGTTAAATTTGTATGTAGCAAAGGAGTATAATATATCAAAACCTTCAATAAAGGCTAATTATTTAGTAGTATCTACCATTCCACAATACTATACTAAAGTTAGACCTGTAACCAATAAAGAAATACAGGAAGGTATGTATGAATTGGGAACTTTGTTACGTCATGTAGCATATCTAATTTGCTATAAAGGATATTCTCTTTAATGGAACTTAAAGATTTAGACTTTAATAAAACTCTAGCAATATATAAAAAATTCTTTAGTGTTCATTTTTTAAATAGTAACTTGGGTGATAAATTAGCTGTAATAGCCTTAACTTGTTATATAACTAATGAACTCAGGAAAAAAGACAAAGAAATCACTTGTTATGATGTTTTATTGAAAGTAGGGAAAGATTTCGGAAAAGAAGAAAAGGAAACCTTTCTGAAATCACTTGGTGCTATTTGTGAGGACTTTATGTACGGAGTTAAAGACTTTCCGGACTATGGAGTGTCCCTCAAAAATATGCCAAAACAGCTTAAAAAATTATTAGATTCTTATGTACCATTTTGATAATATTTTATCAAAAATTTGTACAATTATTTAGATTAACATTAATTAACACTATAATCCTTGGATAATTTCCTAAATGGATTATTGTTGTTTACATCAGTCAAGAAAACTGGTTTTAGATAAGTATTTCGTAGATGATATGAAAATGATTAATGTTTAATAAGGATTTAATAATTATGAGTACAAAGGTTTTGAATTTTAAGAGTGTAGCAGTATCAGCAGAGTCTAAGGATGTAGCAATCGCAAACATTGAAGAGCAGTATTTCCATATTAATGGTGATGCAACTCAGGCTTACAAGAACGCAAAGGCTAAGCATCAGGGTGTTTGGACAGAGCGTGATGACAAGGCATTTAAGTTGGATTATTTGGAGAAGAAAGGTAAGAGCTGCCCAGGTGCTGGTTACATTATTGTAGTAGAGGCTGCTATTGGTGACACTCGTGAGCGTCCATATAAGATTGAAGATGTAAAGAGCGAGGGTAAGAGAAAGTTTAAGTCAATGTACAAGTGGATTGACGCTGAAGGTAAGACAGTATGTCAGGTTGATACTAATAAGGCAGATGCTAAGAATGCAATCAAGGAACTCTATAAGAGTGGCGCATTTAGAGGTGATGCTAAGTTGGTAAAGACAAAGGATGTAGTAGAGGGTAATGCAGTTGTAGCTACAGCTAAGTATACTCCTTCTAAGAATACTAAGCCAGGTTCATACATTGCTTTTGGTATTGAGAATGCATAATCATATATTGGGTAACTAACATTATTGTTAGAATTAAGTAAGGTGATTGTCCGTGAGGATAGTCACCTTTTTTTCTTTAGATACATTAATAGCTAGATTACTTTAAATAATTAAGTAATTAAATTAAATGCAAGTAACTTTAGAGCAACTTTATTCAGGAAAAGCCACTAGAATTAAAGAAAAGGAGTATTTTACAACTAAGCAATATGTAATGCCATTTATAGATAGGATGTCTAAGTTTACAGATAAGTTTGAAATTCAGGTTAAGCCCGCAGATCAGATTAGTCTAACTAATGATGGTGAAGTTAATTTTGAAAATATTGTATATAATAGGGTGTGGGTAGAAGCACAACTTCCAGGAGAATATGCTTATGAAGGTCATACTCAGTCAGTTAGTCTTCTGTATGCTTTAGATACCCGTAAACCAGTGTATAAGATATTTCAAAATGCAGTACGTAGTGCTTGTTTAAATATGTGTGTATTCTCTCCAAATATGCTGCAAGTTAGGGAATTAGAGCCAGAAACAGCTATGGAATATACCTTTGTAAATCAAGTTATGGAAATGACTGATAATACAAAGGTGATGTTAGAGAATTTAGCTAATACATATATTAAGAGAAATGAACTCTATGACAATTTGGGACATTGGGTAGATAATTGTATTAGTAGCAAATTTAATTCGGGATTTGGTACTGTAAAGTTGGCAGAATCTACAGCTATTGATGCTTATAAAAAATTAGTAATTGACGAGAAGTCTGACTATTTTGTACCTAATAATGAGGATATTTGTATGTTCGATGCTTATCAGGCATTTACAGATATTATTACTCATGATAAGGGTAGAGATATAGTTAATAAATTTGAGAAGATTTATTTAGTTAAAGACATTTTAGGTATTAAGTAAAGAAATATTTGGAATTAGCTAAATAATAAAATATAATATAGATTCAGTAATAATTAGATGTTTATAAATAGATTATATTTTTAACGGCTTAATAGCTTATTTAAACATTTAACAATGAAAAAGGAAACCAGAAATCGTATTGAGAAAGTATTGAACTATGCTAAAGAGAATAATTGTAGTGTAAAAGCAGCTTGTATTGCAAAGAACTATAATTATAGTACTTTAATGAATACTATTAAATATACTCGTAGTATTGGTAAAGATGAAGATATTATTTCTCTATATGATTCTGTAAAAAAGCCTACAGGTAATTCTGTAGAGCATATTGATACTGATGAAAGAGCGGAGACTGAACAGATTCGTAATGAGGATGGCACAATAGTTAGTTATAGATTTAAAGTATTCCGTCGTGATAAGACTCCTGTGATAGGAGCCTTAACTAGAGATGAAATGAATCTTATCTATAGACTTTATTCTTATTATGGTTCTAGTCTCACACAGCGACAAGTAAGTAGACATTTTCCTGATTATTCTTTAGTTGATTTTAAGAGAATTTTACGGGCTTTTAATATAACTAAAGCTTCTAGTCCATTTGCTCCTCATGTAATTGAAGAGCATACGCCAGAAGAACTTCAGGAAATGCAACTTAGAGAGAAGGAGAATGACTTCTTAAAAGCTGTAGAAAAGAATGAGGTAAGAGACCTCAAACAACTAGTTATTAAACTCACTAAAGAACAAATGAAAAGTTCTATTAGTGAGGAAAAACTAATTCAATTAATTAAAGAAACTAATAAAGACTATAAAGAGCTTCCAGTTAACATTAATAGCAGTAATCCAACATATCCAGTATTAATTATATGGTTGTCTGATTTACATATTGGAGCTTATAATGCTAAGTATAGTAGTTTCGTAACTCTTCCTAATTATGATAAAGAGGAGATTAAAGCTAGATTAACTAAGATTGTACGGACATTTGCTGGACAGTCTTATGGAGCAGTTTATGTAGTTAATCTTGGCGATTCTATTGATGGTTATAATAAAGAAACTACTAGAGGTGGACATCAACTTCCTGAGGTAATGGATGATAAAGAAATTAGCGAGACTTATATAGAGTGTATGATGGAGTTCTTCAAAGCCCTTAAAGCTAATGTAAGAAGTGATGAGTTTAATTATCTCTGTATAGGTGAAAGTAATCATGATGGTAATTGGGGATGGTTAAATAATAAGTTATTAGCTGCATATTTAGCTAATGAAGGGGTTAAGAGTTTTATCAGTAACTTTCCCATTGACCATTTTACTATTGGTAAGCATTCATGGATTTTCATGCATGGCAAAGACAATAACAATCAGTCTCGTCAATTTCCACTTACACTTAATCCTCAAACTGAATTATATTTTGCTAACTATATAGCAGAACAGAATATCAGTAATAAATATATCTATGTAGTAAAGGGAGATTTACATAATTATGCTTATACTACCGGTAAGCAGTTTGATTATATTTCAGTAGGTAGTATGTATGGAAGTAGTAATTATATTGTTGTTAATTTTGGACATACTAAATGGAGTATTAATTATTCTGTAGTTACAAAGGATAATATGTTGATGGGAACAGTTAAGGGAAATAACTAGATTAGCATTTAATAAGGAAAACAAATACTGCATGTTAACAAGAAGTGATATTTTAAGTGAAGCAATTCATAAATGCTTGGTTGAAATGTATAAATGGGCTCAACCAGCTATAGACTTAGATAAACTTATTGCAGATGGATATAAAGATTCTAAGGAAGATCCCCTATATAAGAAACACTATTTGTCAGAAAAGAATTTTATCTATCTGAGAGATATATATAAAGATGCTTATGGAATTACCGATGATTGGAATGACACTTTTGAATTACTAATAGATTATCTAGTCAAAGGGGGCACGGAAGACGATTATAAACCTGCCACTAAAGATAGACCTGCTTATAGAGATTATAAAAAGGTTCCATCATTAGATACTCTGATTGGTAAGGAAGCTACCGATAAGTGCCTGGAGCATATTAAAAAGTGTCAGAATTTCTATTGTGGACATTCTAGAGAGTCTAATCAGTTTGACATGACTATGGCTTTAGGTGTGGGAAGTCCTAATTCTAATGCCGAGTATGTAACAAAGTATTGGCAATCTCATGGGAGACCTGACTTTACTATTAAGGATTTCAAGATTGATGATATTATCTATGATGATGAGTATCCTGCTGTAGATGAGTTTTTAGAGTCTTTAAAATAAATAGTATGAAAGATATTATATTGCCAAGTGAAACCTCAGATGCTATTGATTTGGGTGCTATTGATGATAATACTGGAGGTATAGTTATATCTTATAAAGGTAACGATGCTGTCGGTTACATAGCTTATACATGTGGTGAAGCAGTCCCTTGGGCATTCTTTAATAGTATGGATAATACTATGATAGTTAAAAATGCTCAAGGAGGTGATTATGCTGACGAATCCCTGACAGATTTAGTTAAATGGCTTATAAAGGATAAAGTTGCTGATAATTTTAAACTCATTAATTTCACAATAGATTTAGATAACTATAATCCAGATAAATTATCTTCAGATACTAAAAAATTAATGAATAAAAAGAATATATGGTCATTATAAAAAGAGACGGAACAAAGGAAGAGTTTAATGCAGATAAAATATTTAATGCTTTAACTAAGGCATTTAAAGCTTGTGGTTATACTTCTGTTGAAAATGTTATTCGGGATATGGTTTCAGAAATGAGATTCTGGGATAATATTACTGTAGAAGAAATTCAAGATGAAGTAGAAGAGACTTTATATAATTACGAATATTTTGATGTAGCCAGAGCTTATTCCATTTATAGAGAAGAACACAAGAAAGCTAGATTTATTAGAAGTAGACTTAATTACATGGACACTTATAAAGATTCTGGTGTAAATGCATCTACTTCTTCAGAAACGGATGCTAATGCTAATGTTGCTTCTAAGAATGTAGCTAATCTTGAGGGTGAAGTATATAAAGTAACTAATAGAATTATCCAAAGACAACGAATGAAAGATAAACTTAATAAATTGTATCCAGGTCAAGAACTTGGAAGACAGTATATTAAGGATTTGGAAAATCATATTATTTATACTCATGATGAGGCAAGTACTCCGGTACTTAAACCTTATTGTAAAGCAGTTACATTGTACCCATTAATGCTTAAGGGTGTAGGTAATATTGATGGAGTTACTCCTAGTGCTCCAAATGATATTCAGTCTTTTAGTGGTCAGGTAACTAATGCTGTGTTTTTGTTTAGTTCTCAGTGTAAGGGAGCGGTTGCTCTTGGAGATTATTTTATAGCTCTTAATTATTATGTAATTCAAGAGTTTGGACCTGTATGGTATGATAAGGTGGATGAAGTTGTAACTAATTCCCACTTTCTGCATCAGTATACTGTTGGACATTATATCCGAAAGGGTATGAAGCAGTTTATTTATGGAGTTAATCAACCTGCAGGCAATAGAAGCTACAATTCACCTTTCTCTAATGTATCTTTTTATGATAAAGTATATTTTAAATCACTCTTTGGAGAATTTTATTATCCTGATGGAACACAACCTGAATGGAATGCTATAGATAAGTTGCAGAGAATCTTTATGCAACTTTTAAGAGAAATCAGATTAATTAAACCTCTCACATTTCCAGTAACTACTATGGCTCTTGTACATAATGGTAAAGAGTATCTTGATCATGAATACAAAGAGTTATGTGCCGAAGAGTGGGCTAAAGGTGGAAGTTTCTTCTGCTATACTAGTGATAATCCTACATCTTTGGCATCATGTTGTAGAGTCCTAAATGAAATGTCTGATAATACCTTTAGTTCTACTACAGGTATGACTGGAGTTATGACTGGTTCTTGTAATGTAATTACTCTTAATATTAATAGAATTGTTCAGGATTATATACATACATGGAAAAATTGGGAGGATCATATTGTTGATGGTAAGTGCGCCTTTCCTTTTGAGTGGTTTTCTGAGAGTTTTTCAGACTTAAAAAATTATCTTATTAATATTCTTAAAAGAGTATATAAGTATCATATTGCATATAAGACAATGCTTTATGAAATGGAAGACGCTAAAATGTTTTCTGATTGTAATGCAGGATATATTTATATGCGTAAATTGTATTCTACCATTGGATTGATAGGTTATTGTGAAGCTGCACAATTCTTGGGACTATCGGTATCTAATAATAAGGAATATAAAGATTTTCTTAAATTAGTATTTGGTACTGTTAAAGAAGAAAATAAGAAAAACTCTATCCACGATAGTAAAAGACCATTCTTGTTTAATAGTGAAGCCATCCCTAAATCTCTGGGGATGTAAAACCTCTTTTGATTGACTCGAAACTCCTATATTCACCTATATATAGGACAACGAGGCGCAAGCAATGGTATTGATTAATACTGTGTGCAGCGTGACAGACTAAGTAAAGAGGATTTAGTACATAGTACTAAATATGCAATAGTCGAGACTTAATGGTAACATTAAGAAATTGATAGAAATATCAATTCGTTTAATACAAAATCACAAAGTGTAAATTTTGTTTTGTTTTAATTTTGGAATGCTTATAATTGCATATAATCAATTTAAAATAATTATGAGCGAATTTCCTGAATTAGAAAATCTTGAAAAACAAAAATTAAAAAGAATAGTTATGCCTAAAGATGCTAAATGTTATGTTTGTGGCTGTGGGCGTGATTATGTAAAACTAAGAAGGTATAATGAGTATTGTTTATGTGAAAAGCATTACAATCAATTAGATAAATATCATAAAATTACTGATTCTACTCCTAGACAAAGAAAAAAATCCGAAGATGAACTTAAATGTTGCGTATGTGGCGATTTAAAAATGGCTTCATTTGAGGGAAAACCTTATTGTAGAAGACATTATTTACAAATAACTCGACACGGAGAAACATTTAATACTATATATGAGGAGAATGAATGGATTGATTGTGGTGATTATTATGAATGTATACTAAAAGACAAAAACTCTAATGAAGTAGCTAGAACTAAAATAGATAAGGAAGATTATGACAAACTAAAAGACTTTAAACTTTATGCACGTCATCAAACAGACAAATGGTATGCTTTAGTTTCAGAAAAGGGTACTGGTAAAAAATATTTTGTACATAGATTTTTAATGGGATTAAAAGATAGTAAATATTCTATTAACGAAGTTGTAGACCATATAAATGGCGATTCCCTAGATAATAGAAAATCTAATCTTAGAATCTGTACCCAACAAGAAAATTCTAAAAATGGAAGAAAAACTAATAGAATTGTTGGAATTTCCTTTATTAAAAACTATAATGGAACTGATAAATCTAAATGGACTGCACGAATTTGTCATAATTACAAAACTATCTATTTGGGATATTATAACACAGCTGAAGAAGCCTTACTTGCTAGGCTTAAAAAAGAGCAAGAACTTTGTGGTGAATACGGTCCAAATAAAGACCTGTATTATGTATTAAATCACCCTTCACCGATTAAAGAATTACATAAATATATTAATTCTTTAGAAGGGGTGTAATAGAATCGGGGGAAGGATTAGGTGTAAAACTCTATAATTGGGATAAGAAGGATGGTTATGCAGTACCTGAAAATCAGAATCTGTATAATTGTTATTTCTATAATCCATGGGATGAGACCTCTATTCTTGATAAATTTAAGCTTCATGGTAGAGGAGTAGCTCAGTATTGTGATGGAGGTCAGGCACTTCATGCAAATCTTGATGCTCATTTAAGTAAACAACAGTATTTACATCTGTTAGATGTAGCTAAGGATGAGGGTACTAGTTATTTCACATTTAATATCCCAATGTCTCAATGTAGAGAATGCGGACATGTAGTAAATGCCCCTATTGATGAGTGTCCTATTTGTCATTGTAGACACATCAAATATTATACTAGAATTATTGGGTGAAATAAACGCCCCTTATAACAGTAATGTTATGATGAAAACGCAGAATATGCTGGAAACCCCTTAGAGCCTAAGTATATTTGAATTTAATTCAAAAATGAACAAGTCTTAGGATTGGGCAATCAGCAGACATATAAATTGTTAATTTATGTTAATACTATTGTGGTATATACAAGTCGTGTATATACTTGACATAGATAAAAATTTATGGGTCTCAGAGACTACCAATGCGCAACCTAATCGGTTGATGGTATAGTCCACTCCCTTATTATTAACACAATTTTGACAATATGAGAAAAATAACTGAAGAACGCTTTTGTGAAGTATGTGGTGTATCATCAAAATTTAAACAAGTGAGTTTTAATAACTTAGCTGGAAAAACACTCTGTCTTAAACACGCAAGGCAGTTTAAAAATTATGGAGAATTTAAAGACTCTAATCCAAGAGGTGTATTTGATGATAATGAAATTAGATTAAAAGATAATTTTGCAGAAATAGATACTTATGATTCTTATGGAAATGTTATGGAAACATTTATTCTAGATGTAAATGACATTTCGAAATTAAAGGGTCATAAATGGAGAACTGTTTATAAAAATGATAAACCATATTTATTTACAGGAAATCAGAAAAAAGAGCGTATATACTTTCATAGACTGGTATTGCCTACTGATAAACAAGTGGATCATATAAGTGGTGACACTCGTGACAATAGGAAATCTAATCTTAGAGAAGTAACTGTACAAGAAAATATGTTAAATCTGCAAAAGAAATCTACTAATACTTCCGGAATACGAGGGGTTTCCTTTTGTAAAAAAAGTAACAAATGGAAGACTGATTTTACTTATATGAAACAAAGATATTATATGAAAGAATATACATTAAAAGAAGAAGCAGTATATCAAAGGTATCTTTGTGAAATATATATGTTAAAATCGTATAGAAATGAAGCTAATGATTCAGTATATAAATCTTATATTGATAAAATTTCAGATGAACGAAAAGCTGAAATAAAAGATTATGTTATTAATAAACTAAATATCTCGAAAGAGAGGGTATAAAGGATTTAGTGTGTGTAGACAATTGGAGTAATCCTAGACAGCTAGAATTTGCAATACGTAAGTATAAGAGTGGAGATAGAAGCTTTACATATAAACCAAATCTTTAATATGCATACAATTTTTGGAGACCTTGATTATGTTCAAGGTTATTTACGAATGGGTCATTTAGAAATGGAGTTAAATGATGAGGATTTTGAGAAATTTAAATCTTTGTCTTTAAAGGAACAAAAAGAATGGCTTTGGGATGAAGGAGATGTGAAAGTAGATGATTTTAGAGTTGAATATTATGGCAGTATTACTGAAATAAATTATTAATATAACAGAAATTGATTTTTAATGAAAGAGTTATTAAAGTTTGAAGCAGAGTGGTGTGGTCAGTGTAAAGCTCTTAAACCTACATTGGATAATGTACTTAAAGACTTTCCTGATGTTAAGTTAACAATAGTAGATTGTGAAATTGAAGAACAGAAAACACTAAAGTATCAGATTAGAAATATGCCTACTCTTATCTATTTAGTAGATGGAATGGAAGTAGGCAGATTGTCCGGAGCAGTTCCAGCTAGTAAGATAAAGGAATTACTTAGTAAATAATGGAAATAACATTAGTTAAAGAAGAAACACTTGATGAAGAAGCTCTAAGAGACTTTATCCATCAAGAATTTTACACTAAAAACATAGATGAGATTTTAGACTATTTAGAAACCGACAAAGGACTTGAATATCTAGAATCTTGTGTATGTAATTTGGTAGGTGAGGTTGGTATGCAAATAGATGATTCTACCCATCAAAATATTTTAGATTATTTAGAAAACAATTTATAAACGGTTAAGGAGACTTAGGTAACTAGGTCTCCTTTTTCTATCTATGAGTGTAGAAAGAAAACAGCTTAAATCAGTTAATTGTTCTCTACGCAATTTCACATATGGCAAAGATTCTGATTATATAGTAGTAACAGAATGGATCAATGGAGATGGCTGGGATATAACAATTAACGATAAACAGATTAGTCTACATAGTGGAGAATTAGCAGCTATTAATTATTTAACTGCTATGATAGATTACGATTATGACTCTCATTTAGAATAATTATGGAAGAAATAATTGTGCTAGATTATTATGATGGGTCTGTATGGATTTATAAACTTCCCTATCCAAGTATGAATAATGCTGCTATAGATGACTGGTTAGAGTCAATGGACTTTAATTTAGATGAAATAGATTATATGATTAACCCTAATATTACAATTAATGATGAACGATAATAAAATAACAATAGAACAGACAGTTGATATCTTGATTGAAGGTGCTAGAAAAACTTCTAATACCCTTATGTTAGAAACAGCTAAATTAATTAAAGCTGCGTTGATTAATAATCAGCATTCCGAGAAACCAGTTTCTGAACTAGATGTTTTACATAAGATGGTTAAAGAGCGTGAAAAAGCTATGGCTATTTATGAGAAGGCGGGTCGTAAAGATTTGGCACTTAAGGAGGTTAAAGAAATTGGTTATATTCGAGGAATAATGCCTGTAGAACCTTCAGAACAAGAAATTAGAGAATTTATTTCCGAGTTAATGAAAATAATGACCCTGACTATTAAGGATACTAAAATGGTTATTACACATATTCAACGTAAATTTCCTACTGCTCAGAAAGGTACTATTGTCAAAATATTTAAATCTTTACTGTAATGAAGTTATACGGAAAATTTGATGGTGAGGCTATTACTGAAATATCTTATAATTTGAAAGCTTTTGAAGAGTATGATGATATTTATTATACTACTAAAGAAGCTGTATCAATATATGATGTTTACATACCTTTTGAAAAAAATCTAGACGCAGATTGGCTTCCTTATAATTGTACCATCGTAGAAGATGAAATATTTTTCAAAGACGGTAAATACTATTATGAAGGATATGAGCCTGATGATTCAGTAAGAGGCGAACGAACATTTGAATATAAAGAAGGTAAGTTAGTAAAACAACAATTCGAACCATATTAATATGTATTCTGAAGATATTGCTGAACAAATAAAAGAAGTAGCAGGAGATAAATTAGTAGATTACTATACTAAATGTTTAAAAGAACTTCAAAAATGATAAATTTAACATGGCGTGAAATTCGACAAGTATTTGTTGATGAAAATACCCTTTATTCAGCTTTACTTTACGTATATCGTACTTATATAGGAACTGAAGACGATAGCATAGACGAGATTATTGAAGGCATTCAAGACAATATAGAAAATTACATAGAGGAATTAATTAAAGAAGCTTCTCCTTATAATTATTCTAATGGTGATATAGATGCTGAAGATATTACAGAGTTAGTTACCGAAGATGAGTTCTTAGAAAAATTTAAAAAGTGGTATTTGAGTGACTAAAATATTAATTGTGCCTGATGTGCATGGTCGTGGTTTTTGGAAAGAACCATGCAATAATTGGGAAGGTAAAATTATATTCTTAGGAGATTATCACGACCCTTACGGAGAATATATAGTAGAAGAGCCTGATAAAGTAGAATCTTTAACTAATCTTAGAGAATTAGTTACCTTTGTAGAAAATAGACGTAAGATTTCTGATGTTATATGCCTATTAGGTAATCACGATTTAGTTTATTTCAATGGAAATGGTAAATGCAGATTTGATTACTGGCAACAAAAAGAAGTAAAGGAGCTAATTAGTAGTTTAAATCCTCAATTATATTACATATATGAAGATTTAACTCTTAAAGAGCCTCATAAATACTTATTCTCCCATGCAGGTATTACTAAAGACTGGTTAGATTATAATAATCTAGAATTAAAAGACTTAGATAGTATAGATATAACTAATCTTAGTGCTCTTGATAATATCCCTTATTCTAGAGGAGGATATAATAAATATGGCTCTTGTGTCTGGAATGATTTAGAAGATTTTCAACTGCAAACTCCATATAAAGGTTATTATCAAATATTTGGACACTCTTGGGGAGGAAGAACTAAACCTTTAATTACAGATAAGCATGCTATGTTAGATTGCTGTAAACCATTTGTGCTAAACACAGAAACCAATAAAATTGAAGAATGGCATATATAAATCTTAATGTTTATGAAGAAATAGAAGCTAGAGAACTTATTGACTTTGTAAGGTCTTTAGATTCTAAATGTGCTTCAATGTCTGATGAAGATTTACGAATGTTCATTTATGAGCATATAAATACTCTTGTTCTGAGATATTTAGATACATTAGGAGTAGAACATGGAGATGTAGAATGGGGAGACGGAATAGATGAACTCTGGGAAGAATGTAATGATTATTTAAATGATTAAATATGTCAATTCGATGGTTACTTTCTCAGAGTTTCCTAACGAAATTAGTTTGTGTATCAATATTAGTCAATGTCCTTGCCATTGTCCTGGTTGCCATTCATCTTATCTTGCTGAGGACATAGGAGAACCTTTAGGAGAATTAACTTTACATAAGTTAATTACAGAAAATAAAGGTATTACTTGTGTAGGGTTTATGGGTGGAGACATAGAGCCAAAAAGTGTTAATGCTCTTGCACGATATATTAAAACAGAGTATAACTTAAAAGTTGGTTGGTATAGTGGTAGAAATCATTTAGCTCCAGAAATTGATTTACAGTATTTTGATTATGTGAAATTAGGTCCTTATGTAGAAGAAAGAGGAGGATTAGATAATCCTAATACAAATCAAGTAATGTTGGAAATTGATAATACTTGTGGAAGATCAATAACTAAAGATATAACTAGTTATTTTTGGCATAAAAGTAATTAATGACTTTAGAATTAGCTTATAATAATGATATTTTAGATTTTAAAAAACAATTGGAGGACTTGGCTACTATTTATAGTGTCACTATAAAAACTTATAATGAGTCTCATTATCTAGAGAAAAAGAAAGCATACCGATTAAAAGGTGGTTATAGTGCTAGATTAACTCCATTTGCTTTATTTAAAGATAATAATCATGAGATTCCTTTTTATAGTGAATCAAATGAATGCACTTTAGATAATATTTCTGAAATTTTAAATCGTTATTGTAATGTTGAAAGTACCTGTAATTAATAAGTCTAACAATGCTCTCCCTGAATATGCAACATCTGGCTCTGCTGGATTTGATTTTTGTGCCAATGTAACTGAAGTAAAGGAAAAGCTTACTTGGAATTGTTCTCTTTCACGAAATATAAATGGAAAGATTGTTGAGATTACAATTTATCCAGGTGGTCGTGCTTTAATTCCAACTGGTTTGCACATGGCTATTCCAAAAGGATATATGTTAGCTGTTGTAACTAGAAGTGGTCTCGGTCTCAAGAAAGGAGTGACTATGGCTAATTCTTTCGGAGTTATAGATGCTGATTATCGTGGAGATATTGGTCTTATTGTACAGAATAATGGATTTGAACCATTTACAGTACAGCAGGGGGATAAAATCGGGCAAGGTATTATTTATAAATGTGAACAAGCTGAATTTACATTAGTTGATGAACTCGATAAAACGGAACGTGGAGAAGGTGGTTATGGGCACACTGGAGTTCGTAATTGATATTAGATTTATTAGATTAATTAGATAAATACTTAATATTTAATATTAATTAATATGATTACTAAGGAACAATTCACAAAGGTTATTGAAGACACATTGAAATTGAATAAAGAATACGATAGATGGGATGATTTTGGTATTAATCTGTGGGAACTTCCTATAGGAGATACTGTAGCTGATCTTGCCGAATCAATTTGGGATATTACATTCGATGAAGATGGAGTAGATTGGATTAACTGGTGGATATATGAAAGACCTGCTTTGTTTGAAGGTGATGAAGTAAATAAAGCCTATAATGAAGATGGTTCAGAAATTCCAACAGAAACAGTAGATGACCTTTGGAACATTGTTAAAAAGTTTCGTAAGTAATGATTAAATATCTTTTAGGACGCGCTAGTACTGGTAAGTTTCGTTTTGCAGTTGTAGAATGTGATGAAGAATGGCATTCAATTGGCGATGGACGAGCTGGTTATATAATTCAACGTAGTTATGGTCAGGTGAGGGGAAAAACAACCCTCTCACCTCAAATTATTGTAGATAGAACTAAACAGAAGAGAAATTGGCAAGAACAATATACTTTACAATTTAACTCCGAAGTTAAGAAATATTTAGATAAAGGCTATAAGGAAATTAACAAACATCCTAATGAATATACTGATGATGAACTCCTTAGTATATTTGGAGATGTTAAGACCAATCAGTATGGTGTGATTAAACCTCAATTAGCTAAACAAGCTGATAAGGTTACAAATCCTAAGATATTTAATAAAGAATGGCTAATTAGTAGAAAACTCGATGGTGTAAAGGCATTATTCTACTGGGATGGTAAAGAAATTCATACAGCTAGCCGTGGTGGTGAACATTACGACTATAGTACAGTTCACTTGCGTACTAACCCTTCTTTGCTCGCTTTCTTCAAAGAAAATCCTACTGTTATTCTTGATGGTGAGTTGTTCGTAAGAGGTAAGACTCTTCAGCAACTTTCAGGAGCTGCTAGAATGGAGAAGAATGCTTATGATTGTGATTGGTTGCAGTATTGGGTATATGATTGTTATAACTCTGCAGATATTGACATGATAGCTTCAGAACGTTATAAGTTCTTAGAAGATAAATTTGCAGAGGCTCATAATTTCCCTATTTATAGAAGTAGTGAGGATGAATCAGAAGCACCAATCAGACTCTTGGGACATGAATATGTATCTGGTTGGGATAATATGAAGAAACTTCACGATGAATGGGTTTCTGCAGGATTTGAAGGGGCTGTAATTACAGACCCTTCCAAGCCTTATAAAGTAGGTTCTCGTTGTAATAATCTTATAAAGATTAAACAATATAAGTCTGAGGATTTTAAAGTAATTGGATATAAATTGGGACTTAGAGGTTCTGAAGATATGACATTTACTTGCGAATTAGAAGATGGACGTACTTTTGAAGCTATGCCAGTAGGTAATAGGGAAATTAAGGCTGAATATGTTGAGAACTTTGAAACTAAGTACAAAGGGCATAAAGCTGAATGTACTTTCTTTAACTATTCAGATGATAATATCCCGACGCAGCCAAAATTGAGAATCTTCCGCTTCGATTTGGAGTAAATTTTATTAATAATCTTATATATGAAAATAAAACTGATAGGTAAAGGACACTACGAGGTAATTTATAAAGGCAAATCCATAGGTAGATTTGATAAATATGATTTAGATACATTAAATAATGCTCAAGTAGGGGCAACTCTAAATTTTGCAGACTAATGTACTTTAAAGGAACCATTGTAATTACAGACCCATGTTATATAATTAAGGAGAATCCTATTAAGTGTCCTAATGAAGAGGATTTTGGACTTCTGGCGTCTATAAGTAGTAAACCATTTAAGGATTACTCTACCCCAGAAGAGTTAGCTTACAAAGCTGCTCTAGATTATTACTTCAGTGAGTCTCGTAAATATGACGATTGGGGTAAATGTGATTTTGGAGAGAATATGGAAGTATTAGGTATCCATAATTATATTTCTGAATCTACTATTTATGGAGATTGGAGTTGTACTACTTATCAAACAGAGGAGGAACCAAAAGAACTTCTAGAAAGCATTCTACGAGTTCTGAATGATAACCTCGAAGATGAGGAATATGGAGATGACGAACTCCCTATTCCTGATGAAGGTAAAGCTATAGGAGGATTCTGTGCAGATGCAGGTCTTGTAGGAGTGTTCCTACTTGATGAGATACTTGCATATAACCCTGATTGGAAATCTTGGATAGAAGAGCATTCTTGGTGTGCTACTATAATTGAGGATTTTGAGGGTGAAGTAGAGTACTATATAGATAAAGTAGATGAAGAAGCTCATATAGTTGGAACTGGAAGTATTAACTTTTATACAGCACAAACAGGTATATGAAACATTATTTAATTAATTATAGTGTAGATTGGTGTGATGAATTTGATATGCCTTTCTATGAACTATTAGATGAAAATATGTATCGCATCTATATGTATGCTAAACTCAAATTAGGTAGTGCATTTACTACAAAAGGATTTGGTAGTAATGAAGCCTGGGAATATGAGATATACCAAGGTCGAGAATATGGTTTAGATTTATTACAATTTGAACCAGTAGAACTCTCTGATATAGAATATTCTGTTATTAAAAATCATCTACCAATAGGCACCTTAGATGTAATGGATGATTTACTTAACTATCTAGAAAACAGAGCAAATTTAGAAGATTCTGAAGACATATGTAAGATGACTCCCGAACAAGTAATGAAAATTATTGATGCAATTGCCAAGTGAGTTTAAGTGTGCTGGAAATACTATTAAAGTAGAATTAGTAGAAAAAACAAATGATAATAATTACGGAAATTGGTGTGATGCTACTAATACTATAACTATAGCTAAGACCATAGAACTAGAAGATAAAACTGTGGTGAAGTTGACAGAAGATCAAATAACCAATACATTTTGGCATGAACTCCTCCATTGTTTTCAGTTCTATTTCGATAATAGCTATAGTGAAGCACAATCACAAGTATATGCCAACTTTCTGTGTGAATATTTCAAATCTGTTGCTTCGGATGATGAATTTGCATAATGCCTAAAAAGAAAATAGTTGTTCCACCAGTAGTTATCGAAAAGAAACCAAAAGTTAAGTATGTTTCTAAGCTAAAGGAATATGCTGTTAATTTCGATGCTACTATAAAAATACACCAAGGAGGGTTTGAATCAGCCCTACCTTGGTGTATCAAAGTAGATAAAAGTAAATATACCAATTTAACTAAAGAACAAGTAATATCTAAAGTTAAAGAAGCGGTTAGATTAGCAATCTTAGATAAGTGTCCTTGGGTATCTGAGATTATTTCATTAGATAATATTAAGTTCTCTCAAGAATTAATTAATAATGAAACTAATCAAGAGTAAAAATTGTAACATTAATTACTTAGCTAAAGTAGTTAATATTAAAGTTTTTAGAAAGCATTCAAATCCAGAAGTAACTAAACTCAAGTGTTGTACTATTGATGGATTTAATATCATTACTTCAATAGATGCTGAACCAGGGTTATATATATATTTCCCAACAGCTTGTTGTATTAATCCTGATTTTTTATCCTATAATAACTTATTTAGAAAGTCAGAGAAAAACAATGATCCACATAAAACTGGTCTATTTGAAGATAATGGTAAGGTTAAAGCCGTTAAATTAAGAGGTGAATTATCAGAAGGATTTATTGTACCTGCTGTAGAATTTACTAACTGGCTTATATCCATAACTAATAGAGATATTGAATTAATTGACGGAACTGAATTTGATACAGTAGAACATGAAGGCAAGACATTTTGGGTTAATAAGAAATTCATCGTTAAAGGATCACAGGGAACTCCTGGAGGAGGCTCAAAAAAGACACGTAAAGTTAAGAAGGAACTCGATAAAGTCATCCCTTCTCAATTTAGATATCATTACGAAACAGTTATTATCAAGAAATGTCCTAATGTAATTCAACCTGAAGATTTAATTAGTATTACTGAGAAAATACATGGAACTTCCCATATTTCAGCATATGTAATGTGTCATAAAGAACTTACTTGGAAAGAGAAATTAGCTAAATGGCTCACAGGTAATAACTTCGATATTTATGACCATCTATATGCTTCAAAGAATGTAATTAAGAACCAGTATTATAATCCTAATGTAACACCAGGATTTTATGGTTGTGATACTTGGAAGTATGCTGATGATTATCTGCGTCCATATCTTCAAAAGGGTATGACTATTTATGCAGAGATTGTGGGATACAATCCAACTGGCACATATATTCAAAAGGGATATGATTATGGTTGTGAACAGCCTAACGCTATTATAGACAATTTGATATATAAGCCAGAAAAACATTTTAAGGTAAGACCTTATAGAATCACACTAACTAATGTAGATGGTGAAGTACATGAATTTAGTGCAAGAGAAGTGCAACAGTATTGTAAATCAGTAGGGCTAACTCCTGTAACTGAATATTATTATGGATATGCTAAGGATTTATATCCTGAATTAGATAGTAAGGATAGGGACTGGGCAAAAAAGTTTTTGGATAAACTATCTAATGATAAGCGTTTCTATATGGAATGTAAATCACCTTCTTGCGTTAATAAGGTACCTCATGAAGGTATAGTTATTAAAAAGGAGGATATGATTGGTCACGCTTGGAAATTAAAATGTTTCAAATTTGTAGATAAAGCTCAATCTGACCCAGAGATGGATAAAGAAGATGAACTTAATTAATAAAGTACGCACTTTCATCAAGCATTGGAATGAGTATAAAAATCCATTCTATGTTTGGTGGAAGTGTAGAAATTGGTTTCAAAGACCCAATTGTTATATTCATTGTGGTAAGAAAATATGGTTCTTTGGATTACCTATAACAGATAGATATTATAATAGAATATTAGATATTAGATTTAGCGCCGTTGGTTGGAAATGGAAATATGAGAAAATCGAACATGAATGGGACCCTTATATTTCTATTACTTTGTTTAAAAAGTGGCAATTGATATTTATTTTTAACTATATAACTAAAGACGATGAAGATTCTAGTACTAGAAATATAGCTACTTGGGAAGCTATGTTAGATATGGTATACAATAATAAAACTCTTTATCAGGTAGTTAATAGGCACCAATGGTGTAAATCTGTAGATAATAGAAAGGAAGTTATTACAATAAAAGATAACTTATCTTATGATGGATTCTTTGAATATTTAATAGAATATGAAAATATGTGCAATGTCTGATTTACATGGTAATCTTATCCATATACAGAAGTGTGATTTATGTTTAATTGCAGGAGATGTTGTACCCTTGAATATACAGAAAAATAGAGTAGAATCTATTGTATGGTTCTTTCAAGATTTTTTACCTTGGATTAAGGAATTGCCTTGTGAAGAAGTATATATGGTAGCAGGTAATCATGATTTTATATGTGCTTCAGAATATCCAGTAATGAAAGCCTTAGAGTATCTTTCTGATTTTAAGTTTACTTATTTACTTAATGATTATACTAATTATAGAGCTCCTGATGGTAAAAATTATAAGGTATATGGGTCTCCACAATGTCACATGTTTGGGAATTGGGCATTTATGCACAGTGAGGAATTTTTAGAAGGTCTATATAATCAAGTTCCAAATGATATAGATATATGGTTAACCCACGATACTCCCGCTTTGGGAGATTTAGATTTATTACCTCCGAGTCGATGGAGTCAAGAATCTATCCATGCTGGAGGTCAAAGTTTAGCTGAAGCTATTCAGAGAATTAAACCTAGATATGTATTTTGTGGGCACCTACATACTTGTAAAGATAAATATCTAAAGTTGGATAATACAGAAATATATAATGTTTCTATTCTTGATAATGACTATCATATTAGTTATGAACCTACATATTTGGAAATCGATTAATAAAGAAGAAGATAATATATTAGATATTTACTGTTCTAGATTCTACTTTAACTAAAATAAAAATTAACATGGAAAAGAGCGTGTTTGACAGACTACTTACAGAGTACAAAGAATTGGAAACTAAAACTACAAAGCTTAGAGATTTCTTAATTAATAAAATAGATAAGACTTCTATAGATAATCTTAATAAAGACTTATTGATAGCTCAACTCAAGGCAATGGAAGCTTATCTCACTATTCTTAGTATACGTATAGGTCTTAATCAACCAACCCAGGAAGAAAAACAATTAGATGAAGCTAAAGCACTAGCTAAGTCCACAATTAATGAATAAAAGAATTATTTTTTCTGACAAGTCTGACTCTCTACTTCAGAGTTATTTTCGAGATATATCTAAATATAAAATATTAGATAATGAAGAAATAAACAAGCTAATTGTTGAAGCTCAAAATGGAGATGAAAAGGCTAGAGAAAAAGTAATTACTTCTAATTTAAGATTTGTAGTAACTATAGCTAAGCAGTTTCAAAATAGAGGTATTCCCCTTATGGATTTAATATCCTCAGGATTAGAAGGTTTATGTAAATCTGTAAATAAATTTGATCCAACTAGGGGTGTTAAATTTCTTAATTATTCTGCTTGGTGGATAAAACAATGTATTTATACTACTATATATTGGTATGGTCGTGAGATTAGATTGCCAGTAACTCAACACTTAAAAGTAATTCAAATATTAAGAGCTACTAATGAGTTTATTAAAAAGAATGGTAGAAATCCAACTACAAATGAATTACATACTTTAACTAATATCCCTGAAAAGCAAATAGACTATTTGGCACAATTTTCTAACAGATTAGTTAGTGTCGATGACTTTATTGGTGGGGATGAGGAAAATAGTCAAGTATGTGATGTGATACCGGACGGAGAGCCTTCTCTTGACGAACAAGTTAATAAAAGCTTTATTAATAAGGAACTATGCAAATGTCTAGATATACTTCCTGTCAGAGAACATGATATTATTATTATGTTATTTGGCATAGGAATGAATCCTATGTCCAAGCAAGAAGTAGGAGATATGTTTGGCATTGGTGTTGAAAGAGTTAGACAAATAAAAGAAAAAGCTTTAGATAAAATAAGAAAAAGATGCAATTTACAGTTATCTAAATTAATATAATGATATCTAAGGAAGAATTTCTTAATGGGAATTGGTGGCTAGTTATTGCTAGATATCCAGTTGCTTGTGATGCTTCAATAAATGAAGTAATTGAAAGTGAAGAAGATCCTACATTAGAACTGAGTTATGCAAATGAATTAAGAGATGAGTGTGTTAACTCATTTAGCTATTTAGATAGTCCAGATATAGACGAGGATGATGAGGATCAATTTGAAGATTGGTATGAACAGCAGCTTGAGGATATAGAACTTGAAGCTATAAAGATAGATGAAAAGGTAATAGATGAATATGGAATAGAGTGGTTAAATGACTATTTAGCATGACAGAAAATTATCCAGCAGGAGCTTATAATGACCCAAGTGCACCTTGGAATGAACCTAATGATAGAAATATTACTGTAGAAGTAAATGTTGAATTAGGTACTTTTGTAGATATTACCATTCCTCAGTATAAAGAAGGTAGGCATTTAGTTATTAATGAAGAAGAATTAAAAGAAGCTGTAGAAGAAGCTATAAAAGACAAATTAAATATTGATAATGAAGATATAGTTCTAAATAATTTAACTATTTGTAATTATCAATGATTTATTTAGTTAGTCATAATAAAAGCTTATTTAAAACTGATAAATATATAGAAGCGACAATAGAGCAGGCAATGTCTGTTCTGTTGCCGCTTAAACTATGTCAATTAGATACTGAGACTAAAGGACTTGACTGTCATACTAAAGCTTTATTGACTATACAGTTAGGTAATAAAGATAATCAAGTAGTTATTGATTGGACTACTCTAACTCCAAGAAAAAAGCAAATAGTTAAAAACTACCTAGAATCAGACAGATTGTTTCTTGGGTGGAATTTAATGTTTGATTTGACCTTTTTATATGTTCAGGGTATCTATCCTAAGCATATATGGGATGGTATGATAGTAGAACAGCTCTTATATCTAGGGTATCCAGCTCAAATGCGTGAAAAGAGCTTGAAAGCAGCTGCATGGAATTACTTAAATATTAACATTGATAAAACTGTTCGAGGTAAAATTGTTAATGATGGTTTAACTACTGAGGTCGTTATTTATGCTGCAGGAGATGTTACGTATATAGAGGATATAAAAGAAAAACAAGATATTGAAATAGAAAAACAAGGCATGAAACTCGCAGTAGAGCTGGAATGTGAATTTGTTAAATCCCTTGCTTACTTTAAATATTGTGGAGTTCATCTCGATATTACGAAGTGGAAAGCTAAAATGACTAAAGATCAAGCTAAACTTGATAAGGCTATTTCAGAATTAAATGCTTGGGTAGTAGCTTGGGATAAAGAAAATCCTCATAATGGCTATGATATTCAATATCCTGAACTTAAATATCCAAAGTATTCTGCAGATTATCCTGCTGAGGTAAAGAGACTAATTAAAGATGGATATAAAAGGTTCCCTCAGGAAGACTTACAAATCCCTGATGGTAAGGTTGATGCTTATAAGAAAGTAATTAAGAATCAGTTTACACGAATTGATACTCAAGGTGACTTATTTACAGGATTTGATACGGAACCTAAATGTGTGATAAATTGGAGTAGTCAAAAACAAGTAATACCTCTATTTGAGTTACTTGGAATTAATGTAGAAACATTTGATAAAAAGACTAAACAGAAAAAGAAGTCTATTGAAGCAAATGTTTTAAAACCTCAAAAGAATGATTTTCCAATTATTCCTATATTTTTGGAATATCAAGAAGCTGCTAAAGTCGTATCTACTTATGGACAAAACTGGTTAAATGCAATTAATCCTAAAACAGGTAGAATACATGCAGATTTTCATTCTATAGGTACAGATACTGCAAGAGTTAGTTCTGGCGGAGGTGTTTGGAAACTGAACATGCAAAATCTACCTCACGATCCAGAAACTAGAGCATGTTTTACATCCGAAGAGGGTAATGCTTGGTTATCTGCTGATTATCAAAGTCAGGAATCTCGTATTATTGCATCTGTTTCTAAAGATGAGAAGATGATAGACCTATTTGAACATGGTTGTGGTGATGTCCATTCTCTGGTAGCTTACATGAGTTATCCTAATATAATCCCAAGAGACACTAAGATTGAGGATATAAAGAAACTCTATCATAATTGGAGACAAAAAGCCAAATCCATCGAGTTTGCTATTAATTATGGAGGAGACTATAATACTATATCTAAGAATGATGGTATTCCTGTAGAAGAAGCAAAAGAAATTTATGATAATTTTATGGAGGGTTTTCCAGGAATAAAAAGATACCAAGATTATTGTAGAGCAGCTGTTATGAGAGATGGTTATATATTACTTAATCCTCTCACTGGACATAGGGCACATATTTATGATGCTGAAGAGTTAAAAGAGACTCATAATAAGATGCAGGAACCTGGATTTTGGGAGTATTATCAGAATGTAAGAAAACGTAATCCACAAGATGAAATTGTACAGGAAGTAAGACACTATATGCAGCGTAAAGCAGCTTCTGAGAAACAATCTATTAATTACCGTAAAATGTATGCGGCGTAGATAAGTAATTATCTACTGTAAATTGGGTGAATTGCAGGAAGGTCTAATATTAGAATAATCTGCAGCCAAGCTTATGAATCAAGTAAAAGTAGTAAGAAGGTTCAGAGACTAAGGATTGAGTATTGAAGCAATAATATCCTATAAGCGCCCAATATCCCTATGGGATAATGAAATAGTCCAAACATTGATACAAAATAGAGGAGCAATGTGCTTTAAACTATCTTCTATTAAACTATTTAATTGGATTGTGGATCATAAGCTAATAGATAAGGTAAAGATGTGTGTACCAGCTCATGATGAATTCAACTTGGAGTGTCCAGCAGCAATTAAAGAACAAGTGGGTAAAGTGTTGATTGATTGTATGATAGCCGGAGGTAAACCATTCTGTCCTAATGTATTTTTAGGAGCAGATATAGATATAAATGACCATTGGGTTCACTAATAATTAAATAATTATGGAATTAAAAGGAACGGTTGAAATTGAAGAAACTTATTATAAAAGAAGTTTAGAATTAGCATTTACAGATTATCTAGAAGAAGATACACGAACCCCTAAATTATTTAGGGACTGTATAATAGATAGACTAATTGAAGATTTTGGATTAGATATTACTTTAGATGAAGAAACTATTGCACAAGCAATAGAAGATACAAAGAAACTTATAACTGAAATTCTAAAGAATGTTTAATGATTAAATTAGCTAATAATATTGGATGGAATAAAAATTGGAAAGATGCGTATTTTTATGAGAAAGGTATAATTGTAAGTATGTTTACAGTTGTATTAATGATATTATTTTTAATCTTTGCCAGTATAATATGAGGTATTTAGTAAATATGGTATATAAGTGTAAAGGTAAAAGCTACCTTACATATGAAGTAGAAGCAGAGTCAGAAGATGAGGCTATTGAATTGGCTAAAGTTGGAGAAGTAATTAGTACAGATGAATTCTTTGATGATGTACAATTAGAAGGTGAACCAGAAAGCATTAGTGTAGAAGAAGATGAGTAAATTAATTATAACAAGAGGTCTTCCAGCAAGTGGGAAGTCTACATGGGCTAAGCAATGGGTTCTTGAAGACCCTGAACATAGAGTTAGAATTAATCAAGATGATATTCGACTTATGCTTGGTAAGTATTGGGTTCCTAAGAGAGAGCCTCTTGTACAACACATACAAGAAGAAGCTCTAATTGAAGCCTTACTTAAAGGTTATGACATAGTTATTGATAACACTAATTTAAATAAAAAAGTGTTAGATAACTATCGTGCTCTAGTTATAGCTCATGGAAATCATGCTATAGAATTTAAGGATTTTTTCGATACCCCTTTATCTGTATGTATCGAGCGTGATAAAAACAGAGATTTACAAGTTACAGAAAGAGTTATCAGAAGTTTTTATAATAATTATAAGGATAAATACCCTTTGAATGGTAATTAAATGACAATAGATAATTTTAATGCAGTGGCTCCCTGGTTTGACAATCTCTCAGACCAGGGAGATTTCTTCTTTGTACAAGTAATGCAAAGAAATAAAGAAAAAAATAATGTAGGTAGTAGTGGTTACGTAATTAAAGACTATCATTTCTTTGATAAAGAAACATTCTTATCTAAGAAAGAAGAAATTACTACTTTGTGCAAAGCCTTTAATGCTAGAGCTTATTTTTGGATAAACCCTAGAAATTGTAAAGAAGTACAATATGAAATAATCAGGGAAGCTCTAGAGGCTATAGAACTGGGAACTCATAAATTATTTAAATGTGTATCTAGGGCTCTTGGCAGAAAACGGTGTAATAAGTATAAATCTAAATGGATATTAGATTTTGATACTAAGGATTGGAGTCTTATAAATAAGTATTTAGATTTAGTTAGAAAATGTAGACCTAATGTAAATAAAATATTATATTATGTTCCTACAGTAAATGGTATTCATGTAATTACTCTAGGATTTGATTTAGAGCAATTTAAACAAGAATTAGCTATAGCTAAATTAGATAATATAGATATACATAAGGATAATCCAACAATTCTATATTATTCAAATGAGTAAAAAATTATGGATAGCTCGAGATTCTGATTATATAACGTATGATTACCCCAATGATGACTATGGTCAAAAGCATAAAGGTAAATTACACATATTTTATGATACACCAGAATTAGAGCTTAAAGAAGATAATCCAACAAAGTATTGGGGATGTTCTAGAAGATATTGTTGGGTAAATGCTAGAGAATTAGCAATAATTCCTAGCTATATGTATCCTGAAATAGAACCTTGTACTTGTTGGCAATTAGATAATTTAATTAAATATAAAGATCAAAATTTTATGAATTATGAAATTATAGGAAATGCCTGATAAATTAGGAGTTTCAATAGTTAAATATTTGTGTCCGATTTGTGGTAAGGAAGCAGACAATGGAATTATTATGAACTCTTTGCTTACTGAGGAAAATGCTAAAGAAGTAGAGAAGTTACATAATAAGGCTATTGGATATGCTGACCATGCTTGTAAAGAGTGTGCCACTTATAAAGATAAAGCTGTATTTTTTGTAGGTATAGATGCCTCTAAATCTACTACAACAGACCCTTATAGAACAGGACAAATTGTTGGTGTTAAAAAAGAAGCTGAGATTGCTGAACATTGTAAGAAGTTTATTCAAACATTGTCAGATGGTTCTCAGTATTGTTTAATAGATAATGAAGTAGGAAAGACAATAGGGTTATGGTAAAATCAATGAATCCTCTACTGCTAGATCCAGTTAGAGTATACGTTGGTAAATTAAAAAGTACAATTCAAAGTTTAGAACATAAAGTTGATAACTTTAAGAAGTATGATGCTAATCGAAAAGTTTATTATAGTAAAGCTATGCAGCGTCTTGGTGAACTAGAATCTTGGATAGATGAAACTGATCCAGAATTTAAGTTACGGGGCAAAATACAATCTCAGAAGCAAACTATAACTAACTTGAGTGCTTTGATTAAAGCGTCTAAACTTGAAGTTCCAGAAGACTTTGATTTAGCTAAAGCCAAAGTTAAAATACTCGAATTACAGAAAGAGGTAAATGCTTTGACTAAGCAAAATACAAGTCTAAAGGCTTCTGTTTCTGAATTAGTGTATAAATTAAATAATCAATCTTAATATGAAGTTAATTAAACAGTCATTTGAATTTATTAATCAAACAGATTTCTCTTTAGTGGGAATCAAAAAGCATATTGAAAGATGTGCACGAGTCAGTTATAAAAGTGAAAATAAGATTACAGATACCTCTTATGAGAAGTTTGTAAATATGCTAGAATCTAGAGGGCATGATAGACCTCTTGAGTTTGGCACTGTTTACCTTACATTACGTGGAGATGATACAGATGCACTACGTAATATTTTTATATATGCAGAAAATCCTTGGACTAAAATACGTAAACAAGTTATTAAAGCAGAATATGACCCTAATATACGTGTTGTATTGAATTATGTCACTACTAATTATAGAGTTATAGTAGAAAATCATCTAGAAGAGGATTTGAAGTATCTTTGTGAGCCTACTGAATATCATTATAAAAGATATACAGCTCATATGATTCTCGATCGTGGAGTTATGGATGAGTTTAGAACTCATGTAGGATTGTCCCATTTGGCTGAAAGTACCCGTTATTGTAATTATTCCAAGGATAAGTTTGGTAATGAATTAACCTTTATCCAACCTTGTTGGGATATTAGAGGTAGTAACTACATTGATTTTTTACAACACGCTGAGTGGGGCTATTTTAGAATGTTAAAGAATGGTTGGACACCTCAACAAGCTCGTTCTGTACTTCCTCTAGGCATTAAGTCTGAACTTATCTCTTGTGGATTTAAAGATGCTTGGGAAAATTTCTTTAAGAGAAGAGATGCTCCAGATGCACACCCAATGGCTCAGGAAATAGCTAATCCAATGCACAAAGAATTTTTTAAGTTAACTAAAGCGGAATGGTTATCTTAATTATAATATACATAATATCTATTATAGGAGCCATATTAAGTATTAGATATGATCAAGCCATATTTGATGAGGATAGTTGGACTATATTTTTAGTATTCTGTCCCATAGTAAATAGTAGTATATGCTTAATAGAAATAATGGACTTCTTGCCCATTAGTTTATCATATCTTAATAAAAAATTGTATAATTTGATTACTTATAAAACTCATAAAAAATGGTAACAATTGGGTTAGCTATTTATATAATTTCAGCTATAGGAGCTATTTTATATATTAGATACGATTCAGAGTATGATGAAACTTATCCTGACGAATCAGATGGTGTATTACTTTTGGTTTTATGTCCAGCATTAAACTCTGTTGTAGCTGTGTATGAATTAGGTAAATTTTTAAGTTATATAAATGATAGATTTCTTTCTAAGTTTAATAAACCTCTTATAAAACTAATTAAATATAAAAGAAAATGAACTTTTTAGATAAAAAAGTAGAAGAGATTCTTAAAAATCATTCTAGTGGTGAAGATTTCTTTAATCACTTAGATGATATGATTCGTGGACACAAGAGTATTATTGATGCTACCTGGGATAAGTTGGTTCAATGGTGTTATGACGAGCATCTGTGGGTAAATAGAGGCATTCCTACATTTGGTTGGAATGGTCTAATTCTCACAGGTGCCTTCGGAAGAGCTGTATTTAATTATATGCCTTATGAATTACGTAAGACTTTTGAACAGGTAATACTAGTTAATGGGGGATTGCGACAAGAAGATACTAAAGCACAAATATTAGTTAATCAAATAGACGTTGATGATTTTATTTTATTTGATGATTCTTTTTATTCAGGCACTACTAGAAATAAAATAGAGGAAGCCCTCAAAGAAATTCGTCAAGGTTGTAAAATCATTCAGACTGTGTGTATTTATGATGGTGGTAAAGACCCTAATGTAACTTCTTTATATAAATATTATAAATGATAGAACTAGTATCAATATCAAATATATATGGGGATTGTACTTCTGATTATGAGATAATCCATTCCCCTTTAGATACTGTTGGTGATATTATAGATCACGCTACAGAAAACGATGAATGGGGCAATTTCGTAATTAATGGTGAAAGGTTTTATTCAGGTAAATATGTTATTATGAATGTGCCTGAAGAAATTCGAAGTAAACATATACGAAATGCTAACTGTAGTGGAGGTTGGGGAAACATGAACTATTATATAGAAACTTATTAAAGGAATTAAATGGGTAAAAGAATTCTTTATACTTGTGATTTCTGTGGCTCTACTATAGATTTAGATAAGCAAGTAGGAATCTTAGATTACTGCAGTGCAGTAAACTCTATAGATGAGAGGTGGACACTCAATAGGCGTAGATATATATGTGATAAATGTCTCGAAAAAATTTCATTATTTTTAAGTAAATGAATCAAATAGGTAAAATAGAAAAATCTTATTCTTATACTATTCCAGATGGTCCTCATAAAGGAGAAACCATTTGGAGTGGTAGATATTGTGCAGTTAGTTGTGTCGTGTTAGCTAAAGAAAAAGATGGTAAATGGTATGTATTAATTAATAAAAGAGGTAGAGGAACACCTGATGACCAAGGTAAATGGAATATGCCATGTGGATATTTAGATGGTGGCGAATCTGCCACTGAAGCATGTTCTAGAGAAGTTGCTGAAGAATGTGGGGTTAGTATTCCTTCAGAAGCTTTTGCATTAATTAACGTGGAGACTGACCCTAAAAAGTGTAATAAAGGTAATGTTACTTTAAGACATTTATGTATCCTAGGTCTTAGAAAACATATTGGTAAACTTCAAGAAGGCGGGGAGAAAGATGAAGTTGATGGAATTAAATGGTTGCCTATAGAAGAAATTCCTAATTATAACTGGGCATTTAATCATAAGTCAACTCTTTTAAATGAAATTATACCTAAATTAGAGGAGTATTACCATAATTATGTACTGGATACAATAAAAGTAACTTATGAATAATTAAATATTTAGATTAGTATTAATAAGATCAATTATTTATTTTTTAAAGTATATTGTTATATGAACTCATTACAGGATTTATTTAGTCTTTCTTTTAGCTCTAAGTTGAATAGTATTCAGTCTTCTTTTCAGACTGCTCACGATAAAGCAGTTACTTTAATCTCCAAAATGAATGATAAGATTTCAGAAAAAGAAGAGGAAGTGAAGAAGATTCAGTCTGAAATTAAAGACATCGAGAATATCAAAGCTCAGGCAAATAAATTTGTAGATAATCTTAAGAGTATCTTGGTATAATGTATAGAGTTAAAGAGACTTTTGAATATCTCGTAGATGATAGCGATGACTTCTGTTCAGTACATGATGCCTTAGAAATGGATTCCGATATGCCTTGTCCTTGTTGGGATGGAAGTAAAATTCCTATAGGCGGTGAAGAAAGGTCTATTCCTTGGGGTGACAGTGTTATTGAAGTTATAAATAATGCCATATCTATAGATGTAGATACTCTTTTACAATTAATAAAAGATTCCGAAAAATTAGCTGCTTTAGAGGCTGAAGGAGTTGATAATTGGGAGGGTTATAGCTTGGCTATGAAAGAACTTAATACTGGTTATCAAAAGGATGCTATAACTGATGAAGTATTAATTAAGCAATATTGTGAATGATTGATTTTGAAACTAAAAAAGTACTATTCATTGATTTGGACAGTACTTTAATTAAGACTATTTCAGGTAAAACATTTCCTGAAGACATTACTGATTTTAGAGTACAACTTCCTGTATTAGATAAAATAATAGAAAAGATGCCTAATCTTAATATGTTTTTTATAGTAAGTAATCAAGGAGGTTTAAAGACTCTTACAGATAAACGTATTTTTAATTATAAGATATGGGCTGTAGAAGGTATATGTTATGACTATTTTATTAATAAACTTAATAATTTTTCATATAGTGATAGCTTGTATTGTTGTTCTATGGATAAGAATGATACTTATCGAAAACCTAATACTGGAATGCTAGAACAATTATACTATCAATACAAAGTAGAGTCTAAAGATGAATGTATTATGATAGGAGATGCTTCTGGTAAACCAGGGGATTTTTCAGATTCTGATAAGAAGTGCGCTGAGAATTTTGGTATAGATTATATTGACGTTAGAGACTTTTTAGAATTATGAAATTAAGACTGGACGAATATTACTATATAATTAGTGATGAATTTGATGAAATAGAAGACTATATGCCCCAGTATATGGTAGAAGAATTAGATAAATTTAGAGAATCTCATACCCCCGAGGAAGCTTTTGATTATTTAGAAAACCTATATTCACATATAGAAATAATAGGTACACAATATCGTACTAATTATATTGACTTAGAAAAGTCTTATATTAATTATACTGCTATTATAAAGATTGAAGATAAATATTATTCTTTTGATTGGTATTATACTTGGAATTGGGATTTTGAAGACCAAGTAGATGCAAATGCAGATTTAACAGAAGTATTTCCAAAGGAAGTAACCGTAACTGAATATGAATCAAAATAATTCTTCAGAGTTTTATGAAGCCAGTACTGCAGAATTCATTGAGAAATTTATTTATATAAATAAAAACCAATGAGATTGAATAATAATCAAAAGAATTTAATTAAAATTTTAATCAATTAATAACTATATTAAGTATGGACGAGTATGGATTTGTGAATAATTTAGATTTAGCTAAATCAATATTAATTATGTACTTCTCTAATAAGTTTATTTTGGAACGTGAATTAGTTACTAAGATTAAAAATGAATTAGTAGAAATTGAAGGAGGCTTTACATTCATTAATCCTGATGGTTACTATCATTTTGGAGGTCCTGATCAAATGGATGGGTATGTAATTCGAGAATTAGAAGGATGGTTAAAAGAATACAAGGAAATTAGTGAAGGCGATTCACATTTGATGCTTAACTGGCTGAATGAACTCGATGTTGTATTCTACGAAATTGAAGGTGAAATTAAGTGCTTTGTTTTAAAAGAATTTGACTAAAATCTCTAATAAGAAAGTAGGAAAAGCAGAGAACATTAATATAAAACTATTATGACATTAACATTCGGTTTAAAAAGAAGTAGTACTAAAAGTAAAAGAACTCATAAGAAATTTCCCAGATATAAGTTTAAGGATTTTACAGCTATTCCTAGAAATTTAAAAGAATGGGGGTATTGTAAGCATAATTGGAACGATGATGACTATACCTATCTTAATGGTGATATTGAAAAATTTTTAAAATGCCATGTAGGATATCCAGTTAATAAAGTATTTTCTAAGTTCCTATCTAGATGTAATAATCTGAGTAAATTTAATCCTAAAGAAGAATTTTATAGCTTTATTCAAGATAAAGAAGATATAGATTCTCAACGTGGTGGGTTTTATGTAACTAATGGTATTCTTAATTATAAAAAGCCTGTTAAAGGGAGTGATTATCAAATAATTAATAAATATAACGAGAATCAGAAAAGATTTAATAAATTATATTTGAGACCCCTAATTAAAGCTCTAATAGAATCAAGGGTTCCACAATGTATTGGTAAATATTTATTAAGAGAGGGTGAAAAAACTATCTATATAGATTTTTATCCAGGTGTTGGGTATTATGAAAACATTTGGAATAAAAGACAAATAACAAATATAATAGGAGTAGGTCGTGGAATCAACTATGATGTTGTCAATACACAGGGCGGTAAAACTAAATACCTTTGTAGTATAGATACAAGCTTGGTTTTTGGCAGACCTGATATTTGCTTTTATTTCAAGAAATAAATATATTATAAATGGTTAAATATACAAAAGAAGAAGCAAAACATATTTGGGTAACTTCAGATACCCATTTTAATCATGCTAATATAATTAAGTATTGTAATCGTCCATTCTCTTCTGTTGAGGAAATGAATGAAACTATAATAGAAAATTGGAATAAAGTAGTTTCTAAGGGTGATATAGTCTATCACTTGGGAGATTTCGCTTTAGGTGATAAATCACTCATCCCCGATTTTATAAGACGTCTAACTGGACATATAAGCTTTATTATGGGAAATCATGATAATTTGAATATTATGAAAAGTTTTGAGTCTCCTTTTAGATGCGAAACAGTATCTTGGGAAGAAGTAATTAGGGTGGAAAAGAAAACTATAATTCTTAACCACTTTCCCTTTGGTTCTCTACCAGATCCAGCTACTAATCGTCCTATAATTCAATTACATGGTCATGTGCATAGTACACCAGATAAACCATGGAATTATTTCGATAATCAGTATGATGTGGGTGTAGATAATAATAATTTCACACCTGTAAATCTGGCAGAATTATTAGATAAAATTCATTATAAAGCACATATCAAATAATGCAATTAATAACTCCTGAATATATAAATAATAATCTTGATCTTTTTAAGTATTTGCAAAAGATTGGAATACTTCCAGATGATTCTAATGTAAGAGATAAAAATATTGGAGAAAGTAACTATTCTAAGTCTATAATTCAGCCTTGGTCTGTATGGCAAGATTGGAAATTAAATCCTTGGGATGCTGATATAGTTAAACGTATATATAGAACTAAAGTATTACAAGGAAAGACTGAGAGTGAAGCTAGAATAGAAGACTACGAAAAGATTATTCATATATGTCAAGAGAGAATAAGACAATTACAAAATAATTAATATGAAGAAATTAAGTAATGGAAATCTCTATACTAGAGATGAGTTTAGAGAGCGTGTTGAGAATGGATTGTTTATAGATTCTGACGGTGAAGGACAGTACTCTAATGAGAATGGAGATTGGACAGGTAAATGGCTATCCCCTTCTTCCTTTACATTAGATGAGGTCAACAACAAAAATATGGAATATACACATGTAATATGGTATAATAAATAATAATTAAGGGCAGGTCAGTGGAGTAAAATCCATTGGCTTGCCCTTTTTTCTTTATAGGGGGTGAGTTAGCAAATGCTAGCTTGCCCCTATTTTTTTAATTTATGTGTGATATATGATACTTATTACAATAAGTACATTGATAAATAGTATAAGTATCTAAATGCATCTTTTTGAGATATTTCTCAGCTAAATCTGTAGTATCGAATGTCATTTTAGTTTTACCTAATTTATTATAATGACATCTAGGATATTTAGTAGATAAATTGTCTCTAGGTTTCATAAAAATAATTATTGATTTTGAGCTTTAGCCCATAATTTATAGGTATCTTGAAAACTTCTAAATAATGCTTGTGAATTCATTATAGTTTCAGTTAAAGATTTATTTCCGGTAACTAAATTCCACATATCATTAATTATTTTAGACTATAATTTATAAGTAGCAGGATTGGTAGAATTACCTAAATAATCTAATACTGCTAATGGTCCTTTAAATCCATCAAAAGCACTATGACCTCCTTTATATATAAGTTCAGTAATCGCATTACCTATTAAATTCTAACCATCTGCATTTTTCTTATGGTCTTTATACATAGGATTAAATACTAATCCAAATAGACCTGCTACTATCAGACTAACTAATAAATCAGAAAATAATTTACGTAAATTAGCCTACTGTACTTCATTATTCCAAATATTTTCTTTAAAACCATCTATGCCATTATAGTGAAATTCTTTAAGAGTATCAGCTATTGTATAAATTATTCCTTGTACCATATCTGGAACATATTTAACTACAGGAGCATTTTCATCGCCACCTTCTTCTAAAGTTACTGCTTCTCCCTATTTGTTCCAATATAGAGGTTTACCATTTCTTGTTTCTTGCTCTGCATGATACGAACTATTTGAGATTTGTCTTGATTTTCCATAGTTATCTATTAAACCATTCATCCATGTAGAAAAAACTGCAAAATTACGACCTATTGCAATGTTCTCATATTTAGCTTTAGTACTCTAGTTATATGCCCCATATATACTGTCTGCGAGATTTTTAAATGAAGTTATTTGAGCTTGAGTATATGCATCAGGTAAATCATCTCCCTCAGTTAAACTGGTTCCATTTTCCTAATTCATCATACGCATTAAGCTAAGATATAAAGAACGCTGCCTCTAATAAGCAACTTCATCTGTTCTATCACCTTTTGCATATAAATCAAAACGCTTGTCACGTCTCCAATCATAGACTAACTGTCCATCTTTAATATAATAAGCATCAAATACTCCATCATGTTTCATTTGTGCGGTAAATAATACCATTCTATTTAAATAGTCTGGTCCATAAAGAGTGGAGTAAGCCCAATTTTCCCAATTTAAAATACCACCTCTACAAGTTTTCTAACCTTCAGAAATTTTAGCAATATCCATATTAGATAATCTATATTTAAGATTTAACTAATTGAGTTTACTAATAGTCATAATATTTTGAGGTCCCTCTACTATTACTTCCTTATATCCACTAAGAACTTCGGCAGCAGTTATATCTGTTTGATATTTATTTATACTTCTTGCTAGGTTTTCAAACAAACCCTGAATAGTATCACGAACAGTTCCTGCTACATTACCAGCAATATAACATTTACTAACAGCTCTTCTAATAGGATCAATTAAAGCTTCAATAGCTTTAGTTCGAGGTTCCATTATAGACTAATTAAATACAGAAACTGATAAAAAATCATTTATAGTTTTCACAGTATGTTCTACATTTCTAAAATCGTCTTCTGTTTCTCCTTTTAAATATAGGTCAAGTAAAATACCTTTGGTTCTAGTTAACATCTTCTAATATTCAACAGACTAAATATGTTTTTCCATAAAGTCAATTAAAATATTTTCAACATTAGTTTCAAAGTAATCTAATCCCTTTTCATTTAACCAGTTAGCTCGTCTATTAGAATCTTCAGATCTTTTAAATGGATTATATGCTTGTAAATTCTCTAAATCGGCTTTCCTTTCAGCTTTTTCTTCTTCATTAAGAGTGTCATCCATAAATTCATTATAGGCATCTACTGGATGAGTTATTCTTTTCATCCATCTCTGTCCAAATTCTTTAAAACCCTACTTAGCTTTAGTTCTACGAGTAGCAATTGAAGCTCTTTCTAGAGGAACATCTAAATAATTCGTATTTTTAATAGAATCAATAAGATGTGAATCATTAATTCCAGTAAACTACCAAGTTTGTCCTCGCATTTCATATCTTATTTTATTTATTTCAAATAAAACATTTTTTAAAAATTCTCTTTCTGAAGCATCTAGGTCATTAGCTTCGTCATAAGGATTTTTAAATTTCAATTCCCCAACACTTAAATAATATGGATCGTAAAGATTTTTAAAGATTCGTACTTCATCACCTATAGTACTATTACGTAATGCTGTGTATCCTTTGGCTTCAAAGAAATTACTCATAACCTTACGTAATGGAGAATACTCATGTAAAACTCTATCAGCTACTTTATTCACTGCCTACTAAAACATAAAACCAGTTACACGTACATTAGTATTAGGAATACTTTGAGTTTTAAATACATATTCAGACATCTATCCAAAAGCTTCATTCTCAAGAGATAAATCTCCATTATACATATTTAATGCTCTTAAAGCTGACATATAAACTTTTGCTAAAGAGGATAATGTTTTATCTGCTGAATAAATTAACTCTTTGATTCTTCTAGGATTTTTAGGTAATCTATCCATGTTCTCTATTTTATCAATAATAGTCTAAAGTTTAATTAATTTACCTTCAACGGTTTTAGTAGTTTCTAGACCATCTACTACAGTTCCATCTAAATTAGTTTTTGATGTAATATCATCTTCTATTTCTTTAAGTTCTGACACTTCTGGATGACTACTTAAAGCTTCTCTCCAAGTTTGAATCATTAATTCAGAAGGGTCTATAGTTTCTACACCTTCAAAATTATTATTTAAACTTAGTGAACTGTTATTCTCTTTAACCACATCTACTATTGTCTTAAAACGAGGCAATAACATAGATATGTCCATTTCACAACCTTTTTTATCATGCAAATTGGATATTCCTACCACTTTTAAAGTTCCTAATTTAGGAGTAAAAGGTAATTTAGGTAATATCTAATTTAAAGCAGTAAGAGTTTTTATAGCTTCAATATTACCATAATTAGCCTACATTGTAAAATTTCTATTATTTAAGTCTGTAAGATAAGAACCTAATAAATTTTCTCTTCCTTTATATTTAACTTTAGTACTAACATCAAATGGAGTGATTGTAACCACATCAATCTAATTGGTAACTTTATGCTTAAATAATAATATATTAGCATTAGTTAAAGTGTTGTTATCTATTAGTTCCCACTTGTAATCTGGTTTACCATCCGGGTTTCTAGTATCAAACTCAAAATACTTATTTAACTACTTCTGTATAAAAGAACTATTTTTTAGAGAACAATAAAAAGAATCTAGTCCCTACTCATAAGCAGCTTGTATGTCTGCTACAACACGATAAGATGCTTTCTATGCTGGTGTAGAATTTATTAACTAATCTTCCAATTGAGTTACCATGGCTACAACCTGTTCATTATTTTCACCTATTCTAGTGTCATCCACATGAACGGCTTCCTTCTATCCAGGAAACAATATATCCCAACCCTTCTCTTCTGAAGGTTTAGCTATCATACTCCAGTTAGACTTAACCCATCCTTTAGCTGATTCTTTAATACCATTTGCAGTAACTTCTATGCTTTGATTAGGAAAAATTCTTGCCAATTGTGTATTGATAGCATTAAAATCTTCATCATTAATATCAATGGCTTCTATATTAGAATCTATAAAATTGGCTACTATATTATCATACTTCTACATAATATATTGAGAATCTTTCATATCATAGCTAATAGCTTTAGACGCTTCTATTCCAGTAATATTCTAGAACTAATTATCATATTTAACCTTTATAGGAATAAGATTAACTCTAATATCAGTAGCATTTATACCATTATACGCTAAAATTCGTTTTAAGAACGCTAGTTTATATTTATACTTTTCTTTTTTAACAGCAGCCCAATCGGATTCGTTATCTATAGATACAGCAAGATTATATATGTCTAAAGTTCCGTCTGGTTTTACACATAAATAATCAATATGTCCTATGATATTTTCTATCTAATCCCGTAGCTTAGCAGAGACATTTAAGTTTTTTAATAAATAAGCTCCATTTCCCCTATTTTTCTTAAGTACCTCTTTTTCTACGGAGTTAACTACATCATGTAACTAATTAAATACTGGTTGTAAAGATGTGTTTAAAGTAGCTCCAGCAAAATGTCTATCATCATCCTAACTAGTAGATGAAACTATAATTCGGTGAGCATCAGCAGCATCTTTAGCTATAGTTTCCCAGTTCTGCTTTCTTTGTTTTATAGTATCTTCAGCCTACTATTCTGTATATCCCTAATTTATTAACTACTCTTTAACTATAGGTAAGTATTCATTATCAAAATCTATACGAAACATAGGAGGTTTACCATCTACTTTAAAGTAAGCCGAATCAATAAATGTCTAAGTAGTGAAATCCTTTCCTACATTTATATCTACATCATCTATAGGAGATTCTTTATTTGCTGAGAATTTATATTCCTTTTTAAGTTTATCTAATTTATCATATAATAAAGTCTATTTATCATGCTCTAAACTATACAATATAGCTAGAGCACTCTAAATATCACCATCACTAAATTCTTCTATTAAAGATTGATATGAATTATATATCTTGTTATTAAATCTATACTTACATCCCATTAACAACCAAATTCTTTTATTTTACCTAATTCTATATTCTATCTAATTAAATTGGCTATCTTCATATTTCTTTTTATAGCTTCCGAGTTTTCTAAAATTCCTTCTTTCATAAATGTATCAAAAGATAACCCTGATTCAGCTATAGGATTTGCTACATTTTGAGGAAAGTTGTCAAATATGAATTTAAAATCTTCTAAAAAGTCTTGACCTTTAAACTCCTTAAGTAAGCTCTATTTCTAAAACATCTAATCAGCTATCATATCTGCTACACATTCCTCTAATTTATCCTACATTGCAAAGTTAGTGTAAGCTTCATTAATATAGTCTAGATTAGTTCTAAATTTAGGTTTTTGCTAGTATTTAGTTATAACTGCTTGGTAACTATCAGGATATTTAGCTTTTAAAACTCCTAAAAATATATGAGCCATCTCGTGAAATACATCAGATACATTAGCATTACTACTATTTATATAGATTTGTCCATTATATATAAAGGCTCTAGCATTTTTTACATCAATTTTATTCTACTATCCAAAATCATTTAGTTCAGTTTGAGACATAGTATTTATAGCTATACCAAACTTTTCATTAAAATATTGGACTGCCTATTCCATTGAAGCTGTAGTAGGTTTTGTAGCTGCTTCATCTCCAAATTTACCAGTAATATCTATTTTATTACCATTGTTTTCAAGATATTTAAGAGTAGCAATTTTACCTCGCATTTCTTCTACTAGATAACTTTTAGTTTCAGCTTTATTTATCTTATCTACTATTTCTTTACCTAATTCCTAATTATTTTTAATTAACTAATTAATATCAGTATTTTTATTTTCAGCTGTTTTTAACCCCTTAGTAAATAAATAAACAAAAGCAGCAGCTTTCTCAGGAGTATTTAGAGTTTCAATACCTTCTATATCAGGAAATACTTTTCTAAAATCTGCTAAAGTACCATTTAATGCTTGTTTAAATATTTCAGGTAACTTATATATACTAGGTAACTAAATATCTAAAGTAGTTATTATCTATCCTTCTTTAACTCCTTTTAGTTCTATTCTAGAGGTACGTGGAGCAGGATGCATCTTAATTGAGTATAATCCTGCTTCTCTAAGAGTTTGTGTTGCATTCCAATCATCTATTTTAGCTTTTGCTGCTTCTAAAGAACTAAATGTTTGAGAATATGAATTAGGAGATATTATACTTCTAGATATAGCATAGTGTGTAACCTTAGTACTAGGATTATAATACTTATAAATATAAACCCCATGATACATACCATCAGTATCAACTCCTTCTTCTGCTTTTACAGGACTAAATAAGTATTTAGAATCATAACCAAAATTATATACTTCACCTAAGGACGAATATGGGAAAGATAAAATTAACTATTTAGCAGATTCTTTCTACTATACTTCTTCTTTAGTTTTATATTTAATCTATATTTTATCATCCTAAATAGATATATCTGGGTTTAAATTAGCTAATGCTGTTTTTAACAGTCCAATTGCCTGTTCTGGACTATTCTTGATAGTTTTAGCTAAAGATTCTAGTTTAACTCCCTATTTATCCCACTATTCCTATAATTCTTTCCATTTCTTTTTAATTTCAGTTTGCGGAATCTTTTTATCTACCGCCTCTTTAGTGACTTCTTTTGTTTCCCCTCCTATTATTTTAGAAACTTTTGCTTTCATTAGATTAGGATCAAATAAGAATATATTGTGGAGAAACTCTTGTAAATCTTCCTAACTTAAACTATTAAAATCCTAAAAAGAAGGCATATCTTGTATATAATTAGAAAGTACTGAATATAAATTTTTCATAGTAAGTTTATATTCAAATCTATTTTTATGTTTAGGGTCTTTTACACTCTTTATAGCTAATTCTAAGTCAGACTTACCCATATCCGAATTATATATGTCCTATATCTTACATAATATATTATTAAGAGTCTTAGAAGGAATTATATTATTACCATTTGAATCTTTAAAAGGTTTATACTTAGATTTATTATCTAAATAATCTAATAAAAGTTTTTCTCCGGTAATATTATATTTATTCACTATAGAGTTTAATTCTTCCTAGTATTCTTTTAAATCTTCTCTAAGTGTATTATTATCTATAGCTTTCTTTATTTTCTATCTCTAATCAAGATAATTAAATAAGTCCTAGGCACCATAAAACCCATTTACAAAGAAAATATCTGAACCACTAGGGCTTACTACTCTGCCAAAGTATTTAGAACCATTTAACTAAATTTGATTACAAGCTACTATAGTATGATTTTCATTAATCTCTAATTCAGGGAAAGCTTCTTTTAAATCAGGATATTTATCCTGAAGCTATCCAAGGGTGGTATTACTAATAAACTCATGTTTTTCTACATCTGATTCTTTTAAAGCTTGTACTCTAGCTGCCCTAAAAAGAGCAGCTAATTTAGTACGTTCCGCTTTAGACAGTTGAGTAATTAATTCAACTGCTCTACTTATATCTATGTCCTCATCAGTATTTTTTAATAATGTTTGCTCCTGGGTCTATAATTTACCGTCTACATAATTATTAACTAATACTTTTATATCACATCCCATTAATTAACAGTCTTTTATAAGTGAAGCTTTATTAGAAGTTATATACTAAGTTAACAAGTTTCTAATACCATCTATAGTCTATTTTTGTTCATCTACATCTAAATCCTCAAATTTACCATCAAAATCCACAGTCTTAGTTAAGAATAATGTATTATGCATATTAGGCATTTCTAGAGGACTATTCTCACTAAAATTCTGTAATCTATTCATCTTACTTTGATAATCTTCATCTGGCACAGGCGGTGGAATCAAGTCGTATTCCTAGTACTAATTATTACTATCTAATTTTTTGAGTACATATCCTCGAACAGGGTCATTCACCTTAACAAAAGGCTCCTAATGGTAGCTTTCTGCATAAGTACTAATTATAGGAGCTGCTGCTATCTAATAATCAGTATAGTTATATTCCTAATCAGTTTCAATATCCCAATCCTAATCTGATATAAATTTTAAATACTAATTTAAAATATTTTTAGGATTAGTACAAACTTTGAAAGATGTAGTAAGACGTTCACCACCATACTAGTTATTGTTTACTGCTATATTATACATTTGTAAAATATCTGCAATAGTATAATCTCCCTAGTACTATCTAGTCTCAAAATCAGCCATTCCTCTTAATATATCATCATAAGCCTCTCTAGACTATATGGTTATATCAGGATTAAGCAAATCTATATCAGTTGCTAATACTTCTGTATTATTATAAGGAACTAGAGTAAGATGTTTAACTAAAGAATTATTAGGATAATTTTCCCTTAGGTAATTAAGAAACTCATGTTCAACCCAATGTTTTAAAGTAGCTATACCATTTATAGTATTTAGATCAATTTTGTTAACTTTAATACTCTAAAAATATGGGTCAAATCCATCTGCCTAATTAACTGCTATTGGGGTAAGCGTTCTCATAAAAGATAATGTATTTAGTTTATCAACATATTTAATTACTCCATTTAGCTATTTATCGTTAACACTTTCAGAATTAGCAAGCAGCTTATTAACTAATCTACTCTTAGATGCAAAAGTATTATTTGCCACAACAAGTGATTTAAACAACTATAAAATCTATTTATAATGTGGAATCTACTCCATCATTTCAAATACATTAGCAGTACTTTTAATTATATCATAGTAATCAGATGCTTGTTTTCTATATTCATCATCTACTAAATATTTATATATATCAAAGTTATTAATTAAATCCTGTTCATGAGCAATATCTAACTCATTTGCTATGTACTCTGGGTCCAAAGTAGGATTATTTTCATGCAGTCTATTAATTAACTATTCTTTAGCCTATTCAGCTTCCTAAATCTCTTTTTCCTTAGCCCCTTCTTTAGGATATATTTTAGATACATTCATATTTAGAGCTTTCTCTCTATCTGTAACTATTTTAGACATACGGTTCATTCTAGAAAGTAAATCTAACTCAGAAGTAGGTAATCCCTAATTAAGTCCTAGCCAAGCAGATGATATTGTAGAAATTTCAGAGGCATCATTATATAGATTTTTAAATTCTTCTATATCGCCCTTAAAATCTGAATCTTTATTATACTGTGTTCTAACTTGTCTTAATTTATCTGTTAAATCTTGACAGTATCTAAGATAAGAGTTAACTTCAACATCATCAGTATCAATTAATTCAGTTAAATCTACATCCTAATTAATTATAGCATAATTAATATAAGCTTGCATAATGCTTCCTAATCCTTTAATATCTTCCTCCTCAGACAATCCAGCATTCTATTTAACTAAATCATAAATATCAGAATTTTTTAAATAGTTAGTTACATATCTATTTTTATTTATCCAAGTAGTTCTTTGCTCTCCAGTATCAATATCCTCCTAAGTTGTTCTTATTTGTCCATGTAAGAATTTTTTAACTCCAACAATACCCTAAGCCAAATTAATAGCCATAGCAGCATTACCGCTTTCATTCTAGAACATATTAGGATTAGCTAACTAATCTATGAGTTCTGATACTGGACTAGTCATAAATGCAACTAAATCGTTTATGTTTAGTCCCATCATCATTCCATATACATACATTCTAGCAAAATTAGTTCCTGCATTTATCTTAGCAAGAATAAGCTCTTTAGCATTATCGGTAGCTGCAGAAAGAAGCTAGGATATTAATTGATCAACATATTTATAATCTTCATTATCAAGAACACCAAATTGACTCTATAACGTCGACTTTATTTGTTCATCATATCTATTTAAATCAGGGATATGATTAATAGTCTACTCTATTGGAGTACCCTTAGCTCTTCCATTTATTCTTTTATAAGTATGCTAAAATTTTAATTTATTTATTGCCTCCTAATTACCAGATTTCAACACTTTTGTCCAATAATAAAAAGTATTAAACCATACTTTTTCACCATTAGCCGCTACACTAATCACATTCTTACCTACAAGGTTTTGATACTACATAATATACTTAGTCATAGGATTAAGCATATTTAAAGTAGCTGCCTAGTTACCTTTTGGGGAATTATCAGCTGCTTTACGCATAATACCCATAGCAATAGCTGTATATGCCTAATCACGATTTCTAATATCATGTGACACCTAATAGATGTTTGCAGAAGCTACGTTTTTAAATGCTGATTCTGCTACATTATCAGAAATAAGATAATTTTCATGTTTATTAATAGTTTCTATCAAAGTATTTAATACTTTGGCATCACCTGAATAATTAATACCATTATGTTGTTCGGCAATTCTAATTATTTTAGATAATTGTTTAATGAAAGCTGCATTACCCAATTTATGTACATTCTATAATACTTCATTTACATCCTAGTTTTCAGATAAATTAATTAAAGTATTTATCTCACTAGATATATCATAATCACCTTTATATACAACAATATGTTTAGGGATAGGTAAAGTTTTACTAGCTTGTAAAGTTTCTACACTATTATAATTAAATAAAGGACTCCATCCTATATAAGCAGCATTTTCATCATAAGACTGTCCCATTATATAAGCCTTATCAATATCATAGTCAGAACCCTATAAATAAGTCTAGAAATGACTTACATAAGATATATTTTTAGAGTTTTCAGTCCATGCTATATTTTTCATAGTCATAAAGGACTATAAAGATTGAGCAGGAATACGTGCAGCTATAAAGTTCTAAGAATCTAAGAAACTAACATATCGTTTATGCGCTTCTCTTCTTAAGAAAGCTTCTAATAATTCTTTATACTTAGCCTTATTTTCTTTAGATAAAGCCACAAGTTCATCTTTAGATTTCTATTGATTAGTAGTTGTAATGCTATCTAACTAAGTCTATAATAAGTCTTTTACATCCTAATCAATTAACTAATTTCCTAAGAAGAAACTGCTTGCAGATTTAATATGATTAAAAGCATCCCCACTATATATTTTATAATTATTTACCTAAGCTAATTTATAATTATCTGCTCTATAAATCTTAGCAACAAGAGAAGCTCTCTATTTAGCTGCATCTTCTTTATTACCTAAAACTATCTCAAAATCAGATAAGGGAGCTATTTCATAAAGGGTGTTAGTTTTATAAATAACCCTTCCTTTTACTATCTATTTAGTAGTTTCAACATATTGCTTTACATAATCAACACGTCTTTGAACAGAAGTTGGATCATCTAAATCCCTTAATCTATACTGATTAGGATCTAATACTATACCATCATTATTTATAAATTCCCCATCTTTATATGTAACATCCGGAGCATTAATCCATTTACCAACTTTAAATAAATCCCTATTACCTCTAGTTAAATAAATTTCTTCTTTATCATTAGTGCTTAACTAACTGGCTTCAAATCCTTTATACTAAATATAGTCATTATTTTTAACGGGTGTTAAAGTAATTAAAGTAGTATTACCTGTATCTTTTACGAATGCAAAATCATAACTAGTATTAGCAGGAGCATTTATTTTATTAAACTTCTTATAAAAATAGTCCTCTCCCTATTTAAGAACTTCAGCAAGAGATTCATTTTCTATTCCAAACTTATCTTTATAGATATTAGACATCACAAGTTCAGCAGCATAATTCTGTAAACTCCCTTGCATAATAGTTTTCTCATTACCAAATCTATCAGTATAAGTTCCATTATGAATATTATTTAATTCAGCCTAAACTAATGATTGGTGATTAGCTTTTTTACCTTTAGGATTAGTATAAGCATCTCTAATAACCGGAGAATCAAATATATTCATATATTCTCCCGTTTCAGAATCCTGCCACCTAAGTAAAGAAGGTCTTAAATCATGAGGTCTAACTATATTTTCCTAATATTTAAAATCATACTATTGTCTTTTTCCAGTAACTATAGATTCATCAGGCAATACAACCTCTTCAACTAACTAGGTAGCTATAGCAGATAATTCTGAAGAGTCTGCTATCCATTTACCATTAACCCTAGTTAAATTTAACTCTGCTGTAGGTGAAGTTATTTTATATGCACCTTTTTTATAATCAACTTTTATAGATACATTATTAGCTATTTCTATATCATTAATTCCATCCTTAAACTTGTAATAGTCATCCATAGAATTTAATTCTACAGTATGAACTTTTCCTTCTGAATCAATAATATTTACATTATCAGAAGGCATAAACCAGCTTTTATCAGGTCTTATTTCTGCCTCTTTCTGTTTTCTATTTAAATATCTCTAAATAAGCTAATGATTATAACCAGTTATATCCTATGTATCAATTCTATCAGGATTTTCTATTTTTAATTTTTGTACCTAATTTTCTAACTATTTAACGGATTGCCCATTTATAAAGAACTCTCCTATTGAGTTAGTTTCTGGGTTGTAATCCTGATAACCTTGTAATAATGTAATTAAGGACTATTTATAGTCTTCCTATGCTCTTTTTAAGATGTCAGTTGCCATTAATTTTTCACCACCAAACTCAAAATATTGAATCATGTGATAAGCAGGAACCATAACACATCCAGAACCTGGATGTTTACGTTTAATAGCTTCTTTGTTAATTGTACTGGCTAATGTAGCAATAAAATCAGAATATATATTAGGGTCACTAAACGGTATTTTAGAACTATCCTACTGATGATTTTTACTTTTATAGAATACAGATTCTACTGCTTGCATAATTACATGCTACAAACTCTCCCTATCTTTAATAGAAGAAGATTTCATTACAATTCTACCAATAGCATCATATAAATCAGACTAAGCTTGTTTTGGATCTTCAAAATTCTGAATAAAGGTATCTACAGCTTTACTCATTTTCTTAGTAGTAGCTAAGGAAGCTCTTCCAAGACCCTAAAATATTTCATCAGTGTTATCATAGGTAAATCCATATGCTGATGTAGCAGTGATAACCTGAGAAAATTCTGTAAGTTCAGAGTCTATAATATCATGGTCAGCATTCATCTACATTCCGAGACCATCTGAATCTACTTCAAAATAACTAAGGTCTTTATCATCATACCAAGCACTAGACTGATTAATATTTTGTGCACCATTTTTTACTGCTGTATTATTTAAAGCATAACCAATATGATACTGTTTAAGAGGTTGTATATAGTTATCCTAATCAAGAGGAACATTGTCAGCACCTTCATTAATTTTATGACCAACTGCATTCATAAAATTAACAACTACCTCATTACTAAATTCAGAATAATTCCCCTTACTATCAACGCAATTAATACCACCTAAAGCTGTATGTAATTCAAATAAAGAATTAATAGTATGTTTATTAGTCATTTCTGGATTGGACTAATCCATTAAAAATGCCTATGCCTATTGCCAAGTATCAAAAGTAGCATGATTACTTTTCTAGTCAGGAGAATCATAAAATACATGATATACTTTATGCGAAGGGGCTTCTATACCTTTAATTACAGGTGCCTCTGTGGTATAATATAGAGTATTTCCTTCTTTAGTTACAGTTTTGTTAAAACCAGTAATTTGAATCTGATCTCCATACTTGTCTTTATAATACAACTAATTGTTTTTAACTCCGTCAGCATTTCCGAGAATAACATTATTAAACCATCTAGCTGTAGCTAAAATTTTAGATTCATCGAGATTACCTAAAGCTATAGATTGCATTAAATCCACATCACCTTCCCATTGTAAGTTAGTCATCTTTTTAAACATTTTAAAAAGACTGGTGTGAGAATTTAAGGAAGCTCGCATAGTTTCATTAGTGATAGTATCGGTTGCAAACTTAGCTAAGAATGCAGTACCTGTTACTGGGTCATAAGCATGCCAAATAGGTTTTTTAATAAATCCTACAGCCTGAGAACCTAATGCTTTATTCTCCAAAATAGACTAGAATGGATTAATTTGAGCAGAACCATCCGCAGAATCAATATCATCTTCATGGTCTCCTCTATAGTTATACACTGAAGCACCCTCGTCTCTAATTACTGCACATTTAGTTTTAGCAGAAATACCATTTATAACTTTAGGTAGACAGTACTGTAAAGTGGCAGGTATAATTACATTACGCTTAAACTAAGTACCCTAAGCTACATTAGCTATCATGGTCATAGACTAATGATAAATATCATTTATAAAGCTTGATATATTAGTAGGTATTGTAGTGTATTTTAAGTCTGCAACAGAATTAGTTGTATTTAAGAATTCCTTAGCCTACTAGAAAGTATTTTCACTTACCTATATTTTAGTTTTTTTAAAGAACTCCTCAGAATTATCACAAGATTTTACTAAATTATAGGTGGTTTGTTTAGCTTTATCCGGGTGATTAATCTCAGAACCAGTTAAACTCATACGTAAATTATTACTTAAGAATCCTTCAACATAGAAGAATTTATCAAGCAATGGATTTACTACAATATCTTTACTAGAATCTATTTTAGTATTTGATATAATATTTAAACCATTCTATTTAGCTAAAATCAACTTACCAGTTTTAGCATCTACCCAGTTTTTAAAGAAAGCACTTCTACCTTTAGAGTCATTCTTATATAATCCTAAAATAGTCTACATGATAGGATTATTAGAAATAGCTTCAGGCAATTTCTCACCATAATAATTATCTACTGAATCATTTAAATCAACCACTTGATAGGTGCAATTATTATCAAGAAAGTTTTGTATAAATAAATGTTTCTATTGCTCTAAGAAGATATTCAAAGTGTCTTTATTAGCATATAATTCTTCAGCATAATACTACAAGAGTTCATTTACAGCTAAATGTTTACCTGCTTTTCTATAATCAGCATCTAAAGTTACCTTCTCGCCAATAGAATCAGCTAACTTAATTAACTCTGGTTCAGTAATATTAGCTAACATCTATTGATATGTATAGTTAGTACTATGCTAATTATTATAAGCATCAGTTAGTCTTTGAAGTTTATTTTTGGTAGAATTCCATACATTTTTATAGAAAGTACCTATAGTCTTAATAGTATTGTCAACTATAGTATCTTTCAGATTTTCATCACTTATAATATCATCTCCAAATAAATTCTTAGTAATTTCATAATTAATGAAAGTAGTTTTATCAGAGTAAGCAGTAGGCTATATTATAAATGTTCCATATTGTAAATAGCTTCCCCAGAACTTATTAAATACAGAATGGAAGAATAACTCTCCTTGAGAAAAATTCTTTAACTATTTAGACTCTTGCCACTACGAAGTAGCTTCTAGGTCATGTTGGATACCTCTAATTTTAGTAGAATCTTGCACAAAGAATAAACTGTCTGCATTAGTATCCTTCTATTTAAATAAATAATGATGAATATTAGTACCTAATTTATTTACACTATTATTTGGAATATTATCACCTGCTTTATTTTTGGTAGTAGCTTTGGAAGCTTCTCCTGACTACATAGAATAAGCGTCACTCCAAGCTTCAAGTACACTATCTTTAAAAGAAGCAACTGTAATCTTTAAGTTATTAAACATATTAGTAAACAGTTTACTCTTTTTATTATTCTCATAAATTCGATAAATTCCATCTTTACCTGTATTAGATAAATACTATGCAAAATCCTAGTCTCCAGCCTCATCATAGAGATAGTTAACATAAGCTGCTTTAATAGCTAGCGTAGTTAAGTCTTTTAAATTATCCTTATTTAACTACTAAAATATTTCAAGCTATTGAATTTTCTATGAAGGGTTATCTAAAATTTTTAAACTTAAATGGTCATCAATAAAAGATAGTAGATCTTTTAATTTTCTTTCTCGTTCAGTGAGTTCCTCATTTCTAAGTAATTTCTATCTAAAGGAAGTTAAATCAATTTTATTTAAATCATTAAATAATTCATTACTCTAATATTTACCATCAGAATTTAATATTTGAGTAGATATGTAAGTAACTTTTTCATCTCCAATTACTACAGAATACTACTTATTGCCATCTACAGTACTAATAGTATCAAACTGCCACTTCTTGCGTCTAGCTTCTCGTTCTGAAGCCGAAGCATTATTAATATTTCTATTAATTCTTACTCTAGTTTTATAAGTATCTGCATTATTAAAGTATCTTTTCTTTACCTCGATTTGAACCATACCAGTTTCACCATCAAAAGATGTTTCAAGATAATGCATAGTAGTATTTCTAGCTATAATACCTGATATTTCAGCAGATAGCTGAGAAACTGGACCATTTATTTGCTTAACATTTTTTAATTCCTAAGATCTTAAAGAATTCGGATTACTTTCATTTAAAGCAGCTTCATATAATGAATATAATATATTTAAGTCATATTCGGTGGTTGCAGTAGTATTATTCAATGGGATTGTATCAATTAATCTCTAACTACTTCCTTTTACCGGTTCAAATAACAAACTTAAAGCTGTATATAACTAATTCTATGGATTGTCATGTAAATCCGCTAAAGCTAAAGCAAAATCATTAAGAGCCTCTTTCCTATTCTAATTATTTTCAGACCATTGAAGTAAATTGAGTTTCCTATAGAGAACATCATCAATAAGATTTCGAGCAGCTACAATAACCGAAGTGCTATTTAATCTTCTATTCTAAAATTGGTCAGTTTTATAACTTAACACTCTTATCTAATTTAGAAACGCATCAGTTATTTTTGCCACATATTTTTCGGATTTTACAGATTCACTTGTTTGCCAACCTTTTTTCTAGTTTGTTGTATCCTATTTATAGGAATATTTAGTAGAGTCTCCAAACTCCATTCCTTTCTATCCTTGTTTGATGTCAATAGAATCTCCTAAAGAGTCTACTAACATTTCATCAAAATGGATAAGAGAAGTATATGCGTTTGCAGCATTTAATAAATCATTATTTTCTAATTCAAAACTATCTAATATATCTCTAACTGTTTTTCCGTTTATTTCAGTATTTAATAAATCTTGATATTTCTTAGTATTTAATAATCTTTTAACTTCATAGAAATAGGAAGATAAATGGTCTGCTAAATATAATATATTCCTTACATTATCTTGCTATTTTCCAGACCTATAAATATTAAATAAGGTCTTTTTAAAATCAGGATTTTGTAGTAAAGTATTTACTACCTAAGTATATATCTCTGTATTAGATATTTTATCATAATTATTAAGTTTTTTAGAAGATAAACTATCTAAAGTCTGTTGTAAATCCGGAATATGTTTTATATGATCGTAGAAAGCTTGCATTACATAAAAATACTTACCTCCTATAAATCCTTCTTCATTTACAAATTCACTAGGTAATTTTTCATACTTAGAATCTACTGATTTTAAATATTCTACTATCTACTTAAAATATCTATTTTTAAGATTAATAAGATTCTAATTTAATATACTATCCGCTTGTACAACTAATGCTCCATTAGCTGCATTATAATAGCATGCTGCAAAAAGATTATCATTAAATCCCTCCTTTAGCTGTCTAATAATATTATATGCTCCAGTACCATATATTTCTTTAAGATGTTCATCTAAACTTAACTAATTATTATCTAATATTTCAAAAGTAGTTTTAGCTTCAATAGAACTATCTCCTTCTGGAGTAGACCCAGACGAGTGTTCGTCTAAGTCTACATGAAGGGTTTCTAATACTTTACTTCTTAATTCATTAAATTTAGGAAGCAAATCTGGTTTTCTAGAAGTTAGCGCTGCTATTGCATCATCCATAGATTTATTAAATCCTTGAATAGATTTCTAAATATCATCTTCAGAATCTAACGAATCTAATTTATATCTAGTCGTTTTAGGTATCCCCTATTTGTTTATAAATCTATCAATAAATTTATCAGCATTTTCGTCACGCGAATAAGTCATTAAAGCTCTACCTATATCTGCTGGACTATAGGTATTTAGTAAGTTACATACTGCCATTAACATTCAAATATTTTATATAATTCTGGATAATTCTCTTCTATTAGTCCAGTTATATCTATATAATTAAAGTCATCTTTTAATTTATGTAATGCCTCAGAAATCTAATCCTCATTAAGAGTTTTGGCATTATTTATAAGAGTGTTTAATTCCTCTATAAAACTGGTTAAAGTATCATCGTCGTTAATTTGTTCTCTAAATTCCTAGCTATTTAGTAACTAATTAAGAGCCACTGATTGTTTTACTTTCTTACCGCCAAAATCAACTAGCTCATCAAATCTATTGTTGACTTTCTAGACCTAATCACCTTTAAGAGTCCAGGTTTCAGTATCTAATTCATATTCAGTTCCGTTATTTTCTACTATTAATTTGGATTCTCCATTAACACTCTTAGTTTTTAAATTAAAACCACCTTGAACCTAAGAGCTAATTATATCTTTTAAAGTCTATTTTTTAACATCTCCAGTTTTCTAATAAGTGTAATTTACAGGTAACTCTAAAGTCTAGTCCTAACCAACAGCTTTAAATACGTCTATTATCTAATCTCTAGTAATTTCATTTAGTTTATCAACAGCCTCCTCTAAGGTATCTTCGTCAAAGCTAAAACCTGAGTCGTTAACCTATTTAAGAACCTCTGCAGCTACAGGCATTCTCTATTCTAATGGAATCACTTTAGACTAAGTAGTTGCTGGAGCAGTACTAGTCTAAGTATTTGTAGAATTAGTTAGGCTTACTGTATTATTTAACAGTTCGTCAATAGATAAATCAATTCCAGCGGCTCTTAAATCATTATCTGAAGTAAATAACTCATCAGATGTTTTAATAGGATAAAATACGGTTTCTTTTCCTGCTTTAATACTAATTATATCAGTAGAACTAGCACTTTCTTTAGTTCTAGATATATCAGGGTTAATGAAGAAACCATAAGGGAATCTAGCATCATCTGCTCTCATTAATAGGTTATTCTTATCATATTTTCTATGAATATCATCAGTAGTTCCGTGGAACATTAAATCAAACATATCTGCAAGACTTCTATCAGGGTGTTCTCCAGGTTTAGCTTTGATATCCTTTTTTGTTTTTAACAATCCTCCATCGCCAAATAAATCTCCTATCTGAGTACTTACTGTTTTCCTTGTTCCATTATCATCCCAAGACACTTTAGCAGATTCTGAATAGTTACCAGAAAGCTAATCAGGGTTATACTAATAGAATGTAACAGTTCTAAGAATATTACCTAAATATCTAGGAATTGCAGACCACTACTCGCCTTGTTTATAAATAACATCTATTTTAGATCCATCTTTCCTAGTTTCTACAATTCTTAAATCAGATGTAAATAAACCTGAAAGAGTCCTCTAATGTTCTGCACTATTTATATCGATAAATTCATTTTCTCCCCAAGGAGTATCAGGTTCTCTAGTTCCGTCTGGGTTTTGAGTACCAGGATGTAATAACTAAAGACCTAAAGTGTCAACATAAGGTGAAGGACAAATAGCACCTAATATTCTATTACTTAACTAATAGAACTGCTTAGCTTTATTAGGAGTTATGACTATTAAATTAGCTTCAGACTTATTCCTATAAGCCTAACTACCAGCAACTTTAAATCTCTAAACATGAAAATCGTGTTTACTTGAGTAACCTAATCTAAAGGTAGGTATATCTTTACATACTTCCTAGTTAAACTTTTCTAAATTATTTAAGTCGGTTTTAGTTAATTTTTTACCAGTTAAATAAGTGTCTACATCTACCTATTTATTATTAAATAAATAATTTTGAGCTTTAATTAATGTATCTAGCTTCTTAGTATCATACTTATTTTCCTGCATCCAATTATTTAAAGCCTCATTAAACTTACTTAAAGCGGCTCTCCAGTTCCATAAAGAAACAAACATCTAAATTCCATGATAATTAGCTCTATAAGGAAGTCGAGTATCATCTCCTCCCTAAATTTTATTACAGAACTCATTACTTGTCATTTGACTAAATGTCATACCGTAATTATGAAGTCTAATCATTCTGACTATAGGCTAATTATGCTCTGGATCTTGAATTTGGTTTATGTACTATTTAACTAAATCCTCTGGTTTTAATAAGGTATCAGAAGAAACAAATATTACTGCTTTTCCTTTTAAAGAAGGATCAATATTCAATAGGGTAGGGTCTTTAGCTGCATAAGTATACACTTCTGAAAAGACAAATCCAGGATTTCTATCTTTCATATTATCAAAATCCTTAACATTGTCAACAGCATTAGGATCAATTCTACCTCCTAGTCTTATTTCAGGTCCAGTTCTTTTGGTAAACCAAGTATGTTTCTACCTAACTATTGCTTTACTTATATCTATAGAAAAACTACCTTCTTTATTATACTTATTTATCCAAGAATCAAATAAATTAGCCCATTTCTAAGACCTATTTTCGATTGTATTTAGAATATTCTATAATTTAGATTTTCTTTCATTAGAAATAGTTGGATCAGAAAGTTCTTGACTAATTCTGTCTTTTATTTTACTTAAATTGCTAGTTAAAGTTTCAGGGTTATTAATACCTGCTAAGTCAAATTTACATATTTGTCCTTTTTTATTTTTAACTTTAAATACAATATTAGCTATATACTTATTCCCTTTATAGGTCATACCTACTTCAGGCATGGGCTTAAAAGAAGGTTGAATTTCTCCTTCAACTGAACGAATCTCTAATTCATAGGTACCAGCGTCCCAATCATCTTTACGAAAATTATTAGTTATGCAAGTTGGCATTACTCTAGTATGTGTACCTAAAATGGTTTCACCATAACTATGATTAAAAATTAAAGCAGATTTTACCTAATATAACTATTTTTCTAAAGTATGCTTATCTTTATACCAGAAAACTGATTCCTAATCTGTTAAAGCTGATATATTACGTAACTCCCCATTCTAATCAGGTCCAAAATGCCATGCATTTCCTTTATACTCTTTACCATTTTTACCTTTGTGAGTTTCTTCCACAGCTTTAGCTCCAACTAAAGTACAATCTCCCCAAGACATTACTGTAAATTCACTTTTTATTGAATCCTCAACTTCATGTGAATCTTTAGTCTCTTCTTCAGAATCAATTAACTAATTAACAGCCTCTTCAGTATCTTTATCTATATTTAAAGATTCAGGTGCTTTAAAATCTGTAGGATTTATAGCTTGCTAAGTAGATTGCTAGTTAGCATTCTAGTTTGATGTTTCATTTAAACCTTCAATAGGAGATAAATCCAACTAATCTAATATAGATAATTTACGTTCCTTTAGCTATTCTATTGTACTCTTTCCATTAATCTTATCCTTAAGACTAGGGGCTTTAGCAGTATAATCATCCTATGTATTTTTACCTATAATGCTACTTAATCCATTATCAATAAATATAGAAGCAGTTTTACCGCGACTCATTAAAGTGTATAAATCCTATAAGAAATTTCTTATATCTATGTCTTCGTCAGGCTTAGTGAATGATTGATCAATTACTACATATTCAAACTCCTAACCCTGCATCTAATCCTTAGATAATACAGTAGGATTTACACCAGCCTATTTTAACGCCTAGTACGCTGCACTAGAGGTATCTCCAATAAAACCAATATCAGAAGAAGTTTTTAATTTATTAATAGTGTCATTTGATAATGTTGGAGTAATTAAATCTCCTGCTAGACTATTACCATTATAAACTCTAAATCCCAACTTAGGAATTAACTAAGCGACTTGTTTCCAATATGCTGATAAGTCAGATTCTGACATTTCCTAAAGATTTGTAAGAACCTGAGCCAATAAAGTTTTTACATTATTTAAGTTAGCCTATTTCTAAATATTGTTATCTCGTAGTGATACACTTAATTCTGGAGTTCTAGATGCAAACAAATCTACAGGTCTCATATTACCTATAGCATTATTTTTATTATAATATCCTTTCTATTTTTCATCTCCAAGTAACATTAAAGTTCCTCCATTTTTCTACATATAAGTATCTAGAATTTGAAGTACTGGAGCTGGAATATGTGTAGCTTCATCTATAGCTAATATATTTGGAATTTCATCTAACTAATTAAACGTAAAGTCTTTTTTAAGTTTAGTCTAAGCAAAATCACCTGCAGAATAACTAAAATATTCAGAATCTTTCTCTAACTAGTTTTTACCTGGCTTATACTCTATATTTAAATCCGATTTTAAATCTGTCCAAACTGTATCTCCTAAAAGTTTTCTCATTAAGGATTCAATATCCATTGATTTACCTTTTCCAAATGAGGCAAGTAATCCCTAAGCCTACGTAGAAGTTGGTCCCACACATAGTATTTTGGTTTCAGGTCCCAAAAAATCAATAACAGATTTACCTACTACAGAAGTTTTTCCACTACCAGCATCACCAGTAATAATTACTGTATTATTAGCATTATATAGATTACTTCCAGACTTATCAAAAGCATATTTCATTATGTCTCTATAAGTCTAAGTAGTCTAAGCAATAGCTACTTTTGAAGCATATTCCTGACTAGCTATTGGTGCTTTATCAGTGTTCTATCCTACTGAAGTTTTTAAGAAGTTATAAAAATCGATTGGATTAAGTGATAATATAGTTGCTAAATATTGGAGTTTGTCATATTCTGACATATCTCCATACTGCATCTTAGGGTTTAATCGAGTATTTCTCTAATCTCCTAACTAATTAAAACTAATTAGTTTGTCAAGAATATTAGATTCTTTTAAAAATTCAGAGACAGACATTCCTGATTCCTATAAGGCTTTCTAAAAATTACCATAAAAAGCCTTTTCGTAATTAAATAGAGAAACATCTGGAACATTATCATCCAAACTACCCTCTAACAAGTTATAATGTTTATCTTTTACATCAATTACGAAATGTTGTTTATTAGCTTGCCATAAACCATTAAAACTTCTAGTTAGGGCTTTGTCAGTTTCTTCAAATTGTCTTCTTTTATTTATATCATTATTATTAGATAAATCAATCCATGCATCAAGAGTCTTTATAAACTAATTAAGTTGTTCTTGATATATAGTTGCATAATCATCATCGATTTCAGGAAGTTCTTCCCAGTTTTGAATAGTGTCACTATGTTTTTTAGCATACTCATTCATTACTTTGTTATGTCCTATGACATTATTACCTGTTGGAGTACTAGAAGCTGCATATAAATAAGTAGCTACCATAGCCAAAGCATCTCTAGTATTCTAAAGAGTTTTCATTTGCTCACCATCAAGTACTAATTCTCCAATATTTTCAACTTCATCAAAATTAGTGTCTAATTTAGTTAAAGTATCAATAACATCAGGCATTTGAGTTTTATCAAGAACTTTTCCTGCAAGAGACTTAACCAATTCAATTACTGGATTCTTAATGGTGTTCTATATAGAGTTATGTAATTTAACTATAGCATTGTTACCTACATCTGCAACTAGAGAATTTACTTCGTTATTTACACTTTGAGTTAATGTCTAAACATATGATTCAACATCTGAATCTAACTAATCCTAGATTCCCATATCATCATTTACTAATGAAGATATACTAGTATCAGGACTAATTACACTCGCTAAATCAGTAAGATTATTAACTACTTTATCAGACTATTCCTTAGATATTTTAAATTCATATAAAGATAATAAATTTTCTATTATATTCTTATATTTAGGGGCAGATTTCCATATCTAATTAAGATTCTATATAGTAGCTTGAGGATCATTTATATTATCTAAGGTATTCTATATCTAATCCTATAATTCTGGATCAGTAATAGTTTGTAATTGATCAATAATATCTTGCTTCTCAATATCATTAATATCATATAACTAAGAAGGATTATCTATTAATTCCTAAATAGTCATATCTTCTATTCCATCAATCATAAATAAATCTTCGGGATTTAACTCTTCTCCTTTAAAATTTGTATACACCTTAGGAATACTTGCTGCTTTCTATTTAACTAAACTCTTAGTTTTAGCTAAAGCACTATTCTTAATAGTATCTAATACTTCCTTAGTATTACTTAAATCTGTATTGAGATTACCCAAAATACTCTTGACTTCATTACTTAATGGCGCTAACTATATTTTTCTAGCTAATACATCTTTGATTCTCTTAGGAATAAGTTTCTTTAGTGTTCCTGCTGCTATTGGGTCTAACTAATTACCTACTACAGCTAACTACTATATTATATTATTAACCCACTCAGCATCTTTCTAATCATTAAGAGCTTCAATTTGACGTGTTCTATTATTCTTACGATTAATAAAATCCTAATCAGTCTCTATCTCCTAGCCACTAACAGGGTCTACTAGTTTACTATTTCGAGCATTATATTCATCATCTGATTCTGTATCTAATTTAGTGTCATAATTAGCATAACTAGATATTAAATCTTTAGAATCTAACTAACTAACTATTTGCTGAAATTTCTAATGCCATTGTTTAAACTAAGGAGCATTATCTGTTAAATTATGTAACTCAGGATTGATAACTTTTTCAATCTATTTAAATCTATCCCAAGATTTAGTTATTGCTTCCTTAGTCTAAAACTTCTATTTTTCTGGTAAAACTACTGTATAAAAGTGTAATTTATCCTCATCAGATATTTCATCCATGGACTTGTTTCCAAATTGCTCTTTCCATAATGCTTCAGCATCTATATCCATAAATGGACTGTGTAAATTAGGGTCTAGAGCAAAATTTAGTTTACGAGTATAATCAAGAGAAGTGTCTCCTGATAAAAATTCATCTTTAGCTTGTCTAGCTTTCTCTACTTTCTACTATAATACAGCAAGAGCATTATTTCTATTTTGTTGCTATTCAGGAGTTAAAGCCCTTAATTTCTGGTTAGTAATTTTATTAGAATCAGTAAGTTCTGTAGAACCATCTAATGTTTGAGAAGCAGTTCTGTAGTCTAACTCAGCTTTAATTAAATTAGATAGGACTTCATTAAAATCTTCATAATAATTAGTTATAGGAGCAATATCTTTATACATCTAATATCTTTGTTCTCCTAATACCATTGTATTAAATAACTAATCATCAGTTAATCCAACTTGATTATTATTTATTACAGTATCTATAGCTGTAATTTTATCATTAATTAAATCTGCAATTTTCTAATTCTAAGAATCCTCCTCATTGTTAGTGGTTAACCAAACCCTTTTTCCCTTAGAAGTAATTTCATAATCACTAGCAGATAATTTAGTACTTCCTAATTTACCTTTCTTACGTAACTTTTCCACTTCATCACGTAGTTCTCCTACGTGACCGTTTCTAATTAAGGTAGCCAGTTCTTCATTAGATTTATCTCTTTTATATGATGCTCCATTAAAAGCTTCTTTAGCATAAAAAATACCTCCACCAAGAGTACCTCCTAAAAAGGACATAGAATATCGTTCTAATGCATTATCCCAAGCTCCTACATTAGAAGTTGAAGTATCTGCTCCTAAAAACCCCGCTAACTAATATATAGATTTAGCAGTATCTGTAACTAGTTCTTCACTCACTTCTTCTAAACCTTCACCTGCAGCTTTTCCTAAAAATCCCGTGGTATGATATGCTAAATCATCTGCATAGTTACTTAAAATGGATTTAGTTTTATCCAAAGCTGCATGTATGTTCCGTACAATTTTATTAGCTGGGGTATCATTAGAAGCCTTGGTTTGATCAAATATAGCTTTTAAACCTCCTTTTCTAGCACCTTTCTCGTCTACTTCTCCTAATAATTCATTTTTAATAGCATTTCTAACTGCTTTCACACTATCTTCTGTGGCATCATCAAAGAACAATTCTCCAAGATGTGCATATTTGTCTACAGCATACATACCTAAAGTACTACCTAAAGCTATAGCTGCTGCATCCTATTTAGAAGCTCCATGTTGTAGGGCATCTCCATATACGTCAGAATTAGACACAATAGCCATATAAGCTAATGAAGCATCACGTCCTAGCTAAGTAGATTCTTTCATAGCTTTTTCAGCTGCTGGTAAGTACTTTTTAATACAAGCAGCTCCTAGAACACTATCTTGCCAATTTCCAGTCTAGGATAATGCCTACATAGGCATAGAAGAAGCTTTAGCTTTATATAATTTAGCTGCATCTTCCATAGCTTCTTCTACATAATTTTTGCTGCCTTTTAGTTTATTAATAGCCTAGGCAATGCCTTTTTGCTAACCCCACTATAAAGCTACATCAGAAATAAGATTACCAAAATTTTCAACACTAAAGGTATGTTCTTTAGCATAGTCAGAAGTTCCAGAGGTAAATTTATCGCCCATAGCAGCTATAGTGTTCATCCATTTAGGAGTTTCTGAATCACTAAACAAAGCAGTTGTCATTCCATATAACATAGGTAATGATTTAGCCATTTCCCTAGCTATAAGAGCTGTAGAATAAACAGTTCCAATTGGACCTTCTACAAACATAGGTATAAGAGTAGCTACATTCTTAGCAATTACTCCTCCTACGGATTTTTCGACATCATCGGAATCGAAAAAATCATATTTATTTAATTTAGTGCCATCTACAGTAAGAGTATCTAAAGAAGATAATACTTGTTTACCAATAGGACTTCTACCTCCTAAAGTTTCATAATAATATGTACCTTCTTCATTTAATTTATAATCCCCTTTCTTATGTTTAGTACCATCTTTGTCTACAGTATCTTCTTCGTATTGAGCCAATACTAATGGGTCTGAAAACAAGGATTTTAACCAGCTCAAACCAAAATCAGATTTACCATTAAATAACGCATTATCATTTGGTGTCCAATTTTCAAATTTACCAGTTTCAGAATTAAATATTTTCTATGTTTGAGCTAACTCTGACCTACTATGTTCAGGTTTACTCCAAACATTTACTCCTTCAATACCAATTTTCTATCTATCAGGATTATACCCTCTACCTATTTTAAGACCATTATTTCTAACCTTATCATTAGGAGTTCTTAATGTATCAAAAACATCAAGTTCAAATCCTGCCGGAGTTTTATCATTTTTAAACTACTAGAAATCCTAAAGTCTCTAATCATAATATTTATCAAACTTTTTCTAATCAAAGTCTCCATTGTTTCCTTTAAAAGCAGGATTATTTTTAATAAAATCTGACTTTAAATACTAATCTTTCTTTAAAAATTGTGTATTATCTATACTCATATCCGCGATGTTTTTAAAGTCAGAAACTGTAAAATCGGGATTATTTATATTTGCTACTAACCAATCGTTCATAATACGTCAGCGCTTGTAGTTTTTGCATTATTCATTCTCTAGAAGTTCCTATACTTCATTTCATATTTAAGAGCTTCATTATAATCTAAGTTCTAATTACCTCCTCTAATAGCAGCACCTACATTATTAGATATTGGAATATATACAGTTGCTTTATAGATATTTTCAGTACCAAAATAATCAAATGGATTATACCAATCAAAAGTGTCTATATCTGGAACTTTAGCATCTTTACCAGTGCCCACAGTAAGAGAATCTTTAATTAATTGTATCTAATCATCCGTAGGATTTTTGATATGTTTAACATATGCAGTGTCTTCAATACCATTTTTCTCTGTAGTATAACCTTCAGTAAGCATAAATGGAGCAGTATGTTTAGGATCAGGAGTACCATCATCTTTAAGATATTGATCAAGATGATACTTTGCTTTAATAGCTTCTACTTGTTCTCTAGATGCATTTCCAAGTCCTTTAATTTCATTCATAGCTGAGTTAAAATCATCAAGAACACTTAGTTTTACAGTTCCATCTTCATTTACTGGTAAATCAGCCCTAACAATTCCAGTATTGTTATATGTGATTTTAGATAACTACTCAGGAGTAAGTTTCTAATCTCCAAAAGTTATACTTCTAACATTTTTAACTATATCCTACAAACCTGATTGAGCTAACATATTCTATAGAGAAGTATTAACAATAGGTTCACCTTTTTTATCGTTGATAGCAGAGAAGAATGAACCATATACAGACATTTGTACTCCGTCGCCTTTATCAATAGTTACCGGAGCTATATCAGCTTCTCCCATATCCTACATAACTTGTAATGGAAGAGAAGTTTTTAACTCTGTATCATCCTTACTTCCAGCATTAGCATCTTTAGACATAGATTTTTTAGTAGGACCACCCTCCAAATCTACAGTAAAAGATCTGTCTTCACTAGTTTTAGATAATACTAATGTACTAATTAAGTTTAAAGCTTCCTTATCAGTTCCTCCTTCAGTTCTAGTCTTTAATAAAGATTTAGCATTCTGTGGTAATGTTTTATATATATAAGCAATAGCCTACTGAGCCTACTGAGCCTGTGTTTTATTGATTATTTGTGCTTTATATAAATCTTCTATAGAAGCATCATATTGCCCTGTTTCTTGGGCTGCTTTAATAAAATCATTAAGTCCTTGTATAAGCTAACCCTATTGAGTTGTAGCATAAGCAGTTTCTGAATTACTATTAGTACCTAAATTTCCAATACTATCCTGTATCATTTTGGTTACTTGACTAATTCCTATACCATTATTAACTACATTTAATATCTCATCTTTCCCTGATAAACTAGGGTCATTAGCTCTTAAATAGAGTAAATCCTAATTAGTCATTTGTTTCCATCCAGACTATTTAGCTTTTTCAGGAGACATTAACTTATAATCTTTACCGTTAGTCATATATACTTGACCATACTAATCTATAGCCGCTTCATTAAGTCCTCCATTAGATTTTACATTATCTAAAGCTTTATCATACTATTCTCTACTAAATGAAAGTTGATTCATAGTTTGTAAAGCATTTAAATACCTATTTTCTACATTAGATGTAAAATCATGAAAAAAATCTAAATTGAGGGACTCTTCAACAGATTGAAGTTTCCACATAGCTACATCCACGTCACTAGGTAAACCTTTAAGCTTTTCTTTAAGCATAGTGTATAAATCTTTGCTAGTTAATTTACCCTTATCAGCATCACTAGCTACTTTAGCAGCTACGGCTTCTTCTGGAATAGCTGAAGTTCGCTTATCAGACACTATAACTGGCTAATAAGCAACAAAGGGAGGAGTGGCTCCTCCCTAGTCAAACTTAAATATCATATTTCTGGTAATTTATCAATTATTATATTTCCTATTAATCTATTATCTTTGTATAAATCAGCGTTTATATAATTAGTAGAACCCGGAAAATTAGTACATTGTTCTAGGATTTTGTCTATATTTTTGGTTACAGTTAAAGTTTTCATTTTAAGGTCAGAATCTAATAAACCATATAAACAATCTACTTGTGTAAAGATTATTTTGTCTACTTTTCCTAGGTATTGTTCTACATTATTTGTGAATAACCCTATATTATTGGAATTGTTGATGCTATTCCTCTCCATACGTTTCTTAAAGATTTATCAGTGAAAAAATTGACGCCATTATCTACAGTCTATGGAACTTCTACACTATGATTATCCTACATCCACTCCTAAGCAGCCAAGCCTCTAGACCTAGTTTCCTAACCCTCTTTCAAATATTTTATTTGTTTTAGTATAGTCTAGTCAGCTTGTTCTGGTGTCATACCTCTTTTTATTAATATCCTTCTTACATTGACTATTTTCTGAGGATCAATTTCTAACTAATTAGCGAGACTATTTGCATTTTGCATTAACTTATCTATTGCTGTTTTAGCTTCTTTATTAGACATTAACTACTCGAATGCAACTCTCTCATTTGCTGGATTATAATTCATGGTGCTCATATGACCTCCTTCATGTACGCCAGTATATTTAGGAGAATTTGGACCGGTTCCTAAAACAAGTTCTCTTTTAATAGAGCCATCAGGATTTCTTGCAATATTACTATAACTACTGTATGAATTAGTATCCTATAAAACCTATAAGCTGGGCACCCTTGGCTCAGAAGATTGTTTAGTAGATAATAAACCATTTGCATAGTTCCTGAAAGTTTCTATTTCCTAATCAGTTAATCCTGCAGCTCTTGCATTATTTTCCCAAATAGGATTCTGTCTATATCTACGCATTAAAGCAAGTCTTCCCTAGTTAAATAATCCCAAATCAGAAGATTCTTCTGTTGTTTTAGTAAGTAAATTTATTTGATTTAACTTTGGAAACTTTGACATATTAAATAGCGCATTTGTGCCAAAAGTACTAAGTATGTCAAACCCTGTGTTTAAAACTTCATTACCAGTGCCCTTATTTCCATTATCTATATAGTCCATAGGTTTCTAACCTCTAACAACTGCAGTTACTAATTTAGAAGGTCTTGCTCTATCTAAAATATTAGAAGCAACCTAGGCAGTTTTATGTTCTGCCTGGGTCATCTACTTCTATTTTCTTATATTTGGAGCATTCTTACTGTCCTATTTCTTTTGCCAATTATTTCTAGTATCTTTGCTAACTTGTTCATTTCTAGAGCGGACAATAGTAACTTTTCCATTTCTATCTTTATAAAAGGATTCTCCAGGTTTTAAATGATACTAATAAGTAATTGGTAAAGTGGGTCTGTAAGAATGTACTGTATCTTGCTAGCCAGGCATTAATTCTTTCTCTTTTTACGTTTCTTTTTAGTACTACTATAATTCATAGTTCTACTTATAGCAGCATACATTCTATCTATATGGTCTTTAGTAGTTTTATAGAATCTATCAGCATCTGCAGTCTAAGCTTTTAACTATGCTACTGCAAGTTTTTCTCCTTTTGCTGCCTCTCTTACCTTACGTAAATTTAGCTTAGCACCTTTTTTAGCTTTAATACTGTAATTATATAAAGGAGTAGATTGTCTGATAGTCCAATACTTAGATTTAGGGATACCATAATATTCTCCTAATAAATCTTGCTAAATTTGTCTAGTAGCTGATAATACCTTATTCCACTATCTTAATTTAATTGGATCTTTCTAAATATCGCTCAATTTAACTGTACCATCAGTATATACCTTATCCCATAAAGAAACATCTTCAGGAGTTAAACCATATTTATCTGCATAATTAGAAAGACCATATTTAATAGCATTATTTATATCTCCTTGTGCAAACTAATCTGCTCTTGCTCTCATTTGCTCGTAATCAGATTTATCCTTAAATTCTTTCTCCTAAGCCAAAGCATCCCATACAGTAAATTTCTGACTAAGATACGCTGCTTCTAAAGCTTTATTTTCATTAGCAGTATTATAGAGAGATTCTCTATTTTTCATAGCTGTATTATATCTACTCGTATGATTAGCTACTTCTTGCTACCAAGCCTATTCCTACATTTCTCTTAATCTCTAATTACTCTATTGACGTCCTGCAATAATAGCATCATTACCTTTAGAAGTTGCTTCTAACTAAAGCATAGATTGTAGATTTCCATCAGATGTAATAGGATGACTGGCTGTTCTGGCTAACTAAGCTGCAGCCTATTGACCATTCATTTCTGCATCTAAATCAGACTAAACATAACGATGGTCTTCTTGTGGGTCATATAATATAGGCTACTTCTTTAACATATCTGTAACCTTTCTATTAGTTATGTCAGCATACATAGCTCTAGGAATACCCCATTTATCAGTAACATCCATCTTATTTATAGCATCTTTTAAACTAAAGTTATTAGGCTATTTAGGTTTATCCTAGTCTGCTACAGTTGTCTTTGAAGGGTCAGTGTGAGGTTTTAATTTATAATATTTAGTATTTGGGTCTAGATAAAAATCATATCCCTATTCTTTGAACTTTTGCTAGTATTGTTTTAGCTATTCATCATTAAAATCACCCTCACGACCCAAAAGTCTTCTAGCATCAGTAATTCCCCCAAATGAATTATCAGTTTTATACATATTACCATTACCTAACCAATCACCTGAATTAGCATTTCCAGACACTATACCAAATTTTCCAGAATCTTGGGCTGATTTAATTCCAAGAGTATTGTATCCTAAACCATCTGGATCATTTCCTTCAGGACTTACATTCCATTCGTCTTCATACCCAGCTTTATACTTATCCTAATACTAACCTACAGTTGTATTATTATATGCATTAGTATTTAAATAATCCTATTTAGAAGCATTAGTATAATCATTATAATGTAAGTCCTACATAGTGTTTAACCAATTAGCATAACCATCTTTATACTATTTAAGACTACCAAGTATATGGTCTAAATTTTTAGAAAATACATCGGTATTCCAATTATAATCATTAGCATATCCCACACTATTCTATTTAGCAGGATTACCATTTATATTATTACCACTAGCTAATTTCTAAATAGAACCACCCTATTTATATTTAACACCATATTTTTTAAGTATGTCATTCCAAGTAAGTTCCACCTATTTATTAGAACCTAAATCAAATGTAATTTTGCCATCCTTGACATCTCCTTTAAGCTTTTGATATTCTTTAGCTTTATTTCTGATATAGTCTAAATAACTCTTTGCTGAATTTTCATAATTAGCTTTAATTTGGGGATCTGTGGCTTTTCTTGCTTTACTCAAAGCTTCTGCAGCATTCTTTCTAGCAGATTGTGCCTAAGTCCTACCTGTAGGCTTTAAGCCACTTACTTCAATCTTATCAAGAATACCATTCATCCATTTAGGAGATTGCCACTGATGATTAGCTATTCCTAATTCACCCCATTTATAAGGTCTTTCATACTCTACTCCATTTATCATTCTAGTATTAGGTTTAGTAAAGTCATACACATCAGCTTCTTTTATCTTAGCCTAATCTTTAGTTTTCCAGAATCGATACTTATTTCTAGCAGCATTAAACCTTAAATTAGAATTACCTGTTGCTTTTTGTAAGGCTTTATTTTGTGCTTCTAACCCTTTAGTTCCCTTAATACCCTCAAGTTTAGACTTATCTACAGTCACATAACCTTCATTAGTCTTAACTTTAACTTTATCCTTAGAGAGAGCACCTTTCATTGCTCTATTTCCCTTTATAGCTTGTGTTCCTGCTGTAGTTCCAGATATAACAAGTCTCAAAGAATCATAAATATTTGACCAATCTTGTCTATTTAACTGGCTTGGATTAGAAGTCATCTTTTTCCATGAACCTAAATAAGCATCTTTATTTTTTAATGCTGACATAGCCCCTAAAGCTGTAATAATATGAGGTGCTAACTTAGAAGCGGTTTTTACAATTCTGCCAGTACCAGTAATTCCTCTAACGAAAGGTATCACTGATAAAGCATCCATTCCATAGCCAAGAGCATTATTACCTAAAGATTCCCAGAATCCCTAGCCCTCTGCCTTATCTGCTGCTTGATTCTAAGCAGTAGCAACTGCTCCTATTAAAGCCGAGGTAGGTGCCCCCACTCCGGAAAAACTAGCTACTAAGGCAGCAACATCAGTAGCTAAGGCAGTTGTTCTTAAAAAGGTAGCTCTATCAGAAAAAGGATTTCCTCCTATTTTCTCCTATTTAGTTAATGCAACCTTTTTATCGTGAGGAGTCTGAGGATTGTTAATAACTTTATTGTTTTCTTTCTATTTGACAGCCTCTTTTTCTTCTCTAGACTGAATTTTAACACCATAGAAAGCTTTAGTTACCTCTGCTTTTTTTACATTAAATGGAACATCTCTATATGCACCTAATTTTCCATTAGCTTTATTCCAAATATATAGATATTGACCAGCCTTATTCTTAGAGTTTTTAACTTTCCATAATTTATGTCCAGCATTGTCTGTCACTTCTTCAAAGTTATCATCAAATTTAGCCCCCATACCTCGCAACATAGGCAGATAATAAGCTAGATGTTCACCTAGGTTATTTAATACAGTTCCATTAGATAATACTGACTTCATAGGAGTAAATAAACCTTCAGCGTCACTATCCCAATGTGTTTTAGCTAAAGCTGCTTGTAAATTCTTTAATGCCTATCTTCCGGCAGCACTTTGATATTCTGGATCTGTATTTTTAGACCATCTATAATTACCATACCATTTAATGCCTGAACGTCTACTAACATCTCCATAACCCCTACCTTCATTAGCTAACCACTGTTGCCATATTTTATTATTCTATGCATCCTGTAACTATTTCTATTCAGCCTTATCCTAATCAATAATAGCCTGACTTTCCTGTTCATATTTACGTCTAGCTTGTGCTAATAAGGTATCCCTCAACTCAGGATGAGCCAAAGCCTAATCTGTTAAACCTGCATACGCCAAAGCTTGGTCATCATCACTAATATCAAAAGCTTGTTTCTTATCAGGTTCAGAAGAAGCAGAACTTTGAGAACCAATATTAAAGTATCCATTATTCCATCCACTAATACCTGCTCTACTTGCAGCAAGTATCATGTTGTTCTTCCAAGTATCTAAATTAAAATTCTTATCACTTGGATTATATTGTCCTAAGATATTTCTATAATTAGTATAAGCAGCTTTAACATCATCATTCATTTCCTACTTAGACATATAATCGTCTAAGTCTGCCATAGTTTCAGCTACTCTATTAGTGTATTCTCCTTCTTTGTCTTTATTCCAATAAGGTTGAAGATCATTAGCTGTTCCTGCTGGATTATATTTCTTCTGCCAATAAGCATCGAATCCGTTCTTAGCATAATCAAATCCATTTGTATCGTCAGAAGTTTTATTTTTAGCAGCTAAAGCTTCTCTTAACCCCTTACCTATCTAACTAGCATAGGAAGCAAATTGTCTATTAGCTTCAAAAGCCTAATACTTACCTTGCTTTCTCTTTTTTAAGGCATCATAATCTTCCTAACTAATTTGTTGACCTTTATTATTATAATAGTAATTATCAGAATCTGTATTAGAGAATTCTCCCTTAGTGTCTGTTATAGTTCCAAATTCATCAGTACTGAATCTTCCACCTCCATTATTTATATCTTCCTATAAAGCATTAGTAAAATTAGTATACGCATGCTTCCATTCTTCTTTTTGTTCTGGAGTCCAATCTGTTTTAGAATTAAGGAATGTTTCCGCATTATCTCTTATATTCTAGAGATATAATTTAGCATCTAATTCGTGACCTCCAAAATTATATTTCGATTTTTTAGTCTATTCTGCCATATTATAAAATTAGGGATATACCTAAATGAGTATCTAGATATATCCCTACGTTTAAAATTAATTACTTCTAAATTCTTCTTACAAGACGTCCACCTCTACGATAAACAGGTTCTGATTGTGGAGCACCACCTGCCTCAGGTCCACCTGCCTCTGCTGGGGCACCACCTCCACCAAGCATTTCGAGTACCATTTGACATACCTGAATAGCGATTTGACAATCTTGATTTTGTACTGCTTGCTGAGCACCTTGCATCAACATAGCTGTTGGGTCTTCACCACCCTACTGTGAAGCAGCAGCCTCTGGTGCTGGAGCAGCTCCACCTTCTTGAAACTTCTTAATAAATTGCATGTGTTTAAATTTAATTTGTTAATTAACTAGTTAATTATCTAATAATATTATGTATTTCAACAGTACATATTAATTATCTAAAATGCAAATAATTTTGATGACTTATGTAATTATTTATTTTTTATCGTTCTAATCTTTCTTAGATTCAGGAGTATCTACATATTCTGGTTCTCTATGGTCTTGGGCGTATAATTCTTTAAACATTCTCTTGCCAAGCCTCTTACAATACTTATTAAATAACTCCTTATTATCTTTATTAGCTTCCGCCTTTTTAGCCCAAGTAATCATCTATTTTGTAGAAATTCTACTAAATATACGTTCTCCACCCTATAGATCCATCTGAGTTGAACCATCAGGAGCAAGTACCTTCATTACATATTTATTAGGATCATCAGATTCATCAAACTCAAAATCATCTCCTTCTTCTATACCTGAATTCTAGTTTACTTCAAGTATATATTTAGCATTAGGAAATGGGTGTAATGTCTCATCTTCGGGCTAAGCTTTATATACTGCAGTTACTTCATCGTCATCATTAATAGCTATCTAGTCAAGTGGAATTTTAGTATTTTTCATCCACATCTCTATAACTGGCTACTATTCAGACCAAATAAATAACATTCCTTCATCAGGTGCTAACTATTCTCTATCTTGAAGTCCTTTCTTTCTATCTTCTTCAGTTTTAGCTATTTCTACAGTATATTGTTTGTCTCCTATAATTATTCTTTTCTTATCCATTAAGCCATTTTATTTAATACTGTCATTAAACTAGTTCCTTGTGGATCTTTAAAATTAGATTTACCAGTTTTAAGATATTGACTTAAAGCTGCCGGACTAAACCACATTCCATAATCAATTTGTAACTAACTAAGACCCCTTAAATTGGCGAATTTACTAGATATATTTCTATTAGCTTTAAGTAACTTAACCGCAGCAGAAATCTACTCCTCTGGATTATTTAAGAATTGTTCTTTAGTTAAATGTGGTGCATATTGTTTTCTTGTACTATTTATAAACTAGAAATATCCACTAGCAGATGACTTAGCATTTTTAACAGTAGGATTAAAATTAGATTCCTTTGCAGCTATTTCTGTAAGTATCTATCTATATTTAGCATCTTCAGGATGTTTAGCTAAATAAGAAGTCATAGCTAAATTAAAAGACTTAGAACCCTTTGCAGGAGTATGAGAAGTATTTGTTGAATTGTCTTCTGAAGTATTTTGTTCTAAAGGATTCCATCCTGCAAATCCTTCTTTTTTCTAATTTCTAGACTAAATTCTATCTAAATTTTCCTAATTAGTTAATTCTTCTCCTATTGGAGTATATTCTATCTAAGGAGACTCTAAGTAAGAAGGAGCCTATACCTAATTATAGGATACAAATAAATCACTTATTCCCATCTAGTGTACCTCCTTTCTTGCATTCTTTAATTAAACCAGTCCTGTCTTCTGTATTATGTAGAATTTCATAAACAAGTAACTTTCCAGCTTCAATAGCTAATTCATCTTTCTCTTTCTAAGTATTAGTATATCCCTAATATCTTTTATGTAAATCTTCTAACTACTTAGTTACTTCTAAGGAGAAAATAATTTCGTTACGTTCTATCTCAGCTTGTTGTTCACCATTATTATCAACTACTGGTATACCTTTCTTAGTTAAATCTTCCGCATTTTCCATATGATGCTTATGAGCATGTAAAGCACCTTCAGGAATAACATTTTTCTAATTAGTTTCCTCAACCTTCTCAGGTTCTTGTTTAGGCTTATCAGTTTTACCACCTTCTTCTAACTTCTATATATCTAAACTAATTATAGGAGCCCACTCTTTAGATTCTTCTAACTATCCTCCTTCTTTCAATTTAGATACTTCTGGATATTCAAGATTAATTATAGGTTGCCACTATTCCTATTTAACTTCTATATCTATTTTATCTTTAAGCTAACCACCTTTTCTATGTTTTCTTAGATTAATTCTCTATAAGATAGCGCCGTGTTTAGCAGCTCTTAAATACTATTGTTGTATGCCACCATTAATATCCTATCCATATCTAGTATAAGCTAAATATGATTTATTAGCTAACTAATCTTGATATTCATTAGATATATTAGTCATAATATTCTATTGAGCTCTAGCTGTATCAATAAGTCTATTAGCTCGGTTTCTAGCACCATTACTAAATAAACCATACTTTTTATCTGCTTTAGAAACTGCATCCTCTATAGTATTTACAGAATCTGTATAATCTCTGCCAACTTTTTCAATAGTTTTTTTATTAGATGAAAACTATTGTGTCGTTTTTCCAAACATGTCATTAGCCCAACTAGCAGGAGTAAGTTTCATAAAGCTACTATCTAATATTTTATCAGTAGTAGTCATCTAATCAGTTCCTATTCCTAATGCAGATAATCCATCTCCTATAAATTTTCCAGCTTTCATAGCACCTCCAAAAATAGTTCCTACAGGAGAAAACATCATTGCAGCATTAGATATAGAATCATAAGCATTATTTAATCCTTTAGTTAAACCTGAATCTTTAGCATGCTATTTACCAAAGAACATATTATCTAAAGTATCTACTGCTTGACCACCAATTCCAGCTACTCCCGTCGCTTTGTCCTAATTAGATAGACTTTTCCAATTAGACATTAACTAAAGACCACTGCTAAGAGAGCCTCCTAACTAACCTAGATTAGCCATTGTATAATTACCGGACATTATGCCAAAATTAGTTAACCCTGAAGAGATGGGATTTAAAGCATTAGAAGCTGTCTAATAATTCTAACTTATTTGCTACTATCTTATCTTAGCCTGTTCATCTTGTTGTGCTTTCCATATATTAGTCTATTGCTAATTGATAGCATTCATAGTATTCTAATCTAATACAGAACCAGCTGTAGTAGGGACTAATCCTCCAACTAATCCCTACTATACAAACTGAAATCCTGCCTAACCTTTCTATATTAGTCTTATTTTTTTATGCATAACTAACTTGATATATAGTATTTATAAAATCAATTATTGCTAGTTCTTTACCTGAATATCTAATTCTAATCTTTATGAATTTATCTCTCATATCAGTTTCCTTTCTATTTTGAGCACTTCCAAAATTATACTTATAAATATTCACATCATCTAACCAAGAAGATGTATCAAATGGGTGTATTCCATTCTCGAAATCTACTTTATATAAATTATACATTGCATTATCCCTACCCTCAGTGGTTTCTGAATATCCAGTCAATACAGAAGAAGAATATCCAGGAATTGCTATTTCACCTCTTTCTTTTACTGCATCTGGAATAGGTGAATTATATAAAGGTAATGGAGGTAGTTTATCCCCAGCTCTAGTGCCTGCTCCATCTTTCCAAGTAGAGTTTTCTGGAGTGCATAAAGCCTTAGTAGAATCCTTTCTTTCATACTCATTTTTATAAGTAATCAGTAAAGGATTTATCTATACTTTCCATCTATCCTCAAGATAACGCATATTAGAAGCCATTAAACCTCTTCCTCCAAAAGAAGAAACTGAAGTATCAGACTAATCATCAACATCAATAGCAGGAACGTGATTCCAAACTCTGAACTCCTATCTATTCGGATAATACACAATTTCACCTCCAGATAAGTGTCTATAATCATGTTTTCCTACCTAAGCCATTATATAACTGTCTTCTACTTCATTAATATACTTAGCTCTTGCAAAATAATTATGTGGTAAATCTGCTGACTTGTTCTATTGTCTAGTCTAAATCTTCAGGAAGTCACTATTATACTCAATATCACAACCATTGTATTGCCAAAGAGCTTTCATAGCTTCTTGTCTAAAATACATATTTGGTTTATCTTTTGCAAAATCATAAGCCTCTCCTATTACTTCATAATGAAAAGATTCAGGTTTTGCTTTATTAGCTATCAATTCCAAATTAGTAAATATCTTATGAACACTAGGATCATTAACTACAATAAACTCAAATTCAAATGGATGCTATTTACCATACCAATAACATGGATATATGTCATCTGCTATATCAAATGAACCTGCCTAGCCATGTTTCCAGAAATCAGTACTTAAGAACTGCATATTCCATTTAGGAATAATTGCAACGGTAGATTCATAAGTAGCTACATTATAACTAGCTACTTTATTATAATAGTAATCTTCTAGTGTTTGTTCAGAATTAGGTATGGTAGCATTAACAGTAGCTCTGATATTTAATAATTTAACTATGGTATCAGGATTTATCTATTTATCTTTAGGTAACATTTCTCTTTTACCCTGCAAATTCTTGAATATAGGAGCATTAGTATGAATTAATTCTGAATAAGTAATAGTTTGTGCATGAACTATATAAGTTTGTATAGGACTATTATTATACTTAAACATATTATCAGAGTAGGAAACTAATTCTTTCCATTTAAAATACATAGACATAATATTAGTAGATTTAGATAACTAAACATCATTAGATACTTCTATCTAAGCTGATAACTTACCATACTAATTATATAAATTATTAATAATTTCATATGCCTTTGTTTCTTTAAATTTTTCTAAACAGTTGTCAGAAGTCACACCCTATATGTCAACAGCAGTTAACTGCTACTCCGCAATGTCTATACTTTCTTTAGTATTAGGCTCCCACTTATTTACATTTGTATCAGCATAAGCATGGTTCTTTTTATTTCTATAGTAGAGTTCAGAAAGTAACATAGCCCTCATATCTTTATGTATAAATACACTACTTATTTTGTTATGCTCTTCATCCTTAGTAGTTAAATAGACCTTTTGACCTCCAGTCTCATCCATTAAATCTCTTGTATACAATGGTGATTTAGGATTTATATATAAGCCATATACAGAGACATCGTGAGTTGGGAACAAGGCATCCCCTACATTACTTAAAGGAAATGACTCCTACATTTCTCCTTCAGAATTAGTAAATTTTAGCTTCTGTAAAGTAAAATTCTTATAATTACCATAAATATCTCTACATAGTTCATAACTAATATCATATGGTACATTATAATTAGGAATTACTCTATTAGATAATTGTAATATACCAACAAAATAACTTGTTGTCATTACTGTTCCATAAGTAGTTTTATAAGTTCCATTCTTAGTTAAATAACTAATAGGTACTGATATATTCTATACTCTCTCATCTAAAGTAGGATCAAATACTACATTAGTTAAAGTAATACCATCTGCAAAAGAGCTTGTAGAATGACTTGTACCTAGTTTAGCTATCCACTTAGACGTTTCTCTATTAAATGAAAATGGTATATTATTTATATTCTCCATAAAACTAGGAACCCAACTGTAGAATGTAATAAACTTATCTAATAATTCATTATAACATAAATTCCATACTTTCTCCTAGAAACCAGTAGTATTATCATAGAAAGTAAACATTACATCTCCTTTATAAGAATTATAACAAGTTTTTACATTACGAATCCCTAATGTAGGTGTAATCTCTCTTTCTCCAAGAGTGATATTATTATTTAGAAATTCTTGTACTTTAACGTCTGAAATACAGATTAGAGAGCTTCCATCAGTCTTCCAAATCTTCTTAGCTACAGTATCTACACCATATACATACTAAGTATTATTTCCTCTTTTTCCTGGGGTCTTCAGAATACTATCTGCCCATTGACTACCGAACATATCAGAAATGATAGTTGGGGTCTCTGGGAGCACCCTTGAAGTAGCTACAAGCTATCCTGATACCTATTGAATTGCTGTCTAATTAACTGGAGCAACTGCAATTCCATGTTCAAATATAATTAATAAATTGGAATTTAATGAAATTAACTTAGTTATTTCTCCATATTCCCTAGTATAATCAACACTATTAGTCTTTCTAAATACTCTATAACCATTTTTATATGCATCATTAATATGAATATCAGAATACATAATACGTGTTCCAAACCAATTCTTAATATAAGGAACATCAGGCAATAAGTTATTCTATCTATCACTCAAAGATTTACTAAATCCTTTATTATAAATATGTGATTCTGGAATTTTATATGTGCCTTCTACGCTCATAGGAGTATATGGGAAATAACCTCTAGCATGTCCTGTCATTTGTTTTTCATCAACATTAGAACTATCTAAAGTACGTATATTTAAATTGTAGGATGAACGTACTCTAAAGGTCACCCACATACCTAACTAAACAGCATTAACGTCTCCTAAATTTATGTTTTCATAACTCTCCGTCTTCTCTGGATTATAGTTATCTTTCCAAGTATCTTCATCAACAATTTCATCATTATAAGGAGCAGAAGGGGAATTAAAATTTCTTATTAATCGATGCGTAAACTAACATATATAACAGTCACCTCTATAAACACTAAATGATTTATTATTATCTTTATCTGTTTCTCCAACAACTAGAGATTTAGTTTCTAAATCCTTAAAAGCTATTCTATCGGATATTGCACTATAAGGAGAATTATCATCCATTCTTATTTTTACATAATCTAATAAATTAACTAAAGAATAATTAGGAATGTAGATATTAACAGTTTCTGCTGGAGAGAAGTTATTAGCATCTGAAGCTATGCCTAAATAAGCTCCAAAACTACCTCTTACAATGTCTGCATTTATCCTTTTATTAGAAATAGTTTCTGAATCTTCATCAGAGTTATTTTTTGAATACTCACTCTTATAATCGTCCCCTATACATTCATATCTAAAAGCCTCTTCTGCTAAACCTGCTCTACTTCTAAATTTATAATCATTAAGTCCTACGCACTTTACATCATCAGGCACTGATATAATAGGCAAATTATAGCTATTACGTATATTCATATCATAATAACTATTTAAATAGAAATGCCTACCCTTATTAGTAAAATAATTAGAACTATGACCCACAAGTCCATTAGTACTTTGAGATATAGTCAAACCTATTAAATGCTTATTACCAGTAAATATTTGATTATAATAAGCTGGGTTAACTTCATAGTCAGGACATAAAATTGCCTAAACTTTAACTTTAGATGAGTCTTTTATAATTAATCTATCTTTAAATGTTTGAGTTAATTTTCTAGATTCATCATTTTCGACTATCTTGTACCCCTTAGGACATTTAGTATTTCTACCATCTAGTTTCTTCTTACTAAACAGCCTATTAGTACCATATCTTACTTCCTAAATTGCTCCTAGAGTAGCTAATGTTGCTCCTGCGGCTAATCCGGCACCTGCTGCTATTACAGCTGAAGCTCCTGCAATACCCAAAGTAGCTCCCAATCCAGTAGCAGTAGCACCTGCCGCTACTAAAATACCTCCAATAGCAGTACTACCTGCAGTTATGGCACCAGATAGAGAAGCTCCTGCTAATACTGCAGCTCCTGCTCCTGCTGTAAATACACAAGCCGCAGCTATAGCCACTACTCCAACGCCTGCAGCTATACCTTTTAATATTTTTCCAAATAAGCCAGATGACTTCTTCTTAAAATGAAAACTATATCTGCTTAAGAATCCCTCAGATACATAATTAACATCGTTAATATTAGAAGTTTCAACATGGGTAGTATTTAAGTTATTACCTAATTCTGTTAAAATACCATCAGCAGTAGCTATACAAGGAACATGGGCTTCCTAATCTACACCCATAGTTACTCCCTAAGCTAATATTGTAGGAATACGAGACTATCTAACAAAGAAAAATCCAGTGGCATATTTTTTAAGTTCCTATATTGCTTCTTTAGATATTCTAATGTCAAATCCGTGAATTACATTAGTATCTCTATTAGATTTAAGTCTAACAACCCCTTTTACATTTTCATTCTAAACATTTTTAGCTTCCTTAGTGGATACTACTAAATAATTGCTTTCATTATAAACAACTTTATCAGGTATATTATATTGTGAATAAGTTATTTCTCCATACTTTTGAACATTAGTATTACCTCTAATATTAAAGACTGGTGTTAACTAACCATTAGGCAATATATATACTACTCCTAATCTATATAATTCTTCATTCCAATATCCAGTATACTTATATATAAACTCTGAATTATAATATCCCTAGCTAGTAGATGATACTATATAATTTTCATCTATATTACATATGTAATCCCTCTCTTCTAGATAAGGTAAAAAATGTAGAGATAAATCCTATAACTTATCGTATGGAATATCCTATTTATGTACATTACCTAGAAATAACATATTCTGACACTATTCCTGAGTTTTGGCTGCATCTATTATTTCATAACTCAGATTAATATCTTTATCAGTAACATCAAATGTAGGCTCAAAACCCGTAATATTTACAGTGGCAGTTCCTGAATTAGATATTATAAACTTTTTATCTATCTTTTTATATTCTGTGTTAAAATTTTCTTCCTATTCTGCAGTGTAACGAGAATAATAAACATATAAATAGTTATAAGATAAGTCTATATTAGATAAATATAATGAAACACCTTTATAACTATTCTAATTTTTAACACCAGTAGTTATACTAGATGGGTTACTAAAACCTATAAATACACTAACTAATCCTGATTCTGCAACAAAGTCTGTTTCATTACCATCGGCATCAGATAATTTAATATAAAAGTGATAGTTACCCACTTTTAAATTTCCTCCAGATGTAGTTCCTTTATATTCTAATTTAGGTATAGTGCAAACACGTTTAAATAATGAAGTATCAATATCAAACTATGCACCTTGGTCATATATATTAGTGTCATTATCCCCTTTCCTATCTATTATCTCATAAGTATTTTTACCTGTAGCACTAAACCTACTATTAATTAATCTTGGCACATTTATACCATCGTTAATAATTAAGTTGACTGAGCCATCATAACTATACTAAGGAGTGATATTTACTGGATGTTCTAGGTCAAACTATAGTTCATCTGTTATAAAATCTGATAATTCCCCTATTTCATGCAATATAGGTACATTCTCCGTTAGAGGAACATAAATTTCTTTATTATCTACAACAGTTTTTTTAAGCCATTGAGTTCCTATAGTCTCTGGAAATATAGAACTTATATTACTAAGAAATTCCTCTTCCCAACAAAAGTTTGGTTTATATTTTTCATACAAGATTTGCCAAGCAACAGCTGCTGGTCTATTTTCTTTATAATTACCAAAGTCATCTGTTGATTCTTGTCCGTCAGCTCCTATTCCTAATGTTTTGAAATATTGTCTATAAGAATAATCCTTAAAAGTAGTAATTGGTACATCTATTGCCTAATCATTATCTACAGGTCCTTTTGTACCGTCTTCCCCTAATTTAGCATTTGGTATTACTTTATATGTTTTATCTATAATTATATCAAAAGTATCTTCTAATTCCTACTCTGTATAGAACTATTCCTAGTATTCATATTTGTTCTAAGTCAGTCTATAATTTCTTAAGGGATTATACTCATAAACTAAGTTACCCTTAGTAGGTAGAACTTTCATCATTGTATTAAGTGAAAGATCTGTGGCTAGTACTTTACTTTTTGTTATATTTTCTGCCATAATTATTTAAGAACTGCTAACCAAGGAACTAGTTTCTCTTGACTGTTAAATGCATATACAATCTAATCTGGGTCATTACCGTCGTGTACTCTATTTCTGGTACAGATTCTAGCTTCATCTTTGTAATTAGTACTTGATGCTAAATATAAATCTCCATTCTCGTATTTAAATAATGATCCGGAATTAGTTTTTTCAAATCTTATATCATTAATATCTGTGATTTTCTCCTTGTTTTTAAATTGCGGCTCGTTCGTTTTCATATTATAGAGTGAGTAAAAAATTAAATCTCCATAATAGGCACTATAGCTACCTGGATAAATGCTTGGTGTGTAAGTATCCCAAGGCTATAACTATCCATCTTTATATATATAAAGGGTATCACTATTATAATTACCTGGCATGCTCATTAACGGAGCTTTTGAACCTAAATTACATGGTTGAAATAGATATTTAGTATCAAAAGATTCTATACTAGTATCTGGAGTTTTATAATTTACCTATAACTATATAGGTAATGTCTTTAATACACTACCTATTTCTATATTTATATTAGATTCATTTATAGGGTTATTAACATTATCTTTAGGCTTATTATTTAATAACCTCTATACATAACTGTTATAGTTATATCCGTTGATATTTAAATAAGGCTTAAAGTCAATTTCTGATCCATTTTCTTTTTTAAACTCTGCTTTATAAACCATATCTACTGTATATGTAGAAGTATATGGCTATAAATAAATTATATCCTTCGTTACAGTTATATTCTATGTAGAAACTTCATCAGACACTTTATAAAGATTTCCAAATAACGCTATTAAAGCCTCTCTTATATATATCTCATTATCTGAAGCCATATTAACCATCCTTTTATTGCCTGCTATATCAGTCATTACATAGGTACTTATCCAAGCCCAATTAGTATTTGTAGGAGGATTTGTATATTTAACATCTATGTCATAATTTACAGTACATCCACGGCGATCCTCCACATCTGAAGGATATGATTCTAATGTACATAGATTTAATTCATTTTTTGCGTTTTGAGTAAATGCCTTATACCCGTTTTTAGCCATTATATAATTGCGAAGCTGGTTCTTATTGTTGTTCCAATTAATAAATGCTAGTATATTATATTTGTTTTTTAGAATAGAATCTCTATCCATTTCTCCCGCAGTATGACCACTTATAATAGGTCTATCTCCATAACTAGTACTTGATAACCAATAAGGAATTCCAGTACTAGAGTAAGGCGATGCTTTAGTATCATAACCATTCATTGTAACTGCATGGGTCCAGTTTAGCATCCACATTATATAAGTATCATATATACCTGACGTATAATATATGTCAGAATCGTTAGTCAGTCCAAATTTAACCAAGTCAGCCTAACAACTAACTAAAGGCTTAATTAAAGTACCAGACATACTAGAATTATTATACATAGGAACATATTTACTAAAATCTAATAATTCTATATTCAATTTTAGTTTATTATTCTATAATTCATTTAACTACTATGTTTTACAAGGAGCATTAGGCACCTCTGTTTCTTGATAGTTATAGTTATAATAATTTATTTTTGCAAATTTTGAATTTGTCTTATCTTGATATTCTACTTTCCACTAATTTTTATAATTAGTGTAATCTTCCCATAGTTCTTTAGCCGAACTATCTGTAGTATATCCTAACTAATGTAGTAATGAAGTACTTAAACCTGTAGTAGAATAAATGGAAGATACTAAAGGCTATAATATAGGAGCTTCTTGTAGCGTACCCTACATGTTCATATAACCATTATTATTAGGAGAAGTTACATAAGTGTTTCCAATATAACTAGTTATCTATAATGCCTCTTTAATATTTTCACTGTCAGCACCTTCACTTAAACTAAATGTATCATAAGTTTCCTATAAACCGGCATCTAAAGACACGTCTATCTCTCCTGTTATTCGTTGTACATTAGCAGATAGTGTATCAGATAAATTATTTGATACTGTAGTAGGTGCTTTATAATCAACTACTTTAGTATTTAATTTAGAATCATATATAGGAGCTATATCTAGATTTAATGTTAACTTCTAGTCATTATAATCCTTTAGTGAGGTATAATACTAATTAAAAGAAGTGTTAGTCCATAACCAACGATAGAAAACTCTATAATCACTTGTGTACAATGAATTATAATTACCTAGAATATCTTTAGTTGTATACTTTACTGTGATTTTAACTAAATAAAGCATATTGCTATAGATAATACCTGCATCATTACTACAAGCATAATAATCTCTATTTAACTCTCCTGTAGAAGGTTTATCCTTCACTGTTTTGCCACTTTCAGTTATTAAATATACCGAACCATCGCATTCTTTATCTAAAATTGTTCCAGCATGGTAAATAGTATTACCTTGTGAATCAATATTAGTTAAAGTTCCAGCTTGATTTAATTGTATATTTAAAGGTATTACCCCGGAATAGGAGACTCTGTTATTAATATGATATGCAGCAGCTATTCCCTAGTTATCACAAAACTCCAAAACTACTTCTTCTATACCTTTACCCTCTTCCACATAGCAGTCTAATCCTAATTGTATGGTACTTAAATTTTCCCCATTAAAATATCTCCAATTAGTTAATTTAATATTGCCACTATTTATTTTGCTAAAATCAATATATCCTTCCTATTCATATACATCTAAATCTCCGTAAGTCATAACCGGAGTAACTTTGTAATGATATATAAAGTTAGAGTTATCAATAGGCACCTCTCTTGTCTCATTTGCTGTTTCATTTTCTATAGTTACAGTTTGACTAACAGGCACTTTAAAAGAACCTAACTTTTTACAAAATGAATTCTTAAAATAATTATTTACAATAGTATCTGGAATTGCATAAGGTTTAATTTCTGATAATTCTCCATCAGAATTAGTTGTATAATATTTTATCTGTCCCTCCTCAGATTCCTTTTTTGGCTTTTCATAAATAATCTAGTCTAAGTCAATTAAGTATTGTCCTACTATCGGTTCATTATTTTCTACATACTAAGTTATTTTGTTAAAAGAGTAAGATTGATCTTCTTTTATTTTATTTAAAACATTTTCTTTAAAAGAATTAAAATTATAATCGTGCTTAAACTATTCATAATTAATAGCATCTCCTATAACATATCCTTTTATTTCTTCCGGTACATTCTTATCATCTTTTTTAACAGTATATTTATATGTGTTAGTTATATCAAACCCTGGTTCTAATGAATCCATCGCCTGAGTAATAGCAACATTATTTAGTAACTTATTAGAGGTCCTATCGTAAGTCCATGCTTTATAGGAACAACTTCCAACTTCTCTAGAATCATTTACCTCTTTAAGAATCCATTCAGATGTGCTTACTTTTATTCCTTTAGGATTTATGTTATAATTATCAGTGCTCCAATGAAAATTTAAATATACATCATAAATATTGTAATTAATATTACATGAAGTAATTGTTTCTTTTTTATCATTTTTTACTTTACCATTTACTACTTTAGTACTTGTACCTGTTTTATATACATTATAAGTACATTCAAAACCAGTTATGGTTTCTAATTCTGCTAAAATAGCTAGTTTACCTGATACTTTGGACTAGAATATAGAATATCCTGAACTTAATAAGTTTCTATAACTATCAATATCAGGCTAACTACTTCCCTGAGTGTCCTATGCTATATTAATATAGAAATCAAGATTAGACCTTTCTCCTATATTTTCTTTAGTAATAGGTTGTGAGGTATTTATTTCACTTGATGTATGTTTTACTTTATCATACCATCTAACGGAACTATCTAAGTAAGTAATTTTACCTGAATCTTCTATACTAACTATATGTAATTTAACTATTTTCGGAAATCCACCATGAATGTGGTCGGTATTACCTAAATCCGATAAATATGTATAATTCTTTTCTAACATATCTGTCTGTGATACATATATAATATATTTATCACCAGGATTTAGATTATTATCAATAAGTACCTATTTAATAGAAGTATTAGTAATTTTACCATTGGAATCCTAGAATGCACTATTATCAATTTTATGTTCTGCAGAAGATAACTCTTTACTACTAATATTTCTTTCAGGAGATGGGAAACAACCTATCTAAGACTTATTAGTTAATGGATTATACGAAGCAATATATATAATATCTCCGAATTCACAAGTACCTACTGGAATATAACCCTCAGGTAAATAAGCTGTCTCTACTCTACCATTACCCATATCATTCTATAATGATAATTCATTACCATTCATAGTTAATAAAGTCGCATTAAGGGCATGAGTAAGACAAGTAGCCTGAGTGTTGTCAGGTGCAAAATCCATGACTAGTCCATCTCCAAAGGTATTTTTTGCAGTCATTATAGTATTACCTGCCATAAATTATTTCTTTTTATATTTACGTTGTTCATCTATTATAAATTCATAATTATATTCTGATAATAATATGTCTTTGAACTTTAAGGGTTCTCTAAGTAATATTAATTCAGCTTTATCTGTTTTTAGTTTTGCTTGATAGAAAGAAAAACCTCTGTCCCAAGAATATGGAAATTTAAATATAGCTACATGCCCACTCTACATAATGTTACATTCATCATATATTTTGAAAAACATAACTTTTTCAAATATAAAATTCTTTTTGGGTCTTCCTCTACCAGTATGTTTCTAAGCTAAATAAGCTTCATATTGTGGTCTAGTTAGAGCAAAATAGTAATATCCATCCCATTTGATTTTCTTACGCTTATACATCACTCTTAACTTAGTTCTCATTTTATGCTAATAATATTCAAACCAACGTAATGAATTTTTCATCAAATATCCTGAATAAAACCATAACTTACCCTAATTAACAAGCACATCTCCACCGTAACTATTATGTAAATAAAAGGCTTTCCAACCATACTAGAGTATTCTTTTTATATCAGATTGTGCTATAGTTGGGTACATTTCAAATATCTATTCATAATAGTCCTAAATTGTTTTCTATTTCAATACTATTTACCCTAATTAGTGTATTCAGTTATTTTATCTTTATCTCTAGTAGCTAAGTAAATGGGTTTTTCTCTTCTTGTTCTTTTCTTACTTTCCATTACAAACTATAACTAATAACCACAGAAATTAGATGCAATGAAATCAACATCACGCCATTTACCTCGTCTAAAAGCTTTTTTAAAATCATCTCCTTCTGTTCTTTTCATCTATATGTAAGATTGTGTTCTACCCATTCCAGGTAATTTAAACTATGTATTATTCTCAATAATATCATCAATAATTAATCTTACACTACTCATCCAAATAGAAGCTGCTAAATCTCTTTTACTCCCATCGGAATAGACTTCTTTACACTATTCAGGAGTCATTTTAAGCTTTCTAACCGGAAAATTCATAAATATGTCGTGGCATGTAAAAGAATGCCCCATTGCAAAGTTACTCATTTATATTTATTTAGTTATTGGAAACAAAAATAGGGAAGCAAAATTGCCTCCCTATTCATTACATTGGTTTATATGATTTATTATATACCTTTCTGTCCCAAGAATATTTGGCATCTAGTATATCATTCATTTCATTTTGTGAAATATAGTCAGGTACTCTAGCAGCATCTAATAGAAATAACCATCTTTTACGTAAGAATTGGGCTTCCTACATAATTACCTAGTTATGAGTTTTAAAAGCCTCTTTTTGTTTAATAGTATAGGCTATATAAGCTGCTATAGCACTTGCTTCTTTATCATTTATATCAGGTAATCCATCTTCGTCTAAAATATTAGCATGATATAGTAAATTTACTGTATCCAAACCTTTATTTACATATAAGGTATTACCTACTCTTTTATATTTAACAAACTTACCACTTATATAATAAGGATTGGTAAATGCTTTTCTGGATTCTATATAATTCTCTACATTTGCAGAGTAAGGATCCCCATCCTACTTTACATTACTAGTATAATTATAATCTTCACCACAATAAGTAACTGCTTCTATTATAGAAACATCACATGGTAACTAAATAGACCCATTAGAGCAATCTACTTTTAACTGTACCTATTTAAGTATAGTATTTTTATTTCCTATTTTATCGTAAGCAATTAAACCAATTTCTTGTAAATCTTCTAAATCGCCTGTTACATCATATTCTGTTTTAGCTTGACTTATTGCATAGTTAAAATTCATATTGTATTTAATTAGTTACCAGAAGTATATTGCTAGTCATTAGGTAATTTAGGAGCAGCTGCTTGTCTATAATAATATAGTTTCTCTTTAGTTAATTTGTCTTTAATTAACTAATCAATAAAACTATTATTTACATCAGGTCCATTTAAATCGTCTAAATTGCAACACTTATATTTACTTAGTTGTCTTGGATCTTTAAATACTGCAACTATAGACACTTGCCTTACAAAAGGAGCATTAAATAAAAAACAATCTAACATTCCATTTGCATTAGGAGCGAAGTCAATCCATACATAAGGTTTAGTTAATCTCCTTCTTCTATATTTTATAGTTTGTAATTCAGACAATGATGTGACAATAGTAAATTTATTCTATCTATCAGTAGCTCCTAAATACTTAATAGCCTAAGTTCCGTATGTTGTGACAAGTTGTGGTATTTGAAAATGTGCTGTAATGGTGTCGCCATCACTCTTTTTACCACAAGAGCATCTCTCTAAAGATTCACAATCAACATCTACACAATTAATAGCCATTAATAAATCGTCTATAGGAGCAATTCCTTTAGAATGTAATTCATTTATTATTGATAATCGACAAGCTACTATTTCATCCTAGAGCTAGTCTATATTCATAGATAAATTCTAGTGATAACCTCTTAAACCCGATACTACATCATTTCGTATCTAACTAGCTAATTTCTCTATGTACATTTATACTTACTATTTAGATTTATTTTCCTCAGGATTCTATTTAATTCTATGCTAACATGTAAAATTATAACAACGTATACCCTTTAAATAAGTAACTTTCGATTTTAGTTCTGCAATTTCTGTACATTTATCTGCAATAGCTTTAGATTTTTCAAAAGAAACTTTATCAATTTCTCCTCTTAATCCTTGTAGCTGTTTTCTAAAATCACTCTCTAATTCATGATAGTCTTTGATATACTTGTCACAAGTCTTCTACAGAAAATCATACTAATCCTGTTTTAAATCTTCTTTTTTATGTTGTACTTCTACTAAACTTTGTTCGGCTTCAGCATCTGCTTGTTTCTTTTTACTATTAAAAGTAAAAATATAAGTAATGGCGGCACCTAGACCGCCACTACCTATTATTGGTAAAATCCATTCAAGCAACACTTGTTCCATTAACCCTTAACAGTCTTTACTCCTTTAGTTAATTCTGACGCTGTATGAGATTCAGTACCAGGATCAGAGACTTCTGCATTAGTATCCGAATCTATAATAGTGCCAACTTTTTTCAAAGCAGTTTCCCAAGCGCTAACTAAGTCAGTATCATTCTTAACCCAGAATACATGAGTTGTATAAGAGTCAAGGCGTCCACCAACAACGCTCAATGGATGACTGTTAGCAGGGGCATGATATTCAATGATATACTGATTATATGTAGCACCTACAATAGGAGTTTCTACTTGACGGATAGCAGACCATTGATAATTTGCAGCAGTAGGAAGTCTTAAATCCTTAATAATTTGAGAGTAGGTACCAAATGCATTCTTACCAAACTTAACTAATGCTATAGGGTCAGTAGCTTGTACCTTATTAGGGTTCATTGCTGCTACTTCATCATCATAATCAGCTGCTTCTTCAAAGATATTGATAGTTACCTTTCTGAATCTCTGATATTCTGTAGCACCTGTAAGAGTAATCTTACCCGCACCATCATTGGCTACCTTAATAAGGTCTTTATCTACTTGGAACATATGATTAGACTTAATTGTCTTCTCAAGTCTGTCTGCAAGAGCCTTAGCAGTATCATCCTTCTTAGCAATAAATTCTACCCAGAAAGGTTTGCCCTTATGATGCCAAGGAGTTGAATAAATATAAGGTTCAGCACCTTCTACTCCTAAATAAATATCAAGTCTTAAATAATTAACTGCATGGTCTGTAGGTACAACAGAAGTTAACTTAGTGAAGTCAATTGTTGCTTCACACAACTCTGCTGAATATCCCTTACGTCTACGAATACAATCAACATTATCTTTTACAAAGAGAAAATCTCTCTTAATCTTGAGAACATCCTTCTAAACTCCATCAACTTTCTCTTTCTTACCTTCAAAGAGAACTACTCCTTTACCTGAATCCGGATCCAGATTACTATTAATAATAGTTTGTGTCTAAAAATTTAAACCTGCCATAATTAGTTATAATTTAATTAAAATTACTACTGTTGAGCTGCCTACTATTGAGGTGCAGCCTACTACTGTCCAGTTGGTCGGGCAATAGTATTAGTCATCTAAATATTATTTGCCAGTCTTGGATCATTTGAATGCTCCATAACTAAGTGTACCAACTCATTTATAATCTCTTGGTTTACATAATCTGGGAACTCCATAATTTGAGAAGTATCTTCTGTTAAATCAATCTATTCTTGTGTCAAACGAATAAATTGAGGACTCTTTACATAATCAATTTGCACTTCTACTAACTAGAAGAGAGAATCATCTTTACCATAGCGGATTTCGCAACGAACATTGCTTGGATTTGCAACTCTTACCGCAGTTGGTTTCTCTACTAAAGAAATATCTTTTGAAACTTCTCCATTTTTAAGTTTAAAGGTTCTCTAGAAGTTAGAACCAGCTCCGGAATCATCTGATGTATTAGTAGCAACCGCTCCATTATCACTAGTTACTTTATAACCACCTATAGGCATATCAGTGCCAGTATAACCAGATGGATTAGATTCTCCTACTGTTCCGGCAGTAACTGGATCAGTTGGAATAGTGATACTAGAAGCCTGATTATGTATATAATAATATGGACGCATTGGAGATGGTCTATTGTAAATATCAGTTACAATCTAACTCCAAGAATCCGCAGTAAGTCGAGTTGCAGGAATTTGAATATATGAACCTGCATCCCAACAATCTTTTTGTTTTGCAACATAATAGATACATACACAGTTAAGCATATGTAAATAATCAATAGGCATAAATACCTCATAAGTAGCACCATTCAAAGATTGAATCTAAGAATGGGCTGCACTTAAATAAGAACTGGCAGTTGCATACTATATATCTGCAGAAGGACTCTGTCCATCATATGTGGGATTAGTACCTCCTCCAGTATAGTTATTGTATGGCTTAGTCTTGTTAGAACTAGTCACACCATACTTATGAGGTTTTAAATAAGCCGTAGATTTTAAGACTCTTAAATCGTCAGTAGTCTGCTGATTAATATCATATACATTATATACTTTATTAATATACTAATTAATCGCCTTATTAAAAAGGTAATTAAATTCGTACAGTTTAAGAGCTGGAGCTTGAATCTTACTCAATTCTATTAAAGTTGCTTCAAATATCTCGTGTTGTTACCCTATAGGCTTTTTATCCTATAGCTCTAAAACTTCTTATTTGTTTTAGTCCAGCATACATATTCTTCCTAATCTCTTAGGAAGGGGAACACTCTTGGGAATATTATATTCTATTATTTAGGTTCAATTCCTATGCGTTACGGTGATTATTTATATTATTAAATAATTTACCACGGTATTAGCGTCACAGCCTCCACCGTTTTTGCTCCCTACTGCTTACCTATTACTAGATAAGTGGGCAGTATTAATTTATATTGTTGGAGTTGGATTTTTTATATACCGAGTATGATTTTTCCATAAACCTCTACCTAAATAGCCATCAAATATATTAGGATCATCTGTATGATGTACTCCAACATAAATTTTATTGTTTATTAAACAAGTAGTTCTATATACAATATATTTTATAATAAATTAATTTTAATTCTACCTAGCTGTCATTTAAAACGATTAATTTTGTTTATTATTTCTTATCTGAGAGTTCTTCATCTACGAACATTTCAGGATAAGTATCTTTACGAATCATAGCCATGACTTTACTATTTTTAGGACTTTGCATCCATTCAATAGCAGCATCATCTGTTGCTCCCAAGATGCATTTTCCATCATCTCCGAAAACATAAAGACCTTGTTTCTTTCTAATTACTCCATGTTCACGGGCTTCAATAAATAACATACGGAATTGCATATCTCCTCCGGTGTAACAATTAATAATCTTCTCTGGAGTCTTTTCTGCAATAGAAATTAAATAATCCTCAACATCTGCATTAGGTTGATTCTTCATATTTCTACCCAATACTCTAGCCACAAGCAATCTGCCGTCATAACCTCTTTCATCATCGAGAATGAAGTTAATAGCCTGATGAATAAGTTTCTTTCTAGTAACTCTACGAGATGCATCAAGACCAGGTCTATCAACATATAACTCAGCAGCACCATAACGAGGTCTTGTAGAATGTTTGTCTACAGTACCGTCAATTAAATAATCACCCTTATCATTCTTAGCATATCTATCTACAGCAATAAGATCGCAGTTTTTAATTGCTTCCCATTCAGCAGCTTGATAAATATCATCCAAATCAAAGGACTTGCCATCAGTAATAGTAAATACTTCAGTTACTGGAATAAAATGTGCTAAACCTAGCGCTTCTCTATTTCTTTCATCTTCTGTAAGGATAATATCTCCATATGAATTTACCTACTTTACACACTCTGGAAAACGTCCAGTTTTAGGATTTCTTTGTGGCTGAATAAAATATTTCTATCCAACTTTACCATAAACACTTCTAAGAACAACAACATTACTCTTTAAGTCACCGTCCTTTACATCATTAACTTTCTTTGCCATAATTCATTATAAATTTCTATGAATAGGTAGGAGAGCACCTCGTCTCCTACCATATCTTAATATTATTAGATAATCTTTTTAAATCTATTAATTAAATCAATATTCCTTAGCTTTAAGGATAAATGATTTATAAGGGTTAAATACAGCGATGCCTGCATATCCCCAAATTGTCATAAGACCACCAGCTACAGGTGAACTTACAACACCACTTTCACCTCCTGAGCGACCACCTACACCAAGAACTTCGTTGAAAATGTAGTCTTTACCCTTCAATGAGAACATTTGAATAGGAGGTTGTGTAGATGTCTTACCAGTTGTCAAATCAATACACAAGAAATATGGGTCTTGGTACTCTCTAGACAATGTTCTATCAACCTTAAAACTGATAGTATTGCCTCCCCACTCATATGCATCGAATGTAGCACCTACTTTAATATACTTTCCTTCACCTTGCTTAGACCAGAGATAAGCTCCATCAGTCTTTCTAGTAGAAAGATACTCACCAAGTACTCTTTGTACAATAGCCCAAGCTTTTTCATTACACATAAAGCAGAAATGATTACCTGTTGGCTTATCTGCTTTTGATACCATATCAGAAATTACTGTATGGAATGTACCTATTGTAATTCTATTTGCAGAATACTTACTTGCAAATCTTTCAATTTGAGGGATAGCACCATCACCAATGAAGATAGGTCTTCCTGTAGCTTTATCAGCTAATGTAGTCTTACCATCAACACCTACAGTACCCTTAGCAAGCAAAATCATATTCTCTCTTGCATACAAGAAGTTCTCGATAAGATTCTTCTTCATAGGATCCAGCTTGTAAATCTTTTCAGTAAGGCATCCCTGGTTCTCTCCTTTACCAATCTTGATAAATGTATCTTCCATCAATGCATATTTAGCACTATATGTATCCTATACACGAATAGTACTCATATAATTACGCATCTTTTCTACATTACTTTGATACTTAACCCAACCAGTCTCATGCAATTCTGGTTTAGCATTACCAATAAAATAGGTATAATCACCAATATGTGTACCATCAGTATCAAGTACAGAAGAATAATCATCATCAAGCAAGCGAACCATTACTGACCACATATTATCTGCCTTTCTAACACTATCGGAAACAACAAAACACTATTGACCAGTACTTTCAATCTTGAAGATTTCATGCAAACGATAATAATTCTCTGGGAAAATCATTTCAATCTCAGAGCCGTTTGCTCCATCACCAACTGGTTCAGCTGCAAATGGAACACGTTTAATATAATTAGTTTCCACCTCCCACTCAAAGTAAGTGGAATCGATACTTTGATACTTACTTGGCTTAGAATCACCATAATAAACATTTCGCAGTGCCTCTGTCAAGAATGTAGCTGTCAATTCTGGATAGAGTCTGGATACTACTCCAAGTCGGTGAGGTCTTTCACCTAAAAACTTACTAAAATCTTCGTAAGTTCTTGTATCTCCCATGGTTGCATGGTTTGTTACAAAATTTGCTACTAACATAAATAAAAATTAAATTTAAGAATTAATCCCAATCGTCTGAATCCCAAATAGATTCATCCTTTTTACTCGCAGCTTGCTTTGTGGGTTTAAATACGAATTTAGATTTGTTAAGAATATCTCCTTTACCTGCATTATAACCACGAGTATATGCATCTTGTTGTTGCTTCTATAGCTCTGCAATTAATTCCTATTCATTAAGTAACCAAAATGCAGCTTTAGTTAAAAGTTTAGGATCTTGTAATGCTTTGCCTAAAGCACTAGAACCATCTTCATCTAAAGCTAACATAAATTCAGACAAATTGTCCTTATCTTGATTGGATAATTGAATAGGTTGTCCTGCAAAACTATTAAAGTTGTCAATCTAATTGTTAACCACATTAGCAAATGCCTAGTATCTCTGCTGAGCAGCAGCCTATTGTTGATTTGCAATGTTCTGTTTTTGTTCTTCTTGTAATCTATTATATTGTTGTCTTAATCCATCAACTGTTTTCTTAAATAAAGTTTCATTAGCCTTAGCAGCTTCTAATGCTGCATCTAGTTCTTCATCTGTAATGTTATCATTACCAACTTTATTTAAAATATCGAAAGCATATAAATCTTCATCCGACATAGCATCAAACTAATTTGTATCCTATGGCTGATTAATCTATGGAGTAATAGTTTGCATATAATCTTGAACACTCATTCCACTATTTCTAATAGCATTAATAAGGTCAATTTCATCTTCTGCTAACTCATTATTAGTCTCCTAATGCTCTCTCTAATCTGCTAAGATATTTATCTACTCCTCTTTAGTTAGAGAATCCCAAGAGCGTTCTGTAACAGCACCACTCTCATCTTCAAATTTAATCTTGTCCGGATTACTAATACCTCTAAGTCTTAATACTTCAGTAGTTAAATCATCTTCCTAATCTCCTTCACTTGGAGGAGTAGAATCAGTCTCCTAATTGTCTGTTTTTTCAGGTTTCGGATCTGTTTCTAAATTGCTTGGAGTAGGAGTCTCATCGAATTCATCTACTTCAAACATTGTGTCATCAAAATTACTTTCCATATTCATTATTTCATTTTCATTATAAATATTAAGGAATAAGCATCAAGCTTATATTTATTATCTTCTGATTGTTCTGGAGTTGTTTCTCCAGGAGTTTCTGTAGAGTTTGTATATTTAGTTAATTCTATAGATTCTTCTTTAAGAGTTGTTCCAGCCTTAATAAATTTGTCAATCAAATTAGGAGTTCCATTAGTCCCATCACAAATCTACCATTTATCAGGTATATTTTCAGCACTATTAAACATTATAATAGAACCCTTAGGTAGAGAGTTTTTACTAATTAAGGATATGTTAGTATCACCTGCATCATCAACAGCTTTCTTTATTTTTTCATTAACTATTTCCATGGTTGGAAACTAATTATTTGCTATTGTATCAGGTTTAGTTTCAGTAAAACTAGGTAATTGTCCTGAAAATTTAGCTCCGCTTAATGAAATTCCAGTAACTTTAATATCATCACTATAAAATCCAAATTTATCATTAGTATCATCAGATATTCCAAACTCAGATTCTTTATAAGTACCTATTATAGTATGATAAACATATTTATTATTTACAGAATCCCACTTACGTAATGCTAAGAATCCTTCACCCCAAATAAATTGAGGAACTCTCGCCTAATATATTTTAAATTGACCACTAGCTATAATATCACCACCTGCTTCCTAATCAAGTGGCGATACAATTATGTACTTATTATTAACTTCAACAATTTTACATTCTAAAGGTTTATTAGAATGTTTCTAACTAGTAGTTACATCTACAAAATATTTAGTGCTAGGTACATATGTTACTACACCTACTTCTTCTTTTTTAACTACTAATTGAGCAGAAACTACATGTTTACTCTCAATATTATTGGAATTTTCTAATTTTAATACTTCGCCAACAGCTTCGGAACCATAGTATGCAATACTACCGTCATCTAATACCACTTTTAAAATAAAACCCTCTGGTAAATTCTTATTTAAATAGAACCAATTTTGATTTATAACATCTGTTTCAGTTTTTGTTCCTGTTTCAGTTTTAACCTCTTTTTCCTATTTAACTTCTTTAATCTCCTCCTTAATTAAATACACATTATATGTTGTATTTATTTCAGCCTCAATAAAGTCATTTACACTTAAAGTATTTGGATATTTTAAATTAAATTGGTAATTGTAGGTTGAATTGTCTGAACTTACTTGCTAGGTACTTGTAACAATATTGTATTCACCTATAATAGTGTATTCTATATACTCTTTTTGATTTTTAGGTAACTCTGATTCTATATTTCTCCAATTAATACTGTCTATATCTAAACTAGATTTACCTTGCTTATAGGATAAAGAAAAGCCAGATGAATTGTATATATAATTAGAGGATTGGATAGTGTCAGACAATAAAGGAATACTACATATAATCTAACTATTTTTTAACTATAAATACTATGTTTTTCCTATAGTAAAACTTAGCTAATTAGAATTTATAGTGTCGTTTTTAATAGTTAAATTACTAATAGTTAAATCATCAAATTTACCTGAAGCAGGTAAAGCTGATGCTACCTAATATTCTGAAACTACTTTGTTTTGGATTAAATATAATTTATTGGATTCAGCTACATAAGCTAAACCAGTTACGAGATTTGCTTTATTTAAGGCATCTATATTTTCATATATTAAGCCTAAATTAGTTAAAGCTTGCTATTTCTATTCAGGAGTTGTTTCCTATTCTGTTAAAAATGACACATAAGTAGTATCAGTATTATTTAATTTAGTTTTAGTACCTTCTACATTTATCCAAATAGAACTATCTTCTGTAACTAAATATATCCCATTTGCTTTAATTTCATCAGAAGTATCTACAGTAAATATATAATCTTTAGCTTCTGAATTTATTTTCCCGTTTTTAATTAAATCTATAAATTTATTTCCCCACTATAATTTAATTTCTCCATTACTTCTTAGTAATAGTGGGGAGGAAGAGGAACCTGCTTCCTAATAGTTTTTACCAAAAAGTTGTGCCATTATTTAATATTAAGGATTTGTCTTCTATTTCTAGGAGAATAGCTGACATGTACCCAAGAATAATTATACTCATTAATTAGCTAATCAAAAGGAAGCTTTAACTATTTAATAAGTTCAAATAATTGTTTATTACTTTCCTTAGAATTAGATTTAGTATGAATATCTGCAGCCTAGCCGAGTGTGTGCTAACTAGTTCTAGCACCTCCGACTGCTTTATTTAACTCAGGACATCTATATCCACTAGACACAATAATTGGCTATCCATAAGCTTTTCTCAATGGATCTAAAATATTATCTATTAACTAATTAAGACAATTTTCTACTTCTTTAGTAGGTTTGTTGTCAATTTTTCTTTTATTTGCAGTTTCACTCTTAGTTAATTCTGCAATACTAAAATATTTTCCCATAGTATTTGTATATTTATTATTTTATGGTCTATATATATTTAATAGAAATATTGCTGCAAAACAAAAATAGAGGAACTCCTTAAAATTAAGAAATTCCTCTATTACTACTTTTTAATTATTTAATTAGCTATACTATATATGGATTTATTAACTATTCTGTAATATCCCCACTTAGAATAGCAGCATCTTCTGATTCTGGATTTATATTTAATAACTTACACAGATATATCTCTAGATGATTCTTTTCATGTGCTAGAGTATTTGCAGCTTCATAAATAGAATCTGATTCTCCTACAAATATAATACTGTGATTAGTTTTGTCGCAATTATAAATAAATCCAGAATTAATATAATTAGTTAGTCTATTTGTTAATTTATCATAAATTTTATTAGGCACATTATATTTACTAGCTATACAATCTAGATATTCTAAATCGTGCTTATACTGTATTACGTAAATGTCAACTGACCAATTATATTTTTCTAAACAAGCTTTGTAATGTATCATATAAACTCTTCCCAATCTACCATTGTTCCATTAGCTACCATAGTTGCATACCATCTTCTCATAGTGGTACCATCACCTGCATCCTCATCATCTATTGTGTCTTTAATGTAGAGAGCAAAGTGCTTTTCATCGGTTATACTACTACCATAGTAATCCGCTTTACACATATTAGCTACGAATACATAGTCACAACCTACATTCTTTTCTAATTGAACATTATATTGTTCTAAAGTCTTATCTACATATTCTTTAGATACTGGTTCAAGTTTTTGTTTCACTCATTGCTTAAAAATTTAAAATTTCAATAATTATCTGTTTATGTTCTAGAACTAAACAATTATATATTTTAAATTCTCAAATTTCGGACATTACTAAAAATAAAAAGAGGAAACATAGTTAATGGCATTATCAATTGATAATAACCTCTAACTACGTCTCCTCAAACATCAGAACGTTACTTATTATTAGAATAAGTATCTAAATAAAAGTCAAGATCAGATTTCATCCAAGACAATTCCTTAAACCCATCCGTTCTTAACATAATTGTCAAAAGTAGCACGACTAACACCTAAATAATCACATGCTTGTATTTTGCTCATTCTCTAATCTTTATCTGTTATATTCTAGATAAAGTGAAGAATTTTACACTACTCTTCATATGATACATTAGAATTACCCGCATCAATGTCATCTATAATCTAATTTAGTAACTTTTTTATAAGCTATAACATATTCTATAATAAATATACCCGTTATTATTAAATAAGTACAGAGTAATTGCTTATCTGTACATGGAATGCCTATATAAGTATCATAAGTTGCTATTAAATTACTTAGAAATACATAGTATATTGGAAGTCTATGTAATCCACAAAATTTAAATGCGAATGAAGCTAAATATATGAATATTAAAGATAATATAGATATTCCTCCAATTAGTCTTAAAATATCTCCATTTATATCATAATATGATAAGATAGTATGTATTATATCTACTAAAGCTAATAAATAAGGTAGATATTTAAGAGAAATTATTAGCAACTTATAAGTTATTTTATTTACACTTTTTTCCTTTTCCCTTGCCGGTTTTGCCTCCTTCTGACAAACCAGATGGAGCTGAATTAGGTTTTTTTCTTCCCATATTACTTAGAAATTGTTTGGTTAGCGAGATAATCTTTAATTTTTTTAGTTGCAGTCTAGGTATAATCAATCACTGCATCCAAATTCTCTGGAATTGCTGTGATATTAATATTAACCATACCATCAGTTGGAACATTATAATTATAATAACCAACTTGATTATTCAACTCTCCATCTTTGCTTACACTAAAATTAATAGAAGTGTTGCCATCAACCTCCTGAGTAGCTGAACCTGAAACAGTCCAACCATCAGAAGTTGTATCTTTAAGATTAAATGTTTGATTCTGTTTTGTTATTTCCATTACTTAACAAATAATTCATAAAAAGCTTCCATAAGGTCAGCAGCTTTTACTTTCTGACCATTAATCTCATACTCGCCACCAGAATTTACATCAAGAATATCGCCATACTCATCTTCTGTAAGTGTGTCTTCAGGTGCATCCTTAATATCTTCATTACCTTTTTGTACAAGATATTCCTGATATTCTGAATTAGCTTTATTATTCAACTCATTAAACTTAGTTTCCTCTTCAGGAGTACGCTCTGTCTTATTAGCTAAATCTCTTAATTCATCTGAAACAATTTGCTTACTAAATTCTTGTGTATCTTCATCAAACTGTTTCTTAATCTTATTATAAGACATTCTAATTCTCATAATCTTTACTTTTAACTCCTTAGAGAGTTCTTTGCCATTACCGGCTAAAAGAATCTTTGTAATAAGATTCTGTTTTGTCAAAACATCATTTAAAGTCATAAATCATTTATTTTTATTAAACATATATAATTGTATATTATTTTATAATAAATCAAAAGTTAATAATTGTTATCTGAATTTAACATACCCAAATAAGCAAACTGTAATTATCTTAGCTGCACCGTTACCTGAATATAGTGGATTTCTGCCCCACCAATTAGCTAGATGAAATCCCTTCACCTGTACTGCATTACTACCTACAGCATTACAATAAAGTACCCAATAGCCCATTCCTGCTCCAGAATAGTGTACTGATGCAATAGCCGCTTTAATATAGAATGTTTGAAATGATGTATTAGGGATATTAATAAGGCAATAAGCCCCACCTCTAGTATAAGTAAATGGAACTGAATATCCCAAGCATGGGAAATAACTGTTTATAGTGCCATCATTACCATTATATAAATTTAAATATCCTAAGAATATAGGATAGCTTTCATCCCCATCAGCAAAAGCTAGTTTATGAACTGCCTAGAGCCCATTAGTTTCTCCAGTAGACATATCACCTTCCATATAACCAACATACCAATTTGATGATCTATGTTTATTAAAGATAACACTAGTTAAATAATTATTGTGAGTGCTAGCAAATCCATTTATCCATCCATAATCAGTACCTGACTGATCAAATGTCACAATTCTGCCTGATTTTCTCTTACTAAAATCAAATGATGATTGATGAGTATAACTAAAGTTGGA